TTGAAAACCAGGGGAAGGTGCTGATCGCCTTCCCCATTTTAGTAACATAACAACAACATATTATGAGCAACAATTTTATTAGTAAAGGGCAAAGGAATGTCTGTGTGACGTTTGTGAAGTATTATCCTGTGTTGATGCAGGTTATTATGTTAGCCAGCATTTTTGATGAGTTTTATCCTTTTAGTATCACTAATTGGCTGTATCCGATATTAGGTCATTCTCTATCATGGGACCTATTTCTCTTGGCTTTTTCAAGAATGTTTAGGTTTTGTATATGGCATAGGTTATTGATCTATAGCATGATTTTTAATATCTGTATAGAATGGGTTACGGTTAATATTGAGATGTCTATTGAGCACAATATCGTAGTGTTGTCTGTTATGGCTGTTACTCTGTTGATAATCATTGCCTCTATTATTTTAAGATTTAAAACTGGTTGTTTTTGTAATGAGCAAGGAAATTCTGACAGAGACGCTGCGTAAAAGCGGTGCGGCGGTATGCGATAAGATAAAGGAGATGTTTTTAAGCGGGGAATGTGATCATCTTACAGCCAACGATCTTGAGACATGGACGCAGCTTGCTAATCCGGCTAAGTACTATACCGGAGAAGAGGCTGTTTCTTATCTTAATGTAACTTCTAAGAAATTTTATGAATATCGGAAGGCTAAGTTAGTTCCTGATCCGGTTAAGATAAAAGGATTCCCTAAACCTTTATATACGAAAGTTATGTTGGATGATGCTATAAAAACCATATCCGGCATGAGCGAAAGAGAGATTTATATGAGGATCTTGAATGCTAAATCAAGAGAATCCAGAGCAAAAGAAAGGAGGGGAGTATGATTACAAATGGTGAATTTGTATCAAGAGTCATAAATGGCATTCATGCCCTTGATAAAGACTCCCATGTTAGCCGGAGATGGATATTGAATATCGGTAGAACCAAAGCCGAATCTTATACAGCCCAGAGATGGGATGATGGGACGTTGCTTGGCGACCACCGGCTCCTGACTTACGTTACTTGTCTGGAGATGATTGAAGTTGATAAAATAGTTTGCTGCGATGCCGAATTTGCGTTGTGTAATACACTTATGCGGTCAAAACATAAACTTCCAGGACTTCTTTATTCTGCCCTTAGACCGGCTATTACTAAGGTGACTAACGTAGATAACACTATATTTTTTAAGTTCGCTGAAATAAAGTCGTATCGCAATGAACAAAAAAGACCGTATGCTAAATACGTTAAAGAACGGCGTCCTTTTTATTATGTAGAAAACGACTATATTTATATACCGGATTTTCATATAGAGCTTATTAACGTAGAGTTCTTCACAACAAGAAGAAAGAAGGCGCTGGAGTTAATGGCCTGCGATCCTACACCTAAAGGGTGTGAGTCTGAATGGGAATACGAATTTATCTGTCCTATCAAGTTAATTGAGTATGTAGTGGCAGAGACGATAAAGGAAGTAGCATTCAGGCTACAGATTCCTATTGATGAAAATCCGAATCTTGATTCCAATCAGAAAAGTCAAATTGTTCAGTGATTCTTTTTATTGGATACCCGGCCATAATTATATAGTTTGGCCGGGTATTTTTTTGTACTATTTCAATGCAAGAACAGGGTTTCCCCATTTTCTTTTCCATTTGTCTCCGAGGTAATTTATCAAGGAATTGTAATCTTTGATAAAACCGTCATCAATAACAGAGGCTATGACGTTCTCTATGGCTATTATATCATTGAGCTCATCCTTACTGGCAGTATTCCTTATCCCATCTTCGTGTTTATTGAAAACAATGAAATTAATAGCTTTAGCAACTCTTTTTATATTGTCTTTCAAGTCATTCTTGTTTGGAACTATTCTGCTTATTGCGCTGCACATCCTAACGTATGCATCACCGGCTTCGTTCCGGTTTTCTATCAAGCCATCCGTGAGCCAAATGACAACCTCTGCGTAAATCTCTGGATCCATCTCTAATGCTATCATGACAAACAGATAAGGATTTACAAACCATTTTTGATCTACTCCTTTTCCTTTTTTGTAGGCAAGGTCTAATTTCCCAAGATCCATTACACTGCTGATATTCAATTTGTTATTATTGAGTAGAAGATTTCTTCTACTCAATAAAAGCTTATTTTCCAGCTTATTAACCAATTCAGTACACCTTTCTTTAAATGATTCAGTTTCTATTATATGACTCAATTGTTTTGGAGCCAAACCCAATTTTTCTCTTTTAGCAGACAAGGCTTTCATCGCGTCAGTTATACATATGTAACCATCTTTAGACATAACAGACACATTCATTCCTAACAAAACTCGATCTTTTGATTGTAAAACAACATTTGATTTCATAACTTTACTACGATTTTAATTTTGTAAAATATAAGTCTACCTGTCCGTGAGGATCGGTAGACTTTGCAAATATAGAATAGTATTTCGATGCAACAATACATTCTAATGTTAATTATCTGAAATGTATAATTTTAATTTTTGAATGATGAAAAGAACATCAATACAATCACCGTATTTTGCAGCCTACTATCATCGTCTCATGAAGAGAAAGAATGGTTTTAAGAAAGGTATGATAAGAGACAGAGGAGAGGTTTTAAGGCTGTTATCTATTATATGGAAAACCGTATCAGAACATTATGTGGAAGCTGATGCCGGTGTTTACGTAGATAACGTAGGATACTTATGCCATGTGCTTATACCGGGGCAGCGCTTTGCCGTCAGGCGGGACCTGGACATCGTGAGCAGGCTCGGCACCAACGGCTACCTCTACAACCACCTGGCTATGGATTTCGCAGACTCCAAAAGATATTACCATTTTGTAATACAAGATAGCTTGAAAAAGAAGTTAAGGGTTAAAATGAATAAAGGACGAAGATATCGATTTATGTACAATGAAATACTTGCTAAAAGAAGAGTGTTTAAAGATTTCCAGATTAAGAGAGTTTTCGAAGACAAGGAATTAGGTCATAGAAATAAGTAGAAAAAAAGTAGCGATCATCCTTTGTGTATATAGAATAATCGCTACTTTTGCATATCCGTCTACTTTCTCAAGCGGGCGGATATAATGTTAATCAAATATCTTTATATAGACAAAGTTCTATGGAGACAAAGGTAAACAATTTTCAAAACAATGCGAAGAACAGTAGCATTATTTTGACGCAAAAATCCAGCGAAACGGAAACTAACGGAAGTGTAACAATCTTTAGAAATTCAGAGTTTGGAAACATTAGGACTATAGTGGACCCTAATGGTGACGTGTGGTTTGTAGCTGTAGATGTAGCTCGATCGCTCGGTTATGCTACGCCTAAAAATCCAGTAAAAAGACACGTAGATGAAGAGGATACCATTCTTTTGCAACTATCTGATTTTCAGAGAGGCTCGTTTTGGGCTCCATTGGAAATCAATGAGTTAGATAGCATACGGGTAATCAATGAATCCGGGTTGTATTCTCTTGTTTTGTCTTCCAAATTAGAGTCTGCAAAGAAGTTTAAACGATGGGTAACATCAGAGGTTCTTCCCTCTATAAGAAAAACCGGTTCCTATTCTATAACACCGAAAGACTATCCGTCTGCATTAAGAGCATTAGCTGACGAGATTGATGCCAAAAATAGAGCCATAGCCGAGAGAGCACAAGCAGAGGCGGAGAGACAGCAGGCGATTAAGACCATAGAAGAGCAGCGTCCTGATGTGGAGTTTGCAGAGTCATTTAAGAAGGTTGATCATGAAAACATGTGGTTGATTAGAGATATTGCGAAGAAGCTTGAACAAAATGGGATCATTATTGCCGAAAAGAATCTCCGTATGTTTCTTGAAGAAATGAAATTCATGTTCAGGAACGGGCAGGGTAAATGGGAACTATACAGTGATATCGTTAAAAATAAGTTTGGTGTTTATCGATCTTACTTTGTGGATAAGTACTCCGGTGAAAGGATCAATCAGCAAACAATATACATGACTGGTGCCGGATATGAAGTTACACTTAATGGTATAAAAGGAAAATGTAGAAATACGTTTCTAAAGTACGGCAAGTTTGAAGGCCCTAACTTTTGAATCTTCAAAATAGGGTGTTAGTTATATTATTCATATCTTTGTGGAGGTCAGGTTCGTTTCCTGTCCTCCATTTTTTTTAAGAGATGACAGTCGAAAATTATATCATAGAGTTAAAATCGTCTTTAAGATCATTTGACAAGCGTGATCTGATAGATGAGGTATCCATCTACAAATGGGTAGAAATTGCCCTGAAGAAGTTTGGAGGCGATATTACTATGCGCAAAGAAGCGGTAGTGGATGTCAAGCGAGGGCAGGCTCGTATGCCTGGTGATTACTTTGATCTTATTCTGGCTTTCAAATGCGATTTTAAAGGATATGAGGTTCCGGAAGGTGACAAGGTGATATCAGAACTTCAAAATACAATAGCTTGGAAAGAACGTACCGAAAGAAGTTATAGGTGGTGTTCTTGCGATGAATGTTGTAAAGACGAATGCGAGAAAGTGATAGTTGAAAAATTTTATATCAATGTTCATGATCGCGATCATGAAGTTCGTTGCTATTATGACCGGCCGGTAATGTTAGGTCTTGCTAAGCCTATGCTTCGTGATTCTTGTTTAAGTAAATGCCGGAATAAGGTAATAAAGGATAGTCCGTATGAGATAAATATCGTAAACGGATTCCTGTATGCTAATTTTGATGGTCCTATTTACATGCAGTACCGGTCTCTTCCTTTCGACGGAGAATCTAATATAATTATACCAGACACGCCTCAAGGTCTGGTATTGGATTATGTAGATAATTTTGTGAAGATGAGATTCTTTGAGGAACTGATGTATAATGGAGAAGCACAAGGTGCTGCCGATTTGTTCAAGTTGTATGCACAGCAAGATTTGGTTAAGCTGAAAAATGCTAAGACCGAACTTAAGATGATGGGTATGACATTAAAAGGCATGTACGAACCTCTTAGGAGGCGCCGTGCTGAGTTTGAGATATATGCTAAGGCGTATCCAGTTATTGACGATATACTTAAAATGGTATGATAGATATTGTTTTATTCATATACTTGTCTGGCGTTATTGCATCTATGGTTGTTTGGTCAATCAGACAATTCAAAGGAGAGGCGAGTTTGGTAGAGACAATGTATTGCCCAATAGTATTTTTGTTGAGTTGGATATACGTATTCGAAATATTAAAAAAATAAACAAAATGTTAGAAGTTAGTGCAAGCGAAATAGTAACTGCCGACAAAATGAGAGGCGTAGGACCGGCAAATATTATCTTCACAGCCGGCCCTAATCCGGTAGCTGAAGATCGTAGAGGCGTAGCTAAAGTAACGGCTGGTGGAGAGAGTAAGAATGTTACAATCACACAAGCTGCCGGCGAGCAGGTTGTTGTAATTCCTGAGTTTGATTATCTTGTTCTTAGGTACGGATGGGAATCAGAAGACGGTTCCGATTTTGATACGGCAACCGGTTTCACCAATACAGGCATATCAAATGTGGATAATAAGTACGTTGGATGGAGTAAGCAGTGGGCTACTACCCAACAACAGGTAGGTGATTACCTTATTTATGGTGGTGATAACATGCAGTCCGGCCTTGAAGGGGCACTTATTAAGATGAAGACCTTGCTATCAGCGCCGGGAATGGACGAGTCGGAGCCTAATATCAATGCTGATATCTATGGTAATTGGTATGGAAATAGAGGGCGAGGAAATGTTGTTGTGTCTTTTACAGCCTACCTTGGAGGAGAGATGGTTAAACAAGGATTTAACTTCATTAACGAAGGAGGCGAAGAAGTTTACTCCGACAGCATTACTACCAACGTTTCGGCTCATGGTGAAACCAATTACCAAAATATAAAAGGTCTGTACACTAAGATGGGTACGATGGTCTACAATAAAGAAAAACGAGATTGTGTGATCGTAATAGGGTAATGGCATGGAAAATCTGTGGAGTAAATACGATAAGATAAAAGAAGTCTTCTATAGGGATTTCGTTTATGATTCCAGCTACACAGAGCAGGCCTCGTGCATTCCACTGTCGTCGGTGAAGAACGGGGTAGGCTGGGTCGGCGACGGAACCATTAACCTGGCTCAGTATCTCCAGTTCCTATACACGGAAATGATTCTCGGCAATAAGACAGAAGATGATGTTCGTAATGCCATATTGGTACTTACTCGCCTTGCCGATACTACTTATGATCTATTTTTTAATAACAATAAAGGTATTTATTTCAAATTCGAAAAAGGATTTTTCTTAAGAGATGACATACATGGTGAAGATGCAAGCAAATTCGGTCTTACCAAGATAAGTTCCGGGTACACTAATGGTATAGAGTTGAAAGACGAAGATCCATGCTTCTCCCCATTCACTTCACAAGATCAGATCTGGAATCTGGCTCCTATATTAGCTTTCTTGTCAGAAAAAGGATTTGAAGAAGCCAGGCAAGTAGGATACGATATTTTTGAGTACGTTATTAGAAACGGACACAAGATATACAATCCTTATTACAGTGCCTTGCTTCATCATTGGACATTCCTTCCTGATATGGATACCGATAAGGTCAAGCCGTGGGATAGGGTTAGTAACCGGAATAAGAATCTTAAATACAAAGTTAAGGTTAAGAGAGGGGCCAACAACTGGTATTTTTCAGGAGGGTTCAGATGGGCGTTTAAGAAGTTCGGAGGCGAGTGTAGTACATTCTGGCACTGCCTATGGTATAAGCTATTTATATTTTTAGCAGATAGGGTATATCATCCATATGTATGTAAATGGTTTGGTATTAAGGCTAAAAACAATTCTTACTATTGCCTTGGGTCCACAAATGAAAAATCATGGTACGGTCCTAAGTTCAGAAAGAGGCTGGTTAGTAAGTTTAACAAGTCTTTGGAAGAGGGAGAATTGTTTATGCCTCATCTTGTTTTTCTTAAAGACTGTAAAGATGTTGATGAAAGTAAGTTAAGATCTTATCTTGAAAAATGGGAATGGGATGGAGTTAATTCTCCTATTGAGTTTTTGACTTTGTGCAATTGGTATAAAATATTTTTTGGAAATGAAAATATATTATAAATCAAAAATAGCTAAGTTATTTACGTTCATTGACGGCTACAAAACAATTATGTTATTTGGAGCCGTATTTACTGAACGTGATAGTATATCATTGAGAGCCGAATATCATGAGGAGGCACATTGCAATCAGTATCATACGTTATTTGATTTTGGCATGTTCGTATCTTTGCTTACAATAGGATTGTGTCTCTTATTCGGTAATGTAGGATGGTGGACGCTGTGGCTGTCTCTTATTCCGATATTTTTATACTATTCATGGTATTTAATTGAGTACCTGATTAGGTTGTGCATATATCGAGATCATGATAAGGCATATCATAATATCGTATTCGAAAGAGAGGCTTTCGATTTAGAAAAGTATTGGAATAAGCATGATGTTTTGAGGAAGGAGTCGGAAGGATTTAGTTTCCTCGGTTATTATAGGAAGGAGTATTTTTATGAGTAGGAGAAGATATTTTGAAGAACAAAGATCTGGTAATGGAGCTATTTATCATTGTGTAAAAACAGAAATAGAACCTGGAGATAAAATCAGATTATTTAATTTAATGAATAAAGTCAAATCCGATACAATTAGCCAGGATAAGATAAATAGTGTACTGAATCAACTTAGAGAAGGTACGGCTTTTAATATTCATACCCAGAGTCCAGTTTCTTTTTCGTTTTCAAGCACCTCTACCGGTTATGAACCAATGTCAATACGGATTACATTTGACCTGTATCCTACAAGTGAACAACAGGGTATTATATACAAGTTTCAGATAAATGACCAGAGGTACGTTTTTATGTTTTCTAATAGATACGATGGAATGAGAGATCTTATTAATAATGCAGATGAAGATGTTGATTGTATTACTTCTGCAACAGAGAGTAGTATATATAACAATGATTCTTTTTATATATTTGCGTAAATTATGAGGAGGAGATTCGAATATAAAGACAGGGAGCTTGAAGACTTTCTTATAAGGTTTTATCCGGCTGGCAATTACACATGGATAGTTCCTGATGGCTGTTTTCTCGTAGACGTTTTTTTAGTTGGAGGCGGAGGCGGAGGTAGCTCTGCCGGCGGTGGAGGTGGTTATACCAAGACCTTCAAATCTGATAACAAAGGCTGGAAAGACGGAGAAGCTATTGCTGTAAAACCTGGTCAATCTATTTCTATAACAGTAGGAAAAGGAGGAGCAAAAGTTTATCAAGCCGAACAAAATTCTCCTGGTAAAGATGGTGGTTATTCTCAATTCATGAGCTCGTCTTATAGAGCAAATGGAGGAAAGGGAGCTAATAAGTGGAGGGGAGGAGATGGTGGTAGTGCCGGCAGTTCATCATATACACAAGATGGTGCTTCGGATGGTGGAGACACTAATGGAGAAGAGTATGGAGTAATCAAAGGTCAAGGTCATACCACCAGAGATTTTGGAGAATCCGGCGGTAAAAGAAATGCCGGTGGTGGGAGTGGAGAAACTAACACCGGAGTGGTATTTCAAGGCGGAATATCTGATTACAGTGAAGGATCTGGCACAGGAGGATCAACAAACGGATCTGGTAAAGGCGGCGGAGGTTATGGCGGCGGAGGCGGCGGCGTCAGATACTCTATGGTTTATGCTGGAGCTGGTGGTGATGGCACTGTTTTGATTAGGGGTAAAAGATATAAATTATGGTAATTATATACAATTTTACACCAATCATGTTGTAAAACATAAAGTAAAATAGTATGTGTCTTATTTTAATAAGATAATTTTGTATCATAAAACTGATAAGGAAATGATTAAAGGTTACAAATATAGATTAGATCCTACACCGGAACAGATTGTCCAAATGGAGAAGACATTTGGCTGTTGTAGGTATGTCTATAATTGGGCTCTTGATCTGAAAATTAAAACTTATCAGGGTGAAAAACGATCTTTGTCAGCGGTTGACTTATGCAAGCAGCTAACGTTACTCAAAAAAGATGATAACCATCTCTGGTTAAATGAAGTATCTAATGAATGCTTGCAACAATCTATCCGCTGTATGGATAGTGCCTTCACCAAATTCTTTAGAGAACATACCGGTTTCCCAAAATTCAAATCCAAACATAGAAACAAAAACGTTTTTAAGAATGTCAATTCTGTTAAGTTTGATTTTGAAAACAACAGAGTTAAGATTCCTATCATTGGTTGGATAAAGTTTTTTGCCAATCGGTCCTTTGAAGGAAAGATTGGTACGATAACAATATCTAAATCATCAACCGGTAAGTTCTATGCAAGTGTCTTAATAGATGACGGTATCCCTAATCCTGACAAGTTTGTTATCGATTCCGATACGACAGTAGGGATCGATGTAGGGATCAAGGATTTCGCTGTTCTTTCCAATGGGCAGGTTTTTAGTAATCCGAAGTATTTTGAATCTGCGCAGAAAAGATTAGGATGCTTGCAAAGAAGGTTCAGTCGCAAACATAAGGGAAGCAATAGATGGAAGAAGGCAAAACATGATGTTGCCGTCTGTCATGAACGGATTCGAAACCGTAGACAAGATTTCTTGCATAAGGTCAGTAAGAAGATAGTAAGTGAGAACCAAACTATTATCATAGAAGACCTTAATGTAGGAGGTATGTTGAAAAATCATTGCCTTGCTAAGGGTATTGCTTCTGCATCATGGAGCGAGTTCTTCAGGATGTTGCAATATAAATCGGATTGGCGCGGTGTTAATTTAATTCGGATTGGAAGATTTGAGCCGAGTTCTAAGATGTGCGGATGTGGATACATACATCGTGATCTTAAGTTATCGGATCGTGTATGGACTTGCCCTGAATGTGGTTCCGTCAATGATCGTGATTTGCTTGCAGCTAATAATATTAAAAGATTTGGGTTGGAAAAGAAGAATCTTCTAACCCAAGAAAATATTAACAAGACACCGGTGGTGAACCGGGAAGGGGGCGTGGAGTTGTCGGCGGTAGTCGGAGCTGTGAAGCGTCAAAATGTACTGGTGTAAATTGGTATATAATCACCTCTCTTTTGCTATCTTTGTGACAAACAGTTACAAAGATGGCATCAGAAGATAACAGAAACATAGCGGTTCCTCAAACAGGTATGAACCGCGATCTGCATCCGTCGAGTCTTACGGATCAGCATTATACGTTTGCCTTGAATGCCAACATCGAATCCGAGGATGGTAATGTTGGGATGAGATCTAACGAGCACAGTAATCTTAAATGCATTGATTTCGATGGGTTTAAAGTTATTGGTTATAAGAATGATCTTACTTCAGGCAATATCTATTTTTTTATAACAAATCCTGAAACGGGCGTATCTAAGATAACTTATTTCAAGCCTGAATCCGATACAAGTATCTTATCCGACTCCGATATAGAATCTATGGTAGAAGGATCGGAGTCGTTGTGCTCTGGCATGAAAACCTTGTTGGAAGACAACGAGCAAGATTCGTGCCTCAATTTCTCTATCTATCATCCTATAAAAACCATAGAAATAAAGACAGAGAAATGTGGGAAATGCATTTACTGGACTGACGATTATAATCCTCCCAGGTATGTTATTGTAGACAAGGCTCTGACTCCTGATGATGAAGGTGATATATGGTATCATTATCATGGGTATAAGATATGTGATAAAGAATACGATAGGGACAAGTTCATGCAGGAGAATGGTTGTTTTCTGGCTTGTGAGAAGCTTAGGGTGTTTCCGCTGCTGGATCAGCCATGCGTGGAGCCGGTACAGATCGAGTACGGGGGCAGCCTGCGTGCGGGCGTGTATCAGTTTGCTGTGGCCTTGTGCGATGAATTTGGTAACGAGAAAACTAACTATACTTCATTGACTAACCCTGTTCATGTATTTGATGAACAATATATTAGAATTAATGATGGGAAATGGGGAGAAAGAACTAATCTTGGTATAAGACTTAAGGTGTCTAATTTGGATAGGCAAGTTAGTCATTACAAGGTGGCTGTTATTCAAAACACTGTTGGATATAATGGTGAAACACAACCTGTAGTCGATTATTTCATAGAAGGTATTCATCCTATTACAGAGAAGACTATATACTATTATTCTGATCTTAATAATAAGAGGACAACATTTGAACATATTTCTTTAAAAAGAGCCATATATAATACATCGAGAGGAATAGTATCGGTTGGAAACCGTCTTTTGCAGTATGGTCTTACTGCTGAAAAAGAGTGGAATTTACAACCTGTAGTTTCTCTTATGGGGCATTTCCTAAAATGGCAGGCATCGGTAGCCCACGAGGATCTGTATAAAGATGGTAATGCTTGTTCGTTGTATGTTGGATACATGAGGAATGAAGTATATCCTTTTTCTATATCATTTAAGACATCTACTGGTTATAAAACTCCAGCGTTTGTTCTTATTCCCCCGCCTTCTGATAAGGCAAGAGAGGAAATGAACAAAGACAGTATCCCATACCAGTCTATAAACGCATATGCTCCGGATTGTTCAGGAGTGGAAAGGAAATATGTATGGCAGTATAGCAATACGGCAGGAGATGGGATATTGATTGACGACGATGCGGTTGTTATAGATGAAGAACAGAAAGAGTGTAATAACCCGGCTACCGTAGGTCAAACTGTTATAGTGGAAAGCAATTTCGCTACTTTTAAAGGGAAATCAAGATTTATTATCGATTATGATGATATTGTAGGAACCCCTATAAATTATTTGTCTGAAAATATAGGTCTTGTAGCTTGTAACAATAAGGAGAATGGAGACAATGAAAGACAGATATGCGATATAGCTACCAATTACAGAGAAGACGGAGCACAGGATTATATGGAACCAATTGATCATATTGGGTTACCAGAAATGGAAGGGGACTGCGAAGTTCCCCATCGTCAAGAATCTATATTGTCTGCTCCAGTTCCTTTAATAACAGGTCTTGTGGAAGATTATATATATAAGGTTCTTAGTGAAATGGAACATGTCTCTACAGATTATCTATACACCACAGGAGGAGAGAATCAGAATAAGTATTCTGTGTTGTTTAACTATGAGACAATGGACTCTTTATCTGAATGGATGGAGGAAGCATTTTTTGGATATAGCGCTGGCAGCATATCAGGTGATGGCAATCAACATCTTTGTTCTGAGTTTTATCCATATTTACAACCTGGATCTGTTTTAAAAACCGTATCTGATGCTATATACGTATTAGATACCATGCCTTGTACATGCGGATGTTACATTGAGAGTTATTGTTCTGATCCTACTGTGTCAAGAACTGATTATAACAACTTTCAAAATTATAATTATCTTCTTGGAAGTTATATTCTTCATATAGATGGATGGAGTCAAAGGATAAATGGTGTGGGAGATTGGAGAGCCGGCAGATCTACCAGTACGGTCATAAATAATCAGTATAGATCAAAGAACGGGCCCAGGTATTGTATTGAGCAATTTTGGCCTGAAGCTTCTGAGAAGTTGCAAGATATGATATATAAAAATTCAGATACCGGTATAGCTGAAACTGATTGGAAATTTGAGGGGTATGTGAACAATGCTACATTTAACAATCCTACGGGGGATAAGCTTAATATTGGATTCGCATCTGAATTTGTGGTATGGAAGTTTGTCAGAAATGTAATGACAAATGCCAGGTTTATCAGAATCAACAGACCAGAAGAGTGGGACATAGAAGGTTATAAAGATGAGAACAAAGTTCTTTATCTTGAAGCTCTTGGAAAGGTAGATGGCATAATGGATGCTGTGTCTACTAATTATGTTCGTGTTTCTTTTTGGAAGGATGTTGAAACATGGTCCCCTCTTGGAATAGTACCAGTTGAATTTGATAGACCTGAGTATGAATCATCTCATTCTGTTATTATTAACATAGCAAAACCAGCTTTCGGAGAAATAAATGAAGAGTTTTTTGATTCTATAGGTCAAAATTATTTTTATGTTACAATAGAATCTCCTATTGTGGCAGTTCCTTGGATAATGACGTTTAGACAAATTCAATTTTGTTCTTATAAAAATTATGATACCCCAGAAGAAGAGGAAGAAGAAGGAAAGAAGCCTTCCCGTGCTATTCTTGGAGTCGCTTTTGCTACGGGTAAAACCATATATCCTTATATTTTTGGTGTAAGAGAAAAAGAAATAAATAAGGTTGATTTGTCTGTTGATTCAATAACATTAAGATCAACAGTCGTATTTGCATCCAAATGTCAGACATGTGGAGATAGGCCCATCAATTGCAAGCCTCGTCCTTATAAATACGGAGATTTTGCATATTGGGAATCATCTGAGAAATATCCTGCTAATTTTGAACTTTATGATAGTAGTAGGATGAAAATAGACACAGGCAGATCTTATGATGATCCAAAAAAATCAGAAGCTTATTCTAATATTATGAATAAGTTAACAGAATATTATGGTGCTCCTTTGTCAGACAAAGATGGATTATCTTATTTCAAGGGCCATTCTTATGGAGGAGTAGATACTTCTACCGTATTTTGCCAACAACCTATACGTCATTACCGGTTCCCAGATAATAAGCATATACCTTTTATGAACAGTGATGAACGTGGATATGACATAGCTTCTGAAATATATCCGGTAGGTATTATGGTAGATGAGAACACCATACAAGTGTTTTTGGATTTTGCGGTAGATTCTGGTTTGATTACGCAACAACAAAGAGATACGATTGTAGGATATGAACTGTATCGTGGAGATAGGAGGCTAAATAGGTCGGTTGTGGCTTCAGGATTAGCCTATGATATGCTTAGATACATAGGAGACGATGGTAATGTAAATATCTATCCTAATTACCCATATAATGACCTATCACAAGATCAATATAATTATACGTCTGGCAAAAGAGACGAGTTTATATCCCATCCTTTCGACAAAGGAGGAAACGTGTGGTATTCTTTCTGTTCGCCTGATATTTATTTCAACAAGCCCGAACTTCCAAATGAAGTATGTATAGACGGATTTCAAAGAGGAATGTCTGTGGGCAGTTTCGTACCTGTCGAAGATCATCCAAAATGGACTATCTTAGGTCCTGCCGCATACACGATGGCTGCGTCACTTGCCGCAGTTGAATCAAGTGCCACAATAGCCGCTATGATAGCAGAAGAGCTTCAGATAAGGGCGCAGTCTGGATACATAGGAGGGTCGGCCGGTCTTACCGGAGGAGGATTCCTAACGAATTTAAGTGTGGCTATGCTGTTTTCTTCAATGGTGTCAACCATCAGTCAAACTCTTGCTAAGGGCCCGATATTGTACGGTAAGTACCGCTATGATTGGCTTAATACGTTTATAAACAATGGACCAAGACGTAATCATGCATGGTATTATACTTCTGTAGGATTATATAATTCAATGATAGGTATAACAGACCAGGATAAGTATGAACGAAATTTTGCTCGTGGTTTATCTTCTGTTAAGTACATGAAGTCCGGTGTATATCCTATGATGGATGCCAGTATGTCATCTAAATGGGGAACCGGTAAAAACGATAATGAGGGACGATTTTTATTTGTTAATAATATAGATCGTGAATCTTCGTTATTTTTATCATTTGGTGATCCAGGTGAAAAAGGAGATGGTAAATCGAAATATTTATTGGAATATCCGAACTATGTCTACAACTACGACAGTAGCCGTATAGATGATTCGGTTATTGCTGGAAGAGATGTTGTAGCAGGAAGAACATTCGAGCAATCCAAATCAGTTTCATACATCTGTTCTCCGTATATGAGGCTTATGCGATATAGGCCGGATCAATATGGTCAAATAGAAGATATAAAGTGGATTTCTATAGGAGGGTGTGGCTTTTTTACTAATGAAAAGAAACTGATGTTCGGTGGTGATACGGTGATAACCAGATTTTCATTAAAGAGAAAATTTCCTGTTTTTTATAATAGTGCTTTTGGTATTGGAGATATGATACCTTTCCCTTATATGGATTATAGAAATGTCGGATATCCTCGGTATTTTGTCAATTACGACACCGGGGAAGACGCTCTGGAGGTTACGGACAACGAACGTTTTAACAGTTGGACATCTTCTAATAAAGGACGATATCAGTTCTATCCTAATAGGAAAAGCTTATATGAGCTAAATGGTGATACGGCCGGCAAGTACGTTGATGGAAGATTTTACACATGGTTTTATGGTATTCCTCAGTTCCTTGTAGAGTCTGAAATAAATTGTAATTTCAGATTAGAGGGGCCTCAGCCCCATGAATTATTCTACCCAAAAGTAGGAGATTTCGTTTGGTGGACACAAGAAAAGAACGTATCTATCCATAGGGACAATGATTATAAGATAAGTCCTATATACTCATCAAGAATGACATTGACACCTAATGTATTGCCGGCAACATACGAACGTCGTTTTTATGACTGTGCTTACCAGCGCCCTAATGGTGTTATATGGAGTAGGGCTGACGTATCTGAAAACAGTCAAACAGATCCGTGGTTGACGTACAAGCCTATGGATTATCATGAGTTCCCAACCAGTAATGGGAAGCTTATTCACATGAAGCGTATTGAATCCGATCAGATTCTTGTCAGGTTCGAGGATCAGGTTTCACTCCATAACGCCATAGACGTAATCAAGGAGCGCACCTCCCCAGGGCAGGCTGAGATGGGCACCGGCGGTCTGTTCGCGTCCCGGCCTCTGGAGTACAACACGACCGACCTCGGTTATTCTGGAACCCAGAGCACTGAAATAATTAGTTCAGAATTTGGTCACTTCTGGGTAGATACTAAAAGAGCACAAGTGTTTATGACCGATCCGAACGGACGTAATCTTAAGGAACTTAGTGTAGGTATCAGGCATTGGCTTAAGCGTCATCTTCCGTTTAAGATTCTTAGATACGGAATAACTAATATCTTAACCGGTACAGAAATGACAGAAGAAGATACAGACAATAAATTTATCGGTCTTGGTCTGTCTCTTGGATGGGATAATAGGTATAAGAGGGTACTTATCACGAAAAAAGATTATATACCTGTTAAGAACCCGGCATATTATAAATATGATGGTGGAAGGTTCTTGTACAATGAAACAGAGGTGTTGTCAAACGATAAAGAAATATCCTTAAAAGACGAACAGTATTTCAAGGATGTGTCGTTCACTATCGGGTATTCGTGTTTGAAGCAAGAATGGATTTCTTATTATTCGTTCTGCCCCGACTATTATATAGAACAGCAACAATATTTCCAAACAGGTATAAACTTCCCGGCATCAGACGAAGAAGGTGGCTTATGGAGTCATTTGCTGACGAATAAGAGCTTCCAAACGTTTTATGGAACAACATATCCATTTATATTAGAAGTGCCGATAAAAGAGAAATATAACGGTTCTACGCTGGCTTCTGTAGAATACGAGCTTGATGCAAGGAAATACGTCGATGATGTGAATTACACTCTTGATAGGAAAGTAGGTTTAGATACGATAACTATCTACAACGACACAAACAACTCAGGTGAAATTCATCTTGTTCCAGAAGAAAAGAATAATTTAGCGCAACGTATATCGTATCCGAAGATCGTAGGCGACCATACTGAGGTCCTGGATACTGAGGTATATAGAAGACATAAGTTAAATGACTTCTTCAACAGGGTTGACGATGACCGGTCAGAGACTCCTATTTGGATCAAGGACGATAACGATATAAATAAGTCAGTTAATCCTGATGCTCTTAATTTCAGACGGTCATGGCTGGATAGGTTAAGAGGAAGTTGGATGCTGATGAGGATAAAGAAAGTAATTAGCAACCGGAAAATTATATTCCAGTGGTTGATTTCCGAAGATAAGATTAAGAATAGATAAATTACAATATCTAATAAGTTGGAAATAAGTAGTTTTTATTTTGTGATTTAATAATAGTTGAATATATTTGTAGCGCCTATCGATCCATCTCGGACAGATAGGCGCTTATTTATTAACAATAAAACGATGTAAAATTATGAAAAGTAATGTGTTATTACAATCAGAAAGCAGAGAATTGTTAGGTAGAAACATTTCTGTTATGTCAAAAGATGGTTTTGTGTGTATAACAGAGGTTATGGATGTATTGTCACAGAAAAGAGCTGCTATGGGGTTGGAGCCTAAAAGGATCGACCATTTAATGTCTACTTCGTCTTTTCAAGAGAAAATGAATGCATTGATTAAAGAATTGAATATCAATGAATTGTCTTGTACTGTACGATATCATACACTCAAAGATAATTCATTGAATATAAGCAAATTAACTGATTTGAAGAAATACGGAATGGCATACAGGAGAGGAAAAGGAAAAGATCAAAAATGGTTTGTTAATCCGTATTTTTTCGTCATGATAGCCTTAGAGTTAGATCCTGAAATATATGCTAAGGTTATATTATGGCTTACCGACAACTTTATAGAAAATAGAAATATAGCTGGTGAAGCTTACATTAAGATGTGCAAGTCTGTTTCTTCTTTAATAAAAAACAAAAGCGAATTATCTGATAAGATAAAAATAGTAGCCAAAGCCATAAATTTTATTGTTTTCAATAAACATGAAGATGGGATTAGAAATTTTGCAACGAAGAATGAGTTAAATGAAATAATATCAATAGAGAATGCGGTTGGAGCTATAATCGATGGGGAGTTTGTTCATTCATTCGAGGAATTAAGAATGTATTTAGGTAAAGAATGGAAAAAGAGATGGGGTAATCCAATTATGACTCTAAAGTAATTTATCCAAATTAATACATTTTAAATCATTTTAATTTGTAAATCATATTTTAGTGTCTATATTTGCATCGTAATCAAGAGAGATTATAATGCAAGACAGTGGTGATGGAAGGTGATACTTCGGTTTGTGTCATAGGTTCGAGTCCTGTATTTTTCATATAAGAAAAATTAGATCAGTTGGTAGATCAAAACCTCCTTTCATATCAAAACACTTTCCAGGTTTTCCCTGTTTTAATAAAATATATAGATGGTGAGGAGTTCGGTTACTTCGAAAATTAGCGTAGTGGATAACGCGGTATTCTGTAAAAATACTTTTCATTGGTTCGAATCCAATATTTTCATTTTAATTATCCGGCTCCGTTTTTCCTCTGTTTGAAATACATAAAAACTAATGAGTGGTGATGGGGTTAGTTACTTCGAATTTAGCTCAGATGGATAGAGCGATACTCTTTTAAAGTATAGGTCGATGGTTCAAATCCATTATTTCATTGTTTACACTAACTTCAGCTTTTCCCTCATTGAGTATTCATTTTGATATATTTTTTTTTCAAGCAGTGGTAGTAATATCACTGCTTTTTTTTGTATAACACTTTAAAGAAAACAACAAATGGGAAAGTTTAACAAAAAGGATGAAGGTGTTAAACCTACGATCGTGAATCACATGGGAGAGAAGGCGTATAAGCCTAACGCAGAAGAAGAGTTGGTATCTACGGTAATGACTACCATGTTGTCTGATTCTTATTATGAGAAAGAAAAAGACAAGGTGAACAGGATTAAGGACCTTATGGATCAAGTAGATCCATATTTCGCAGCACAAACAGCATTGTATGTCAGGAGAGAAGGAAAACTTAGGTCAGTAACGCATCTTATGGCTTCTGTCCTTGCCAGCAAAGCATCGGGTAAGGAATGGGCTTCAAGGTTCTATAACAAGATCGTTATGCGTCCTGATGATATGAGCGAAATCCTTGGCTGCTATGCGGCTCTTAATGACAAAAATCCAAAAAAGTTAAGAGGAATATCCAGCGCTATTAAGAAAGGATTTAAGACGGCTTTGGAAGGTCTTGATCCGTATCGGATTGACAAGTACAAGATGGACAGTAGGGTCATTACTATGGTTGACCTCGTAAACTTATTTCACCCTAAAGGCAATCAGGCTAACAAAACGGCTTTCCAGTACCTTATAGAAGGTCGGTCTTTGTCTGGATTATACGAAAGCAAGATTCTTGAAAAAGAAATGTCTAAAGCCGGACAGGATAAGAAAGACAATAAGGAAAAGAAAGAAGCTTTAGGTGACGCTATTCGGGACGTGGTTTCTAATGTAAAAGGCATGCCTATTTTTAATATGGTTCGTAACCTTGTAAACATAATCAAATACGCGCCTGATCAAATAGATGAAGTTTGTAGGCAGCTTACAATAGAAGAGAAGGTGCTTAATTCGAAGATGCTTCCTTTCCGTTTTGCTTCAGCTTTCAAAGAGGTTGAAAATATAGGCACTGATGGTTCCGATAATGATATTGTATTTGAGTCGGATAAAAAACGTGCTAAATTAACAGCGCGTAACAAAGATAAGATTTTAGATGCGTTGGAGAAAGCCATAACCATCTCCTGCAAGAACCTGCCGGTATTGGAGGGGCGGTCGGCTATCCTGATTGACCACTCTGGCTCTGTACGTGGAGATATGGGAGGATCTTCTGAGGTGTCTGCTTTCAGCCAAACAAGTACGGCTGTCATTGGTAACTTATTTGGCTGTATGATTGCTTCTGTGCTTCCTGACGTATTTATTGGTATGTTTGGTGACAAACTTATCAATTACGAATATGATAGAAGTAAAGGTGTTTTATGGAATAACAAAAAATCTTTTACTGCCGGAGGAGAATGCGGTGGTGCCACTGAAAACGGTCTTTTTGCATTCTTGGATAAGTGCGTTAAAGATAAGATCAAAGTAGATAACTTGTACGTTATTTCAGATATGCAGATAGGAGACGGTGAATCTGTTGTATGGGAGAAAAGTTCCAATTATAAATATGGTAAATTCGCCGAACTTTTGAAAGGGTTTAAAAAAGTGAATCCAAATTGCAAAATCGTTTCTATTTCTATTCAAGGATATGGAAGTGAGATGTTTTACAGAGGATCTAATATCTTGAACATAGCTGGCTGGTCAGAATCTATCTTCGATGTTATTAACAGCAAGTTCTGCGGATATAAGAATATGATTGATGAAATTAAGAAGATTAAGATTTAAATCTTACATTCGTACTGTTTTCATAAGAAGAGATTTATCATAACAAGCCGGAGAATGAATGGTGGCATTCTTCGGCTATTTTGTTTACATTTGTTGAAAAAAAAAATGAAAGAAAAAGAATTTGATTTTGTGATATATCCACTAAAGTTGATTATCACCATAGGGTTAGATTACAAAACATTGTGTGATCGTTTTGAGAATGCAGAATTGGATCATGAAGGAGAATGGGGAGATGAAGGCGATTTAGATTCAGAAGTCTCTTTTATGAATCTTGTTCGTGATAAGGGAGATGATAGAGCTTTTAAGTTATTATGGAATTTTCAAAGTGAGAATGATATGACTATACAAAACATATGTCATGAATCATTTCATGCAGCTATGTCGGTATGCCAACATTGTAATATGTCTCTTGGTTTTAAGGTGGGAGAAGATGAACACGCAGCTTACATAGCTGGATTTGTTGGTAACTGCGCAGGTGAAATGTTTGGATTCTTAGAGGAAGAAAAAGATGGCAAAGAAGAATAAATCAGATTGGAAGCCCTCAGAAAATATCCTAAAATATTTGAAATCGTGGGAAAAGTTTGAGCCTGAATTATATGACGATAAGAAGGGAAATATAACAATCGGGTACGGATTTCATCTTCCTCATCTTCTTAAAAAATACAAGAATGGTATAACAGTAGAAGAGGCCGATAAGGAATTTGAAGGTGTAGTTAATACGTTTGTTCCGGAATTTATACGAAGAACTCCTAATTTCAAGAATCTAAACAATAATCAGCGAGATGCTTTGTTTAGTTTGTTTTACAATACAGGAGGACCAGAGTATTCTAAAAGCCCAATGCTTTTCAAATACCTTAAAGAAGGTGATTATGATAAGGCAGTGAAAGAAATAAATCACAATGAAAACGAGAAAGGTATGGGCGGCCAGAAGAAGCGCCGTGCCTTCGAGCGCCGGGTGTTCTCTACGCCGACATACCAGCCCTGGACGGTGGATGATGACAGTAACTATGTCCTGATTGAAGACAAGCCTGTAGAGAACGAATCTATAGAAAAAGATACTAATGATTCAAAGTATGAAGACGCTCGCCATGTGGAAGCTAAATATGGTTATACAGGTTATATAGGTGGAGGATATGACGGAAATAAGGTCAGGATATCTGATTCGAATATGAAATCAGTTGGTATATCCAATAACGCTGATCCTGATAAGTGGTATGAATCCGTTAATCCGATATTAGACACTGATCCTATTAGTTTAATAGCCGATTTTATTCCTACTATGAAACGAATGTTGGATCCTAATAGGGAGCGATCGGGGGAAGATACAGCCACGGATTTTGAAGAAAAAATGTGGAAAGCTTACACGGATGGAGATATAAGTAGATTGCCGGCAAGCAAGTATCGTTTTGATGACGATGATGATGATGCTCAGTATGTAGGATTGCCTCAAGAACAGGCTATTTTGATACAATCTTTATTAGATAAAGAGTATATGAACAATATGCTTGACGAAGCATATAAGAATGTTGATGAAAAAAGTAAACTAAAAATAAGAGATTATAAGAAGGTCCTTGATAAACTAAATAAAAATATATTTGAAAATCCAGGAAAATGGATTTTAGTAAATGAAGGCGTAAGTCCATTTAGAGAAGAAGTATATGGTGACAATTTTGAAAAAGTGAACGAAGCTTCCGGATTAGGTGCGTTGAAGAATTTCAGTGTAAGATGGGATCCGGATGCTGGTATGTTAGATGTGAAGGATGATTATGATTTTAGCCGAAAGAAGATAGCGGAAGACATCATACCTGAAAGGGATGTCCCTCTTAGAATAAGGGAACGTATCAAATACGATCCTAAGAAAGGTAGTATTCTTCGAAATAATGACAAGGCTTTACCTAAAAGGTTTGTAAGGAAATACGAAGAAGGTGGTGTTGTAAATAAACAACGTGAAGCATATGAATACTTTACTAATAAGAGAGGCATGTCTAAGATACAAGCGCTTGCCATCATAGGTAATCTCATGGCTGAATCTGGTCTTAAAGATGACATATACGGAGACAACAAAACATCATACGGAATACAGCAATGGCATAATGAACGCATGGATAAGCTATTCAAGCACGCTAAAAAGAAAGGTCATTCTACACCCACATTCAAAGACCAACTTGAGTTCTTAGCTGACGAATACGAAGGGAAAACCGGATATTCTAATTTCTTATACACAAGAAAAGGAAAAAAAGGACCAGGGTATTACAACTACAGCCGGCAGGATTTTATGAACGCCGATAACCTTAAGGATGCTGTAGTAGCTTGGAACCAAGGGGCAGGACGCCCTCATAAAAGTGTGATACGAAACGATGACCGTTATAACTATGCTATGGAAGTTGCTAAAAATATTGGTTTGGATATTGAAGAAAATTCCGTATCTTCGTATGGTCAAATGGGATTCGGAGATGATGGAGAAATAGCAGCATCGGTAACACTTCCAGAGGTAGAAGTGGCAGCCGCCCTCCCTAACCCGGAAGCTCCGTCCCAGGAGGGACAGTCCGAGGAAGAGAGATTCCGTACATGGACTGAAACGTATGGTAAGGACATCATAAATCATTTACTGACGTTAGACGGGAAAAAGGATGGTGATGACAGTGATTATAATATGATGTATAGACAGAATCAAAAAGAAAGCGAAGAGGATAAGAAAATGGCTTTGATTAATGCCGTGCTTCCCAATATTCAGCTTCGCATTAAAGGCGTCACTGACAATTAGAACAATTATTTTATTTCTCATATTAATAAAGCGAAGCCGGATTTGAGACTCGTTATGCGGATACCGAAGGTTGAAGAACGATATCAAGATAATCCGGCTTTTTTGTGCGATTTCGTGAAGGATGGAACTATCATCGCCTTGGTTTAACAGAACAGACCTACGTACTTCCACTGTCCTGACGGGCATGGGCGCTCGTCTCGCCTACCAGCCTGCCTAATTCTCCACTGGCTATCTAATATAATTATTAACGTCACTCCATCACCTATCTCCCTTCAGTCGATAGGTTCAGTCGTTTTTAAATATTATAAGTTCTTTCGCATCGTTCCCTTCGGTCACGATACTCAATCCTTTAACACAATTAGGCAAACAATACAATAGACGGAAAAAGTAATTTGTCAATCCGTTCACTCACTTAACTCCCTTCGGTCGTTAAGTTCATTCACTGTAAACAATTATATGAATAAATGGTAAAGTATATAAAATAATATAAATAATATAATGAGTAAGATCATTGAAAATGGTCTTAATATTAAGGAAAACGGAGACTATTCATAGGCGTAGTTTTAATTCAAGATTTGTTGTCCCACCCCTGACGGTCAGGCGGTTACGTTCAGAGTCGTTTTCCCGTCTCTTATCCAAACCGTCATAAAACAAAAAACCTTGTATCCTATTTCTCTCAAACCGGATACAAGGCAGTGCATTTTCTTCTTTTTATATAAAATCATATATTTGCACTAAACAACAAAAACAATATGGAGACAAAAATAACTGAAATAATGAATCCTCACAAGTTACACGACAAGCTCTTCAAGAAAGAGCAGGTCTCTCCGATAGAAGTTATATACAATAGCTTCAGCAACTTAGGGTACAATGTAGTACGCCGTCCAGCCGGTCAGTGTTTAGGCAATTTGAGATATTTTAATCTATTTTATGACAAACATACTCATCATTTTTATCAGAAAGACAGGAAGTTGAGATATTGTAGCAATTTTCTCATATCTGATTACTGGAAAGATAGAGTGCGATGTTTCATAGTTTGGAACTTTGGATTTGGAAGATTCTTTCCGTACAATGACTTTATTGAGGCTATGGTTTATGATTATCTTCGATATGGGAGAAAGTCAGTTCCTTATCTTAAAAGCGTGCAAGAAGCTGAAGAAAAGTGTGTAAGGTTCTATATCCGGTCTCAGATAGATATGCTTCGTAAGGAAGGATATGCCGCTTATCGGGCTAAGTTCAAGGAAGAACGTCCTCAGTATTTCATCGGAGACGATAGGACGGTGTTTAGATGCCTTGACAGCTCTTTAAAAAGAGAAGAGAAGATTGCTGCATGCGTAGCCCACAAAAGGGCTTTAAAAGAAGGGATAATGACTTCCTTCATCAATCACCTTAAGAAACATCCTACCACTTTATATTCGTGGTTTTCATCAGAGGTAGATAGCGAAGGAAAGAATAGGCTCTGTCTATCTGAAAAGGCTGTTTCGTATTTGAATAAGAGACTGGTTCGCAATGGGTTAAAGTCTCTTTCTGCATCATATCTTTTTAGAACGTTTAGAAAAATGGTGAAGATCTTGTTCGGTTCCAATGTCAGGTCGTTTTTGAATAGCTGTCTGATGTCTGTTTCAACAGAAGAGGTTTTAACCAAATCTATGAAGAAAATAGTTTCCAAGACAGTGCTGTTTTTGTACAAGAGAGCGCTTAAGAACTATCGCCGGGCATGCGGTCTTAAGTACGACCCTGATTCGGGCGGTTTGTCTGCCGTACATGATTGATTTTTAAACGTATCCCATAACGTTGGATTTTCTCGTTCGTTTCTCTTATCTTTGTGAAAAAAGATAGTATGAAATTACGAATCATAAAAAATCGTCCGATATTCGCTCCTGGCGGTAGTGTTCAGGATAAAAAACAGGATATTAATGTATCCTCTACTCAGCCTATTCTTGATTATGGAACGCCTGTTAATAAATGGGGTGAATCTGATATTCAGAATATATATATGCCTTCTGATGTAACTTTAGAAACAGAGGATGGGGAGATAAATCCATTTAGTAGTATGCCTACATCCGATCCGTTTTTTGAAAATAATGATGCAGGATATGCAGGATATGCAGGATATCTCGCTGATAACAGGGGCATGGTTAAAAACGTGGAGAAATCAGTCGTTAATAATGCAATGAATGTAGGTGGTGTTGATGCTGATTCTTCTAAAGAAAAACGTTCCCAAGATGGTAATCCTCTTGATCCTATGACTATGCCATATTATTCGCCTGATCTTGGAAGTAGGGCTCAAATGTTCGGTACAAGCCTTGGTCGGATAAGAGCCGGTAATAAGGTCGGTGCTAATGTGGCTCAAGCTGCCTTGTCTGGTGTTAGTTTAGGATTAGGTCTTACCCGTAATATCATGGGAGCTTCATCTGCTGCGTATGCAGCCAGCAGAGACGAGCAGGCAGCGAGGGAAAAACTTGCCAAGGAGCGTCGTCAGCAATTCATCAAGTGGGAACGTGAAGGTGGTGGCGTGAATTTAGGTAACGGTCAGAAGATGGATACGTCTGATATGACCGGCGAATATATTTATCCTCTTCCCAAGTCTATGGAAGATGCTGCGAATGTAGAGATAGAGAAAGGCGAGTACGTGCTGACTCCTGACTCCGTAGGGCCTATGGAAGCCAAAGGGAACAGACATGAAAATGGTGGCACTCCGGTTGATTTGCCAGAGGCTTATATTGTTTCCGATTATCGTAAGATAGATGATGAGTTTGCCTCTTACGTTAGAGAAAATTATGGTATTAAGGCAACGTCAAAAGATACGTATGCTACACTCCTTGATCGATATAAGAAGAAGATTGGTTTGTCTGATAAGTACGAAGATCAGGAGCGTGTATATAAGAGATTAGAGAAAAATGAAGATGTAAAAGACAAAAACACATCTAATCTTAATGCTTCTATTCTTTCCAAGTACGTCAATGAAAACCAGAAAGAGATAGACGAGCTTGAAGCACAATTTCGTTCTTTCGCTGAAATCGTTTATGGCAAACAGGAAGAATCTAAGCGTAACGAGAAGATGGATGCTTTTTTCAGGGATGGCGGGGTTGTTGATCTGAATCAGGTAAAGAAACAAGCTAAGGCTTTTAATATTGCAGAATCAGATGCTAAGAACTGGATATATGACGAGTATGTTAAGCAAACCAGAAAAATGGCTGAAGGTGGACCTACTCAGAAGGAGCTGGAGGAACTTAGAAAGAATGCTATCGGCTACAATAAGCTTATCAATCAGTTATTTGGACGAACTCTTAATATGACTGTATCTGATGTTAGTGGTCGTGAGCAGATCCTTAATCCTGATTCCAGTGTCAATGCCAACCAGAATCTCCAACATAGAAGCAATTTAGGATACGGCAGGGTAAATGATAAGGCGGTATCTAATTTGCTCGACATAAACCGATGGGCTAACAAGTACAATACGGATGGTGATTTTGATACAGAAGGTTTCCAGAAAGGATACAACAGGCAATTAAATGCATTGTGGGCGTTAGCTGATGTAGGCGCTATTACGAATGCTGATGCAGCCAAGAAATTCAGAGATGAATACGGATTCTGGGGCCAGGACGCCGGAAGCTACGGAGGGAATCAGGCTTATAATTCATTTGCCGTAGATGATAAGTTTGGTCAGACAACAGCTACTCGTTCTTATTATGGGTTGGACGTTGTTTCGGCAGAGCAAAAAAGATTGTTAAACGAAAAAGGGATAAAGAATTATGTTGACTTATTTGGTGATAAATCTGATGCCGCTAAGAAGATTCTGGGCTCCGATTATAATAAGTTTGTTGCTTTAAGAGATAGTGGGTTAATGCCGGAAATAGACTTCGTTCTTGAGTCTGTTAAACCAGAAATGAAGCCTATTGAGGCCGGTCCCATAGCACCAGGCCTTACACCGCCTAAGATTGGATCTCCTGGAGGGATAGAGGTAAAACCGAAAGCAAGTACGCCTACGACTGCAACCGACACCGATACAGAGGAGGTGGTTGAAGACAACGGACCTAAAGGACAGGACAGACCGGCGGCGTTCGGTCCTATCTTCCCGGAGATGCTGAGAACGCTCGATACAGGCTTGGAGATAGAGGGCCTGGAAAGACATCAGGCTCCGAGAATAGACCCGGTTCTTCAATCTGCTGATCAGTATATCAACGAGCTCAACCGTGCGACATCGGCTCAGTTAGACGCAGTAGGTGACGTGCCCGACTCCCAGCGGGCTGCTATTCTGGCTAATATGAACGCCATAGCTGGAAGCAATATAGCCAAGTATGTTAATGAAGTAAATTTCAATAACGCAAGGCAAATAAACGAAGCTGATAGGTTTAATGAAATGGCTTATGTTCAGACAGATGATAAGAACATAGCAGAAAGGCAACGTTATGAATCTGGGTTGTTGAAGGCTATGGCTATAAGGGATGAAAATCTTGCTCGTTATTATGACAGCATAAACAGCGAGATACAGAATAAGTTCAATGTTCGTACATCGTTGAATACCATAGCCTCTATAGCTCCAAATATGAGAATGCTTCCAAGTGGTCAAATTATTTACGTTCAAGGTAATCAGGATGTGATGAATATGGGTGATTATTCTACACCTTATTTGAAGAGCTTGGAGGATGATGAAGAAGATAAATATAAAAAGAGAAGGAGAAATAGCTGATGGCTTCACAATATAGTATTTTAAGGCAATATGCCCCGTATGTTAGTCCTTACAACATAGATCTTGTTAAGGATGTCATGATGTACAAACAGCAGAAGGTTGATGCTGCTCGTGAAAAGATCTATACCCAGGTAGATTATCTTATGGGTCAAGAGATAGATAAGCCTGAAGCCCGCGCTTATATGGAAGATAAGATGTCAGGTGTGATTGCTAACATCAATCAAAAATTCAAAGGCGTGGATCTTTCTTCTGATGGTGTTACGAGAGCCATACAAGGAGAGATAAGTTCGGTGTTAGATGATACGGTCATTAACGCGATTGCCGGCACAAAAGAAGGCAAGAGGGTTATGAAGGAAATAGAATCTATAAAACAGAATCATCCTGAACTTTATTCTCCTATTAATGAATGGCATGCTTTGGACCCTTATTACAAATGGAGGTCAGATGGTAAAGCAGGATCAAGGTTGGGAGGTCTTCATTATTCTCCTTATGTCGATTATACTAAGGAGATAAATAAGCTGGTCAGTGATTTTAGGAAAAACAACGAAGGCAAGAAGATTCAGACAACAGAATATGATGTTAAAGGTAATCCTACTGGTGGAATCATAGAAGTCAACGTAGATGAGCTTACTGATTCCCAGATAAGGAATTTTGTGTCTGCTAACTTATCTGAAAACATGAGGAATCAGATGAGAATAGAAGCATCATACATGGCAGCTACCAATCCGGTGTTCAGTAATCCGGATTTGGTTAGTCAATACATTGGGTCTTATGTCGAAAGATACGATAGGCACATAGGAGCATTGGAAGCAAAAAAGAAATCAGTAGGGGATAATAAGGATATTATTGATCGTATTGACAGTCAGATACAGGAAGCTAAAAATCAGAAAGCAGAAGCCAAGAGGGAGGCAGATATGATAATAGCTTCATCAGATCCGGTAGCGGCTGCTAATTTTGTTGTTACCAATAATCTTTTCGATAAGATGGTTGATGCATGGAGATACGACAATACAAGTTTTGAAAGGAAGAAAGATGATCTTTATTTTGCAAGGTTGGCAGAGGATAGGGCTCAGCAAAAGTTTTTGACTGATAATGCTAAGTCTATGGTTGAAATATCGTTGGCAAAAGAGCAACTTGCACAGGCTAAGATTGAAACCGAATACATGCGTACTTACGGTTCCAAGATGGGCACTGAAAGCTCATCCGGAGGCACAAGAGGAGCAGGCGGTGTAGGAGTGCCGATGGCTCCTATGGACGGGCCTACGGCTATCAATTCTGGAACGGGTAAGATAGGATCTGTTAATTTGGCTAATATCCCTTATGAACAACTCACATCTTCTTCCACAGAGCGTAGAGCAAATTTATTGAAATTATATAATTCATTATCTCCTACAGACAGAAGTAATATCGTTGCAGCATCATACGAAGAAGAAAAAACTGACCCAGGATTGTATGCTAATATGACTCCTGAAGAACGGATATATTCTTATTTAAAAAATAATGGAGGTCAGAAAAACGGATATTTTGGACAAGGAAATAACAGATTGTCTGAAGCTTATGATGCTTTACTTCTTTCTGATTCTAAGGCAAATGGAGCTACAAAGGCTATAAATAACATAACTGATTATCAAATAGATAATATAGTTACTAAAAAAAATAAGGATATTATCAGTAAAGTTCGTAATGCTAAGTTTATGAAAGGAAATTCTTTTATAAATCTTACCGATACAGATGATAAGGCTGGAGCCTTCCTGCTCGCCACAGCCATAACAACTGGTGTATCTGATGCCGTAGGGTTCAGAGAATACATGATGGACCCTTCAAGAGGAATAGATATTCTTAGTGCTATATCTCCGTCATTAGGAGCTAAGGCGAGTGCCGGCAAGTTGGGGAAAAACATATCTGATGCTATTACAAGCGAGAATAATGGTTCTTCTACTGGTACATTGGCTCTTATTAATGGAATGAAGAAACTCAACGGCGATCCTGATTTTAATATATCAGATTATATGACCATAGATAAGGATGGTGATATAGATTTAAAAGATTATCAGGAAGGTGAACCATTAACTATTACCCAGCTAAGATATGCTGAGAAAAACAGTAGAGTGTCTGATATGATAGCAGGTCAGATGCAGGATGAGATAAAAATGTCTGTATCTCCTGATCAGATTTCTGATAAGTTATCTCAGTATCATTACCTTGATTCTTACAAAAGATACAATTGGAATGCCGATTCACCGGAAAAGTCTTTGCAGAAGGCTCAGTTTAGAAGATTGTCTGGTTACATGGCAGGAAAGGTAAATAATCTGGATCCTACTGCTATTAATGCCATTAATATGGATGCCGAGATAGATAATGGCACTGTTAGAAGATTCTTGACTGCTCAAGTAGGTTCCGGTAAAAATTCTTATGTTACAGAAAGGGTTGAGATTACGAATGACGAGCTTCTTAAGGCGGGTATAGATCCTTCGGTCGAGGAGCGTAATTATCCGGTGGATGGTTACAAATCAAGTTTTGGAACCTGTGATTTTGTAGATACCGGAAAGAAGGAAGGTTATTCTTATGATAAGTATCTTATACGTAATGGTCTTCCCCGTTTGGCTTCTAAGGCTGATGTTAAGAATGATCTTTATGATATAGTAAAGGTTCATGGTTCTTACCTTAAGCCAGAAGAAATGAATGTTGTTAAAACCCTTGTTGATAATTTTATTGACATGTCTGATAACATATCAGTTCAGTTGGAGGGAATGGATGACAGGGGTTCAAGAGAGGTAGCGGTCAATTTCTATGACAAAAGGACTAAAAATTCTAAAAATCCTGCATTGTTGTTCTCGGATTTTGTTCCTTTGGATCCAGGTAATGATGAGTATGCGGATTACTGGAATAGCATTCACCAGAAGTGTCCTCAGTACTTCTTTGTAAAATACGTGAAGGAGGCTGTTCAAGAACGTCTTGATCAGATGAGGGATCCGTATATGAGAGGAATAAATATCACGCCCAATATGAATGACAAGTTTAGTAAGTTGAACGATTTTTTGCAGAAAATTTATGGCTGACAATAATATAGATAGATATAATCCTGCTGCTAAAACCACTTACGAAGATGTGGCAAGGCAAAGGAAATTAGCCGAAGAAGAGAATTACACTCCGGCTACATTACCAGAGACGACAACGCCTCTGGTTCCTAATTATATGCCTGGTGAAGGTGTGTATGCCCAACCTAAATTTCCGGATTACGCATCAAGGATAGCTGCTGCCGAATACGAAGAACCGTATATAGCCAAGGAGATAAGCAACAGCTACTCAGAGGCACTGGCTCGTAACAACTACAGGGGGGCTACACCTGCCCCGCCGCCTCTTAATCCCTATGGACCGAAGGTAAGTATCCGTGAAAGTCATCAGATGGGTAATGATGGGGTATGGCGTACAAAATATTCTAACTATATTCCGGGTATAAACAATGAAGATTATTATGCCAGGAGACAGAGCGGATGGAGTAAGTTTTGGAATGGTGTAGGCAAATTCGCTTTAAAATCCGCATTGTACGGTGCACAAGGAGTTGTGTCATTGCCTGACAAACTTATCAATATGGCATCTGAGGGAAGTTACAAAGCTGCGTTAAACACTAACATGGATAAGTTTGTAGGTGATCTTGACCAGCAAATAGACATGCTTCTTCCCCATTATTACAAGAAAGAGGTAGAAGATTATAATTTTGGTCAGAAGCTTTTTAAGGATACCGGTAATTTCTTGTGGAATGACGTCCTTGGTAATGGTATGTCTTTTACCGTAGGAGCCATGATATCAGCGTACATGACCGGAGGACTTGGAGTTGGATCATTGGGTAATATAGGCGCTAAATTAGGTGGAAGAATCGGAGCTAAGTTAGCAGCAAGGCAAGCTGCCAATAGGGGCATAGGAAGCCTTAAAAGAGTGTTTAACGACTATGTAAGAAAAGGAGTTGCTACCGGAAGAAATGTAGGGGAGGCGGCTAAGACCATGACGTTGTTGGCTACCAGTGCCGGATTCGAGTCATCGGTTGAAGCAAATTCTTTTATGAAGCAATCTGAGTCTGATTTCAAGGATTATTATCGTAAGATTTATGGTCGTGATCCCAATGCAGAGGAAATGGCTGTTTTTCGTAATTCTAATGCTGATGTAGGTAGTGCTATATTTGCCGCCAATATGGGTATCGTAGGATTATCTAACTGGCTTCTTTTTGGTAAGTATATAGGGTTAGGAGGCAAGGCTATACCAGGGTTGGAAAAGAGGCTCAACAAGCATTTATTTGGATTAGGGACGGAAGTTGCGAAGCCGGGAGAGATGGCTATTAAAATAACCAATCCCAATATAGGACAGAAGATAGCAGGCAATGTTTTCAATATCATGAAAAGACCGGTATCTGAAGGCTTATGGGAAGAAGGATCTCAAGGTGCTGTTCAGAATACGGCTGAGGAATATGTTAAGTCAAGATATGATAATGTCGCCATGAACGGAGCCGTTGATGTTCTTGATGCTATTTCTGAAGGATTTAAAAAGCAATATACGTCTAAAGAAGGATGGACTGAAATAGGAATCGGTGCTATTATCGGTTCTTTGTTTGGTATGAGAGAAGGCTTCTTTGGGGTGAAAGAGTATAGTAATAGTCAGATCTTGCTGGAAAGGCAAGTGAATGAATATAACAAAGCATCTTCTAATCTTAACACGGCGGCTTTGAATACGTTGAAAAAATCAATGAGTTTAGGGCCTCAAGTTCGTTCCGATGCCCAGTCTATGACTGGTAAGGAGCTTGATGATGCTATGTTTGAAAAGATGTCTATTGACAACCAAATGGGAACCTTAGAGGATTCGGCTGAAAATTTCCGGCAGATGATTGATATGATGCCTATTTCGGAAATAGCCGAAGCTAATGGAATGTCTTTGGAAGAGGCAAAGAAATACAAGGACTCTATTATTGATAATTATAATAATCGTCTTTCGGATTTCAGATCTGCCCAGAGTTTTGCCGAAGATCTTATAGGTGATGATTCTAAGATTGAGTTTAGGAAATACGTGGCTCGTAATGCTTTTCTTGGTCTTCAATCGGAATCAAGAATGAAAGACATAGCTTCTGTCATAGAAACGCTTTCGGGGCAGCCTCGCGTGGCGGATGCTCTAAGTACGTTCTCCCGGCTGTCGGACAGGGCAAGGGAGCGGGCGATGGCTATCCGTGGCATACGGTCAAGAATAGAAGAACTTGAATCCGAAATAGAAGATCTTGCTACCCGCCCTCGCAACGTAGAAGGGAAAGATCCACAAGCTGAATCCATACAACGAAAAACCAAAGAATTGGAAAGCCTTAGAACCAATTACAACAATTCGTTGTCTGAGTTATCAACGTTAATAGGAAAAGAGTTTTCGATAGAAGAGCTGGTAAGTAAAACCGAATCTGTTTTATCATCTCCTCTTTCTCCCATAAGTTCACAAGATGTGATAGAAGCCTATGATACGCTTGTGGCTTTTGATGATTATTTTAATGTAAAATCAAGACAGGAAAAGAAGTTTACAGCCAAAGACAAAGCCATGAGATCCTTGGTAAATGAATACCGAAGAAGTTTGATGGACTATAGGAATATGAATAACTTCTTGTCTAAGATGCTTGATAAAAGATTCTTAGCTGAGGAAAACAGGGGGTTTTCAAAAGCGCTGTCTTCTCTATGGTCTACTCCTTATAAAGGGGATGACAAGGTTCCTGATTTTGCAGAGTCTAATAAAGTTGGTGAATATGACACTGATGAGGTAGTAGATCAAGCTGTGTCAGAAGGTAAGATTTCGGAAGACGAAGCTTGGACTATCAAGGCTTTTATGCATGCTCTTGATAAAGTAAGGGAAGATAGGATGAAGGAAGCAGAAGATGATATAAAAGAGTCACCGCTTACGGAGTCTGTATCGGATGAAGATTATGAGGCTGCTATGGATAATCCTATTATGGTTCCGGCCGTAAGGCAGTCTATAATTGATAAACTATATACAGGTAATGCCGATCTTCTTACTGAGAGAGAAAAAGATGTGTATGATAAATACAAACAAGATTTTGATGATTATGTATCGTCTTTGGGTGACAGTCCCGTTAATCTCATAAAATCATTATCTGAAAAGGCTGATAGGCTTACAAGTCCGAGATCTGTGTATGAGGATAATAAAGCTATTATTGATATGGCTAAATCCAATTTGGAACCAGATCAAAGGAAGGAACTTGATGATGCTATTTCTCCGTATGTTGATATAATGAACAGACGGGACAAAGGGGAGAAAGTTGACGAAGATAAGCTTGCCGATTCGGTATTTACCATAGAAGATCTTGGCCAGGTTGGAAACATCACGGATCTCCTTCCTTATATCGAACAAAACAGGATTATTGATAAAGGTCGTATTTCCGAATCTACGTTAAGTAATTTTGGGGAGGATGATGCTAATATAGATTCTCTTGTAAATGAATTAGACGAATCTGATAATACGCCGGGAGCCAATATAGATAGCGCCCAGAATCCAGAGACGTTGATGGTAAGAAGAATCTCCAATGACGGCAATGAAAGGTATGAAATTGCAGGTCTTAGAGCCGATAAATTTATATCTTCTATAAAATCATTGGTTCCTATTCAAATAAGCTCTGAAACGAACGCTAATGGTACTAAAAGGTATTCTCTTAACATAGGTGGAGAAACGGCTACTATAATTGAACTGCCTTATCATGCGAGATGGTCTATAGACAAAGAATCGGCTCGTGTTCTTAACCGTTACACAGATGTGTCTATTCAGGACGTGGGTAATTCATATTCTTTGGTTTATAAGCGTCTTGATTCAGACGAATTGGTTCCGTACAGAACAGGTGTTGGATTCGGAGAGAATGAAGTAGATAAAATAGATCAGGAAGCATTATCTTCTTTGAAGAAAGGAGATAAGGTTAATCTTGAGATAGATGCAAATGATACCTATAATCAGTCTCTTTTTGCCGAATACAATGATGCTGTTCAGTCCGGTGATAAAAAAAGAATAGAATCTGCTGAAAATAAGCTGGTATCCAATATGGTTATCAAGGTCATGAGTGGAAACAGATTCGTTTCTGTTGTAAAAGCTGACACAGGAGGCATAGATGGTATAAGTAAGATAAGAAGAACGGCTTTTAACAAGTGGAAGAAGGACGCCGGCCGGTCGGCCACCATCGGCGTCGGCACGCATGTTGTTGCCCAGACCCTTCCTGGAAGACCGGTGTTTAACATGAGAGTAAACGGTCAAGGATATGGTCAGGTAGAAAATCTCCCTATTACCGAAAAAGGAGCTGAAAAAGTATCTGATGTCGGATATGTATTAAATGGCAAAGTCGTGCTTAAGAACGGATCTAAATACACAGGCTTCCCATTTGCTTATTCTATATTAAATGACAAGGGGAATAATTACAAAAATGTAAGAGTTCCGGTAGTTGTCATCAAAGGCAAAAACGGTCTTAATTATCTTTTCCCGGTTAGTCTACGTTCTGTGGAATCAGAGGAAGGAAAGAAATGGATTTCTTTTATAGATATGCTGCTTGAATCAGGTGACTCTGAATTGTTACAGATGGGTCAAGATGATATACAAGATCTTAATGCGTATCTAACCAAGTTAGGCCTTGATCCGGCTTCGTATCAAGTATCGTATTTGAATCCTATTTCAGGGCTTAGAAAAGCTCGTGAGGCTATAGAAAAATTATCTACGGTTCCTGATGTTGTTAAATGGGTAGAAGATGAAAGCAGGAATGTGAAAGACATTGTGATGTCTGAAGTAGAATCTGGAATAGATTTCGAAGGTGAGATGTTTGTCGCTCCTAAGATCAGGATTCAGTTTGGTAAATCATCTTCCAGACCTAAATCACTTATAGAAGATGATCTCCCTTTCTCCGATGAGGGTAAGACCGTTACTTCCAAGGAAGATGTGGATATTTACGAAGATGAAATGCCAGAGGAAGACCCTGTCCGGGGGACTCGGCCGGCGCCACCAGCCCAGCCGGCTCCTGCGGCACAAGCTACGCAGTCCTTACATGGCAAGAAGCGCACCTCCAGAAAAAACTTCTCTCTTATGTTAAACGAAATAGAATCTCATATAGAAAAAGAAGGATTGCCGTCTTATGCTAATATTTTTGATTTTATAGCAAGGAAGATTGTAGGAGGTGATTTGAGGTTTCTTCGTGAGAGAGGTAATCCTAAAAGCCTTAAGGAGGAAATGGGATTAGAACCTAAAGGAACAGTAGGTGATAAAATATCCACTCCTTCCGGTAAAGGTGGTAAGACTTTAGAAGAATACGTTTCTTGGCTTCGTTCTCAAACAGATCAGGTAGTCGAGGATTATGTTGGGCCAAGATCTGACGAACAAATTATATCAGAGTTGAAAAACTTTTTGAAATATATTAATTTTGTTCCAAGCAAGGCTTTGAATTATTCTCTTAGAGTCAATGGCATGGATACCCTAAAAGAATATGGCACAAAAGAGGAAGTAGAAAAAATGGAATCTGATATCAATAGTTTGGTTTCTAAAGTTTTGCCTACGGTGGACAACCAAACTATAGAAGATGTTTCTACTGTAATAAAATCAAACAACTTGCCCGCCATATGGGGGCCCGTGGAAAGCCTTGATATGACAAACGAGGAAAAAATAGAGTTTTTGAATAACGTAGCAGATTTCCTTAGCGGCATACCAGAGTATGATGCTGTTGTGGAGTCTATAGAGTCAGAATCAGATAATATTTTAAATGATGGAAAAGAAGGAAGTGCAGAAGGCGGTGCAGTACGCACTGAGGAAGATGGCGATAAAAAGGGAGATGGAGAAGGCAAAGGACAATCCAGAACAAATGTCGAAGTTAAAGGAAATGTCGAATTACCTGGATCTACAAAAGGAGAAATAGAAAAAGACGAACCTCGTATATCCGAAGAACCGCTTACTCACATATCAAGGGTGACAACCCCTTATTTCCTGTACGGCGGTGATGAAGCATATACATCTGTTCCGGCTAAGGTAGAACCTATACCGGAGAAGATAATGGGTCGTAATGGCATTAAATTTGGTATGAGTGTAGTCGAGTTAACCAAATTAGGGTACAAAAAAGCTGGTGGAAACTGGATATATAAATTCTATATGAACTCAGGTGTGTATGATTTGTATAATATCAGTACCGGTGAAGCGTTTAGGGCGAAACCGGATCTTGGAGTTAAGATAAGCTCCAGCGCATTCATTCGCTCTTTATCTCAATCTGGTAGAAAAATACAAAATATGATGAGTAATATGAGCCAGGAAGAGATAGATAGGAATAAGAATCTTGTAGAAGGTTCTGATAATTCGGATTCGATAAATGAGTTAAATAAGGAGTGTTAAGTATGAGAAGGAGATTTTTTAATGCTGCGGATAATTTTGTGGGAGGATGTTATAATAAGTTATCCAATGAAGATATAAAAAGGCTTGGAGGAAAAAGACCTTATGTATGTCAGTTTAATAAAATTCATATACATATAGGGCCTGTATTAAAAGATCATGATTCCGATGTCAGTGATATAGTGTTTAATAGTGACTGGAATTATGGTAATTATGAATCTACGGTTTATCATCATAGCAATAATGGTATTTTTATATTAGGTGGAAATAAAATTGGTAATATAGAAGACCATATGCAAGATCTAACATATTGGTACGAATATGATCCGAGTCTTAATGAAAATTATTGTTATTATTATTATGAAGCTGATAATAGTGGAAATGCTATTAAGTTGAATGGTGAGTTTAGTGATGTTAGCACTGTTTTTAACATTCCCAGTTTGAAGGTTACCACTCTTCGTGATGGCAGTTTGAGTTTTCCGGAGATTTATATAGAAGGAATTTGGGATCCGTCATTGTATAAGTCGGTTTTATAATTAACTTTGCAAAAAAGTTAATTACAATGGGTGTCAAATGTCAGATAGAAAAAAAGGAAAATGAAATAAAACGGGTTAAGGCTCCTAACGGGGAGCCTTCCGTTCTTTACGAAAGTGCTTTAAAAGTATTAGGAAACAGCGAGCGGGCCCTTCAGGTATGGGCTAAGGCTTACACTCCTGGTTTTTTGTCGTATTACGGTCATTGGAACAACCCGGCTCCAGGGGAGATGTTTAATACCGATCCTAATGGCGAACCTCTTTTAGAAGATGTGCTGTCGTATATGAAGCGTCAGGCTTATTTTTCCGATCCCTTAACGGCTCAGGATGTTAAGGATGTAAGAGATGTTATGATATCCAATTCCATATATAGCATACGATCTCTTATTAATAGAGTTAGAAGCTCTTTTTACGTGGATGGTAATCTTATCCTAAATGAAGAAAATCTAAGGAGATCCGGCTTGTACAATGAGACAGAGATAAGTAGGATATTAGATAATCCTTCTGTACTTAATGAGGTCAGCTCTTTTATGAGGTTATTATTAGATTATTCCAATAACGAACACGATCTCGGGAAAGAGTCTTACTTCACAACCGTAGAAAAACCATACGGTCCTGTTGTGTATAAAAATGGCGTCTTCAATAAATTAGGAAAGAGAGCATCATATAATCCGGCTGAAGTTTACGAGGTTATAAAAAATACAGTAGGAGGTATTAGTGTTGCTTCAGAGTTTGATGCTGCTTTCGAATCTTTATCTGATTCATATCCGGAGTTAGTTGAAAGATATCAGTCGGATAAGAGTTTTGTCTTGTCGCTGTTCAACGAATTTTCGAATATGAACATCGTTCCGGTTGTGGCTTTAGAAGATAATAATATCGTAGAAGGGAAGAGACGGTCATTATCAAAGTTGCAAGATTATGCTTATTACAGCCCTATTGGATCTGAGTCATTACGAGCTCGTATATCAGCCTTTCTAAACAGGGTTAATGCTGATACAGAAGAAGACCTTAGAAGTATGATATGGGACGTAGAAGAGGCTTGTGTAGGTCTTGGTATAGATATCGTAGGCGTGTCTAAGGCATATGACGGAACAGAAGAATCGCTGAATAAAATTGATAGCTTGATGCTGGATCTTGATATTTATGTAGCAAGGCGCAACGATGATACTTATGCTCCTACCTTAGCTTCTGCTATTGATGACGTTCTTGGAGATAGCAGGGATCGTCGTGTTATGTTTTTGCCAGAGTATATGGATAATATGAATATAGTTTATATGGAATCTGACATAGATCCGGTATCGGCATTTGAAAATCATTCTCTGCTTTATCTTGGTGGAAACCTATATCATAAGGTAGAAAGAGATAATTTAAGTGATTTGTACGATATGGCTGCCGAGCTTGCCAAGCAGAGTCTAACTTATTTCCCACCTGGTATCTATCCTGAATATTGTTTTAAGGATGGTGTTTTAGATAAGCGCCGCGTGGAAAACGTAGATAGTAAGGTCCTTGCTGATTCTATTAAAAAATACATCCTGTCTTATACCGATTCTCAGAATACGGAAGAGATGAATGCTACCAGATTGGCGTTCGGTCATCTTGTTATTCCTGAAAGTCCGTATGTTAATGAAGAACGGGAGTTTAGCCGATACATAAACAGAAAGCAGGACAAAGAGAATCCTTTACTCTTATTCGATTTATACCAATCTTATCTTGAAAATAAGCTTCATAATACGGAAGTGTATGAAGGGGCATACAAGTATCTTGATTTCAAACCGGATCATTTGCTGGGTCTTACCGTTTCAGATCCGGATACGTTAAAACAAATTGAACTATCTTTGGCAGGTAATGATCGTGAGCAGTTATTTGAGTATAGCATGAGCAGCACCGATCCTTCTTTTACAGATCTGTTCTATTTGGATTATTATGATATGTTATATGCCGGTTCTGATTTCTATCACGATCTTTTTACAAAACATCCTAATCTCTTAAATGAGGTTCGGGGTCATAACATAACTAATCAGGATGATAATGTTATCGTAGAAGGTTTGTATGATAATTTTATCAGAATAGGAAACATAGTGTTCACTAAAGTCGGCGAAAGTAGTTCCGGCTCTATCTACCAAAATCTGACAGGAACCGAATCGGAGGTGAAATACGATTCTACTCAGAAGGCTAAGACGGTAGAAACCGATTACGCTCCATACCAAAACAGATCTGGCTTGACGCAAGATATGATCGTAAGCAAGTCTGAATTGGATGATCTTAACAAATTAGAATGCAAATAATTTTTGTACACATATATAGTTTTTTTATAATTACAATTTGGGAAGTGGGGCTTGTGAAAGTCTCACTTTTCTTATATATGCACGTATATCAATAACATACAAGAAAAGTTAGATTTTCATTGTTTATGAATTATTTTTGTTAAGTTTGCAATATTAGTTTCAGGAAGGGATTATGGAAATAAGGAAAAAGTAAGAACCGAACGTAACTAATAACAGTAGGAAATGAGAATCAGTACCATCAAACGTAACAACAGCATTCATCTTATGTATAAAAACATTATGAATGATTTAGGTCAATTAAGAACTGTAGTTTCAAAATCCTATATTTATAATCTGATACAAAATCAAACCGGATTAAGTATCAGAACTATATCCCATGTCTTGAATCACACAAAAGAACAGGATACAGATTCTTTGTGAAAGGCATACATTTTCCTACATTTGTGTGTTCTTTAGTTTTTAGATTTAAGTTTTTCATGGTATTAGTTTAGATTAGTGTAGATCAGGGCTCGCAGTGATGCGGGCCCTGGTTTGATTTAAAAAGTATTAAAATATTTGCTATTTAAAATCCTGTTCCTATCTTTGCTCCAGAAACAATGAACAACGAGATCCCACCTCTGGTTGTTTGATGTTGAAAGATATTTTTGGCTCATTAGGGTTTGTCATAGTGGGATCTGACATTCTCTTTTGGGCCTATTTTTTTTATCATGGATAAAGTTTCTGTTTTTGAAAGTTCGGATTTTGGAGAGCTTAGAATTATTGTAGATCCAAAAGGAGATGTTTGGTTTGTGGCGTCAGATGTGGCTAAATCTCTTGGATATATAAATGCTAAAGATGCGGTAAAAAGACATGTAGATGATGATGATTCTATGCTTTTGCAAGTATCTGATAATCAATGGGGCGTAAAACGATCTATATTGAAAACCAGATATATAGATAGTATAAGAATAATTAATGAATCTGGTTTATATTCTCTTATATTATCTTCAAAATTAGAGTCTGCTAAGAGATTTAAGAAATGGGTAACATCTGAGGTTCTTCCTTCTATTCGTAAAACAGGAGAATATAAAACAAGTTCCGGTGGAAAGGGAATTTTGGTCCCTGACTTTTCTAATCCGGCAGATGCAGCAAGAGCCTGGGCTGATCAATATGAAGCTGCTCAAAAAGCTATAGCCGAAAAGTCGCAGGCAGAGGCAGAGAAGCAACAAGCTTTGAAAACAATAGAAGAACACAAGCCCGATGTAGAATTTGCCGAGTCTTTTAGGAAAGTAGACCATAACAATATGTGGCTGATTCGTGATATTGCAAAGAAGTTAGAGCAAAATGGTGTTATTATTGCTGAAAAGAATCTTCGCTCATTCCTTGAAGAAGCTAAATTCATGTTTAGGAACGGTCTTGGCAAATGGGAGCTATATAGCAATGTTGTAGTTAAAGGGTATGGAGTGTATAGGTCTTATTTCATAGATAAGTATTCTGGTGATAGAATCAATCAACAAACCATATACATGACAGGCTCCGGATATGAAGTGACCTTAAATGGTATAAAAGGAAAACTCAAAAATGTGTTTCTAAAATATGGCAAGTTTGCTTAAGTTTATTTACAGGTGGTGTTTTGAAAGAATAAAAAACACTACCTTTTTTTGTTTCTGTTTTTGCTGAAAATATTTCTCTTCTATAAGAAATAAACACACCTATATTCCACCTTACAATCATGAACTTTGTTACGTGCTTCATGCACGTATGTTTAACAATTAAATACTATAAAATTATGGGTGGTGATAAAATCGTCCTTTTAGATGGAGCCGGGGCTAACGGTGGTGGTGCAGCCACTAACGGTCTTCTTTCAATGATTCCCGGCATGTTTGCTAATTTGATAGGTGGTAATAAAATGGATCCGAATCTGGTGGCGGCTTTGATGAACGGTCGTAACAACCAGGACGGTTTCGGTGGGGCTAACGGTTGGTGGCTCTGGATAATTGTTTTGTTCTGGCTGTGGGGTGGACGCGGCTTCGGTAACGGTTTTGGAAATGGCGGTGATTGTTGTGCCAATGGTTTGCCGGCTCAGTTGAATAACGATTACGGTCGTGAACTTTTGATGCAGGCAATTCAAGGTAATCGTAGCGCCATAGATCAGATTGCTTCTGCTTTGAACTGTTCTACTACTCAACTTCAAAACGCTATCTGCAACGTACAGGGTGCTATTGATAAAGTAGCTGGTCAGGTAGGTATGACTTCTCAGGCTGTTATCAACGCAGTTCAACAACAAGGTTGTGAAATAGGAAATCAAATCAGCTCTTGCTGCTGCAATTTGAGTTCGTTGATCAATCAAAGCACTTGCCAGACTCAGGGAATGATTACTCAGCAAGGTTTTGATAACCAGCTTCGCACGTTGGAACAAACCAATATCTTGCAGAACGGTCTCAACCAAGGTCTGGCTAACAATCGTGAGCAAGCTACAAGCCAATTCAATATCTTGTCTGCGAAACTTGACGCCCAAACCGTTATGATCAACGACAAATTCTGTCAGTTGGAAATGAGGGAGATGCAGAACACTATTGCTCAACTTCGTGAAGAAAAAGCGGCTTTGACAGCTTCGGCATTATCTCAGCAACAAACCCAGAATATCGTTGGTCAATTACGCCCGACGGCCGTCCCGGCCTACCCCTCTTGTTCTCCTTACCAGGCTTATACTTGGGGACAGGTATTCGGAGGAGGTTGCTGTAATAACGGATGCGGATGTAACAACGGATGTTGCAATAACAACGCTGCTGTCTGATTTTATTAAGAAAGGAGGCTAATATGGCTTGTGTTTCTAAAATAGGATCGTTGTATGAGATGGTTACGAAGAATGTTATTGTCAGTACGACAAATACAGTCTTCGGTATTAACCCACGGGCTTGGATCGCCCTTCCGTGTGAGGGTCTTATCCTTCTTAAGATAAGGCAAGTAGTCCCTACAGCCGGAAGTGCTCTACCGGTACAGATTGCGGTCCCGGCAAACAGCACAGTTTCAACAGTAGGAGCCGACACCTGTTGCCCGGTTACGGGAGTGAATGTCGTGAACCCTATTAACGTAGCTGTCACGGGTGCTGCTATGGTAAATGGCACAGAACGCCTTCTGTACTTCAATAAAGTTCGTGGCGTGTTAAGATTAATGGATTGTTGTGTTCCGACAACAACAGCCCAGGCGTCTGAAGTTAAAGCAGGTAAATGATTTCAGTAGGGTGATGGAGATCATCACCCTATTTTCACCTAACTAATATTTTGATCATGTTTTCAGATTTGAAGAAAGGGTTTCAGGTACATACCCTTGATACTAATACAGTACCTAAATACGAATTGGGAAAGGTAGTAGCCGTATCCGAACCCAGGTATCTTCCTCCTCAGCCAGGTCAGTATCAGGCGATGCAGACCCGCGTGGTGGATCTGACGGTAGAGCTCACTGGCGAAACCAAGACCTATACGGTCCCGGAATCCCAGAATGTGGCTAAGGCTATGGGCATAACATTATCTACCAGCATAGATCCGATTATGAACGAGCTGAATGCCATAAAAAGCACCAGTCAGGAAATAATAGACAGCGTAGATGCCCATCGTGCCAAGATAGAGGCTTGTGAATCTATATTAGAAGATATCAATCCGGCATTCAAGCAAACGAGAGAGCAGGATCGTAAAATAGCTGGTATAGAAAATAAGGTGAATGACCTTACTGATTCATTCGAAGATTTAAAGAAGTTAATTGTAGAACGTTTGAAATAAGTATAATATGATAGTATATGATTTAAATTCAGGACACAGAGAATATCCTGGATATGACGAGATAGAAGACAGACGAGGTGGAGGCAGAGGCAGAAGCCGGCGTTCTGATGGGACGTACATGGGGTATGGTGGTGGTATTTACGACCATTACGGTATGCATGAGAAGATGAAAGAAATGGAAGAGCGCGAAAACGAGCTGGAAGAAAGGGAAAGAAGGCTCGAAGAGCGCGAACGTCGTCATGAAATGGAGGACCGGGAATACCGGAGGATGGGTTACGAATCCTACCCGACCGATTACTATGGAGACGACAGATACTACGGTGACGGACCTCAGATGCGTAGAGGTCGCGGACGTGGCAGAGGTCGTTCTTATTGAGGAGCAGACGCAGAGGATCCAGCTTATCAGAAATATGTAGATACTTACGGCTACCATTTTTCTAATGCTCTCGCTGATGAGGCGGTAAAGAAGATGGTCAACGTCGATGGATCCAAGAGGATCTGGAAGCAGCCGGAAATAAAAGATATTTTTGAAAAGTGCGGAGCGAAGAAGCCGGATAAAGCGACATGGGGCGATGTCCAATATGTCTTTGCAATGTACTATTCGGATGGTTTTCCGAAGGTCTTCAAATGTGAGAACGAGTTGGTGAAAGCTACGTTAATGTATTTGGATGATCCGGATGCTCCCGAAGGAGTAGCCTTTATAAGATGGCTTGCCGTGCAAGATTACCTCGGCGAAAAAATAAACTGGAAGGATCTGACCTGAGATCCAGACCCAGGTCCTTCCGGTGGTGCGGGAGCCATAGTAAAAAATATGATTCCCGCATTCCCGTTTTTCCCGTTTGGAAAAAAAGGAATAAAAATATTATACCGGTCGGCGGGCAATAGAATACCCGTGGCCGGTTTGTTTCACATAACTTTTTTTTGGATATGAATATAGCATACGAATCTAAATCGAATAAAACCCCATTGTATTTAATAGGAGAGTTGATTGGCGTACCGAATACGGTTATGGACTCAGCATTGCATGAACTGAAAGATAGAATAGACAAAGACCCTAAATATAAAGATGTTAAAAATTGGCTCGAATCTTTACCCAAGATCTGAACCTATTTTTTCAATACCAGGCCCGATGCGATTTTAACGTATCGGGTTTTTATTTTAATTCATATTGTTTTATTTTAAATCTAATTAATTTATGAATGTCGTACTTTTGTTGAAAAAGTATTCTATATGGAAAATAAGGAAGATTACGTTGGTTACGAAGATCAAGAACTGTGTAACCGGTATTACAAAGAGGCTGAAGCCATGAGGCAAAATCAGGACTGGCCTCGGCTTAGGGCTGTCCCTGCTCCGGCCAAGGGAACGCCATCGCCCGGCTGGGGTCAGCTTGGACGTGGAAATGATGTCCGTGTCAAGTATGTTAGCATCAATTCAGGATTAGGAGGGGACAGATTATGACCGTAGAAGAATTGGCTAATAAAAGATACGGTGGCGAATTTGTTTTCATGTTTGGTCATCTTGAAGGTAGAACAAGATTCGTTTTTGAATGCTTTGATCCCAGACCTGATCACGAAGGTAAAAATACTTATATGGTTTCCTATTTTGATAAGGGACTTCGTAGAAGAGATGTGGTAGATGTGCCATGTTATATGAATGTTTTAGCAAAATAAATTAAAATATTGTAAATATCGTGGTTAGAATCGCATATTTAGGAACCGATGGCTGTCCTGGTCATCACGTTATTCCAATACGAGGTAAATTTACGGAAGAGGATATTAAGGTAATAGAATCTATAGATTGTGATGATTTCTATAAGGTGTTTGATGTCATGCGTTTTAAGATAGCTGAGTTTAAAGGATGGACGATATTGGGAATCCCGGCAAGCTTAGACGATCATAGACCTGGAAGCAAAACCGTTATCTTCATAGAGGGTAAAGCTAACGAAGCTGATTTTATAGAAGTCATACAAGAGTATTCTTTTCTTAAAAATAAGGTAAAGAATCTTACCGAATTGTATCATGATGCAGAATGGTTTGCGACTGGTAAATTGAATCAAGATCCGCCTAATAAGGAACAGTTTCAATTTGCGTTAGACAAGGATGATATTATTAACATGATTAGGGGAGTCGATTTAGAACCTTATTCTGATGTGGCGAATGAAATGGAGAAAATAGGATTGGGATCATCATCTGATTCTTCATATGAGGGTCCCACATGGTCTTGGTTTGTTAACAAAGTAGATCTTTGGCAGAAGAATAATGTATGGGATGGTTTTTCTGCTGAGTTCTTATGGGATTTGTATTGTAGGATAAAGAAAGCAGGTGATTATATATAATTTTACACTAAAAAATAGTATATAAATAGGTATTTGTAAATATTCTATTTATATTTGCGCTATGTATTTAGTGGAACAACATATAATTACCATTAACGATAATAGGTATAAAGATTTAGATCGAATATGTTTCTTATCCAAAAACCTGTACAATGCAGCCTTGTATATAATAAAACAGGAGTTCCTTAGTACAGGTAAATGGATAAGATCAGGAGAGCTTAACAAAAGAATGGTGACTGAAGATAACATAGATTATAGAGCAATGAGTGGATCATCTTCTCAGCAGATTCTTATGGCTTTAGATAAGAACCTAAAATCTTATTTCTCTGCTATCAAAGCATGGAAGCGCGACAATAAGAAATTTACAGGATGCCCTAAATTTCCAAGATATAAACATAAAACAAAAGGTAGGAATGTGTTTTCCTACTCTTACGCACAGTTTAGACATAAAGGAAATTTTATCCATTTTCCTAAAAAAGAAGGACTATCTCCTTTAAAAACAAACTGTAAAGAAGGAACTGTGAAGCAGGTAAGATTTGTTCCTAAGCCGGATTGTTATGTTATAGAGGTGGTATATGAATCAGCTTGTAAGGACCAACTCAATGATAACAACAAAGTCATGGCTATTGACTTAGGAGTTAATAATCTTGCCTCTATATCTACTAATGTGGACAATAAGTCTATTCTGATAGATGGCAGAAGGCTGAAATCCATCAATCAGTATTATAATAAGAAAAGATCGAAAATTCAACAACAACTAAAGAAGGTAAATGGGAAAGAAAATTCGAGACGGCTAATGTCTCTTACAAGAAAGAGAAACAACAAAGTGAAGGACTATCTTCACAAGGCAAGTAAAGAAATAATCAATACTTGTATAGAAAAAGATATAACAACATTGATAGTTGGGCATAACGATGGATGGAAACAAAAGGTTAAATTAGGGAAAAGAAATAATCAAAATTTTGTTTCAATCCCATTTGAGATGTTTATATCGATGTTAAGGTATAAATCAGAAAGACAAGGACTAAGGTTTGTTGAAGTAAACGAATCTCACACGTCAAAATGCAGTTCTTTCGATTTAGAGAAAATATGTCATCATGAAACTTATGTTGGTAAAAGGATAAGGAGAGGACTATTTAAAACAAAAGAAGGAGTTCTTATTAATGCTGATATCAATGGAAGTTATAACATCATGAGAAAAGTAAAAGGGGATGCAATAATGCCACCCTATACAGGGTTCGGGTATAACCCGGTTAAGAAATTTATTAACTAATTGTACAGGTGTAAACTTGTATATAATTACTAGATGTAGTTAGAGTAATGACAAAAGAAGAGTTCGAATCAGCAATCAACGAAGATATTAAATTCGTTGAAAGATTAAAGTATTTTTTTAAACATGATGATGCTACGAGGGTAGTGGAACACGTAAAGTCGGTGTTAGAAGCATCAGTAGATTACTACTATCCTAATCATCCTGAAGTAGAATTTGAAAAAGATTTTAATATACAATACGATGTCAATAATATCTTGAACAAATACGGCCACACCGAAATGGGTATGTATAAAATACAGCTCTATATAGAGAATATTTTGGGTAGTATTCAAAACAAGAAGCCTGTAGACATGGGAGAAGTTTCTGACGGATACCATACTTTCAATGAATTGTATCGGTACCGTATGTTGTACAACGCCGCCTTCTTTAATCTATTAGCCAGAAACGGACAGGTTGAAGTTTGCAAATCAAGAAGGCACAGCGACGGAGAAAAATGCTTCGGTTCTGATGACTGGTTTATTGTGATGGCAATGTTACCCACTGGTCAGGTGTCTAATCACTATGAAAGCAAGTACTGGGATTTGTTTGATGTTCCTGAAAGAGAAACCGCTTTCGAATACGATGGCCATACACCAAATGAAGCCGCAGACAGACTTGAACAGTATCTTAATCAAAAGAAGTCAGGTTTAACATTTGAAGAAGCTTTTAAATTCCTGAAAGATGGTAATATGATCAAAAGACGTGGATGGAAAAATGAACATCTTGATGCTTTTAGAAGAAGTGGTGTTAGCTCAATTCATATGGAAAAGTCATTGATCATAATTATAAATGAAGAAACACGGAGGCTGACATCGTGGAACCCAAGTATAGAAGATATATCGTCGAATGATTGGGAGATTACGAAATGAGTTTGTTTGTGTGTTCAAAATGTGGCTGTATAGATAATACAGCCACATCATATTACTGGGCTCTTATAAGACCTTGTAAGAATCGTATTTACGATAAGTCGCTAAAGGGATATGAAGGCAAGCCTCTTTGTTCTGAATGTGCCGCTATTGAATATAGTAAGGGAGGCGAAGTGGTGGTAGTTCCTGGAACGTGGCACGGTAAGTTCAAGAAAGAATGGCCTACTGAAGAAGAAAAGAAACATATTGGTAAAAACGGAATATTAAATTTATAGTCATGTGTAATAAAGAAATCGTGATATGCGCGGCCATCTGGGTACAGGACGACAAGAAACGTCCCTATCAGCCCACCAATATACCATCCGGCACCGTGTTCTGTGGATTGAGACACCCCTCTATACTATCTCAACTTGCGGCATACGGTATAGCCCATAAAAACCGCAGTGTTCAAGGATTTTTGACAAGCAAGAACCGGTTTTTAACAAGAGAGGAGGCGTCTGAACTTGTTAGGAACAATAATCAGGAAATGGTAGTAGATAGGAGTGCCATTAGGGAACAATTGTATTCAGAAGATTTATATTAACAACTAAAAAACAGAATAATATGGGATTTATAATCAAAAAGTCAATCACTTATAATATGATGGACGGCAATCAGTTAGAGTATGTATTTGACAACATTAATTTAGATCATATCACATTTGAAGGTAATGGTAAAGAACCTTTTTCATTTAACAGAGCCCTTGTTGAAAATTTAATTGAGACATTTGAAACTATGCATGATATATATTCCGATAATTGCAAGCTTAAGGTTTATACTGGTAATTGCATAATTCAATTGAGCGCAGATTCAAAGGACTTAAGTGAATCCTTTTTTGACGTATATGATAGAGATGAGATGAAAATGATATATAGTATACACAATAGTATCTTGAAAGAAATGCTTATCATATGATTACCAAGCAGGACATACAAGCAGCAACATCGTATATTTTTCAAAGTAGTTTTGTCTCGGAGGACCAGGCAAGGAAAGCGATGGTAAGAGCCGGCAATAACGCTACCAAGATCCTCATCAAGACCTTCAGGGGTAAGTTGTTCAAGAAAGCTTTTGAAAGAGCCCGTAGAGGAAAGGATATCAGTTCTTTTGAAAGACAGGAAAAAGAAAGTGGTTTCAATTTTCTTTACAATCCTAATAATGGTAGTATGCAAAGCGGTCATATTATAATAGATGGAATTGGTCTGTTTAAACAAATAATTCATGAAAGGTAAAAAAGTTGATATTCGTTTAGGTAGAGGTCTGGCGAATCAGATTAAGATAAACAAAACCATTCCAGTGTCTCATAAACCAAAAGAAGAACGTCGAATGATGTTTATTTGTGGTGATGATATTGCTTCTATTATAAAGCGGTTTGAAAACGAATCAAAGTAATATAAAGTCGGACATATATCTTGTCCGATTTTTTTTATATATTTGTGGCATGGCAAGAGGTTATTATTGGATACCACAAACAGATGAAACGTTAAATGGCAGAAGCTATTACGTGGCTAAGATAGTAGGAGATATCACGTTTGATACTAAACGAAAAAGAATCGTATTTCAAGCTGATAGGTATTTCCCTGTAGGATCTGTTTTCCATTTTACGCACAATTGCTTCAATTATATCATAACTTGCCTAATTCGTAAGCCGGGGCTTTGGTTTGAAGCCAGGAGAGAGGATTCGGGCTCTATTTGCCCTGAAGATATTGAGCGCTTTGAATCGGGAAGGTTTATACACCGAGATGGGTACATGCATTACATATAAGCTGAACTTGACGATTTTTCGTCAGATTATAATTTTTTTTCATATTATTTTTAAGCCATCAGACTGAGAAGTTAGATGGCTTTGTTTTATCATATGCTTGATTTTTAACTACCTTTGTCTCATAACAAAAATGTTTTATCATGGTATCAACGTGTATTATTAAAAGAGATAATAAAAAGAAAGTTGTTTCTGTCTCTACCAGATCAGGGGACAGGTCTATGTTATTTGATAAAATAGCATCTATTCCTCTTATGGAGAACAGGGAACGGGCTACTACTGTTTTTAAAACCGTATTTTCTAATAAGTTCTTAAAGGCTTTTGGCGACTGGAGAAAGAAAGTACCTGTTAATAAACAGGCCTACAATAAGGTGAAATCCAACATCGATCTTATTCCGGAAGCTTATAGAGAAAGGGTGCTGGATAAGGCTTCTAAGATGAGTAATCCTGTTCTTGTATCAAAATCAGATGCACCTTATGAAATCCGAGAATCGGGCTTTGGATTTTACAGCCAAGATCTGGGTGATAATATTATGTTGGTAGATGCTATGGTCCCGTCAAGTATTTCCGTACCGGAAGGACCGGGAATAGACGCCGGGCAGTATTTACAAGATGCTATATCTTCGGACTTCACTCCCGTATCTATGGTACAGGATAAGGGTGTTAATTATATGGTTATAAAAGACGGTCTTAAGATATTTAGCCCAGAAGAGTTACCACAGACAGATTCTAATCCTGTGGGTGTAACGTATCAGACCGGAGAGCCTCGTTTGTTTTTCATAAACGATCGTAATCAATTATTTGAAGATTACGGAGAAGCTCTTCGCTCTGGCGGAAATGATATTAGAATAGGATTCTTATCAGGCACCGTTCAAGAATCTACCGTGGATGGCGTGGCAGACATTACTTACAAGGCTGGAAAGTATGTTCTTAATAATCCCAAATCTTTTATACCGGTCATGACCGCTTCTGCTTCTACTTCTTTATCAACAAAAGGTGGTATAATTAACTACCTTATAAAGAAAGGTCTTTTGTCCGGATCTAAGATATTCGATCCTGAAACAAGAAGCTATTATCTTACAGGAGAAGGTCATACAGGACAAATTAGACTTTTCAATTCAGCCTTATCCTACACCGAGCTCCGTAATCATTTTGGTTCAGATGTTTCCATGAACGACCAAGGTATGATAACCATAAGCTCGTTGGATAATAGTAAGGTAACTATGAGGCTCGCCACCGGAGGAACGGAAAGGGTTAGCAAAGAGCAGATAAAGAACGATCTTAAGTCAGGAAGATACAATGAATTGGACGCCAAGTACGATCATTTTGATGCGCTTGTAGTTTCATTCATATTAGAAGACAACGATCTTTATGCTGATACTAAAGCTAAGATCGTATCAGATTATAGCAGGCAGGAACGTGATCAACGAAATTCTATTGTCGAGATACTGAAAACGTTGGGCGTTAGTGTCATAGGTATGACCGATTATATAGAGAAGTATCAAACCAAATACGGGCACGAACCTTCTGCTAAGGCATTGGCGGATATTGCCAATAACGTAATAGCAGTTGGTGAAGATGCTACTTTATCTGATTTAGTAGAAGAAACAGCCCACTTCCTTGTAGAGGCATACAGAGATCAGAATGCTGTTGAGGCTGTTCTGCAAGATGTAGAAGGCACAGAAGAGTGGAACCAGTATGCAGGTCAGTATTATAATACATACGGTAAAGTATATGAAGGAGCCGAGCTTGATAATGCTGTTAGGAGGGAAATTCTTGGAAAGATCCTCGCCAGGGAGATGCAGACCGGCACAGCACAGGCGCCGGTAGAGCCCACCTCCTTCCTGGGGCGCGTCCGGCAGCTTCTCTCTGGAATCGTAAGCTGGCTTAAATCAGCTTTATCAACCCAAAGACAAGATTTGAATAACGTTATTAAAAACATTCGTGATCTTGCCATTACTGACATAGATAAAGGATTTGACACTTCTCTGTTAAAGGATAATGACTTTACATTATACTCCCTTTCTTCTATGAACAAGAACAAGTTTCTTGAGTCTAAGATCAGATCACTAAGAAAAACATTAAGAGACTTACGTCAGATAAGCTCTGATAGGGCTGTAACTACGTCTATGACCCTTGCTCAGCTTAAGACCATAGAAGATAAGATAAATAAGGTAGAGACCGAAATAGACAAGAATGAGATGGCGGCTGCCATGAACAGCATGATCTCCACAGCCGAAGCTCAGGTTAGATACTTAAGTAATGTGGTGAACACCATCCTTCATGGTGATACCAAAGACGGTAAGCTTCACTTCAATACCAATGATCGAAAGAACGTAGATATTATCAACAATCAGGTTCTTCCGATCATGAACGATCTTCGAGGATATATCCGTAACAGAAGTACCGAATTTGATGAACGTGAAAAGCAGGATTATACAAATAGGATCAATACCGTCATTGCCGACATCAATGGTATTCAGTCTGATATTAAATCAGTACAAGACCTTGATGAAAGTACGTTGCTTGATAAGTTAATGAACGAACTTCATGTGCCGGCAGATAAGGTAAAGAGAGTAAAAGAATTTTTCGACAAGGTTCAACACGATGTTTCTTGGATAAGTAGGTGGTTTGGTATATTAGAGCATTCTTCCAGCCCGTTCAATAACGCTCTTGGAGCTATGATTGCCAAAGACAATTACAATGCGATGGTGAATGCCCAGCCCGCCATATCCGACTTCCTGGCATATGCTAAAAAGCATGGTTTTAACAAATCTGAATTTGAAAAACTGCTTCAGAAAGTAGACGGCAAAACTTCCAATTACCTTCGTAGTGCTCTTGATATGGCTAAATACGATCGTAATAAGAAGCTGGCGCAGATGCGAGCGTTTGCGACTGCCATGAACATAGAGATATCAGAAGAAGAAATTGGTGATGTGGTTGACAATAACCGTAATTACGTATTTAAAAGAGAAGTAGTTGACAAGGACGGAAATACGGTTACTGAAAACGCTAAATTTAAACCATCGTCCGATAGGGTTAATACCGATATTTTTACCATCGAGCAGGAAAAGATCTATACGGAGCAGATGGAAAAGTGGGATGCTGAAAATTCAGAATTGGAATTTAGTGAAAGTTATGCCACAAGAATGGAATCCATATACAAAAAGGCTGAAGAAGAATTAGGACATCCGGTTTCTCAAACAACCAAAGAATACCTTAATGCCTTATCCCGGCAAAAACGGATATTGAGGCAGCCTTTTATTGATAGCGGTGGTAATTTTGATGAGGTTGCCTACTATAAGAGTAGTAACTACGAAGAAGAAGGACTGCTTCGTAAACAACGTAAGGAGGCAGCTTCGGAATACATATATGTAGGAACCAGGAGAGTGGAAAAAACCGGCGACCAACTTAAGATGGCCAAAGAAATACAAGCCATAAATGAAGTTTGGAGAAAAGAATCAAATAATGCCACTAATGCCGTATCAGAATCGTTTTTGCAAAAATTAAGAACGATTCAGAGCGAGTCTGGAGGAGAAGCTGCGCTGAAGACGCTTATGTTGGGGGGTCACCTGTCATTCAACGATCGGTTTTGGAATGACGTAGAATCGGAACAGTCGGCGCGTACCGAATCAAATAACAAGGCTTCGTATCTTAAAATGGCGCATGATATCATTAGTTCTACGACAAGTGATAGAGATGCGACTGACGTGGATTCTATTGTAAAAGATATAGAAAAAAATAAGGCCATTATCAAGGAAATAATCGGAAACAACCGAGATGTGGCTGATATCGGAGAGATTAACGAAGCGACATTTACCTCATCTGAAAGAGATGCTTTTAGGGCTGCATCTGAAGCTATTGAAGCCGATTACGCTATCTTAATAGATTATGCTAAGATGGTGGGTCTTGAAGATATTGATAAGTACCTTACTAAAAGCAGTAAGGCCGAAAACGAAGTAAATCAGTCTTATTTAAATGCTCTTGCTGACTCTAAGGAAATTGAATGGCAGTTTGCACAGCGTCATACTACTGCCAAAAAAGCCAAAAGGATTCAGGCTCTTAGAGATAAGTTATTCATGGCTCAAGATAACAGGTATATGTTTACCGTCTCTGAAACCAACTACTTGTCAGAAAAATTGGGAATAGATAAAAAGCTAGATCGTAGAGATTTTAGGAATGCGGTTAGAGCTAAGATGTCTGACATATTTGGACACGATAACGGAGTAGCTGAAGTGAACGATATCGTTAATGAATTTGCCAGGAGCCAAGTCTTTTCGTACTATAAACGCATGGCGCCTACCGGATATGCGGCTATGATCGACAAAATAGGTCGAGGTGAGATAGATGTGGCGCAGATGGTTAAGGACGTACAGAATGGGACTTCCACACAAGATTATGGTATGGATATATCATACCTGTCTTTCGACCCTGCAAGAGCGTGGGTGGCTGAATCTGAGGCCGAAAATAGCGGTCGTAACCCTGATTATGTAAAAGATCATGGGTATGGTCATCGTATGCCCAAGAAGAGCCTGTATCGTGATGAATCGTATTTCAACGACTTCGGCATTAAGTATGATGCTGATGGTAATGAGGTCGCTACTAAAAACGTAGAGCAATGGAATATGATTCAAAAACTCAAGGAAATAAAAAGACAATCCCTTGATCTATATAAAGAGCAGAGCCCTAATCTGTATGCTATTCCACAGATATCCAAACAAGATATAGAACGTATAGAAGGGTTAGGTATCAGCCTTAAAAGTACGGTCAGGAACTTCGTATCCGACTTATGTCTTGACCGCGTAGATGACTCCCTGTATGGTAAAACACGCCAGGGTGAGGTATATGATCCGGAAGATAGGGTTCGGTCCATACCTAAATACTACATATATGAATTAGAGAACCAAGATGACGTATCTCACGATTTTGGCTACTCTTATTCGATGCTTATGATGCAGTCATCGTTATACAACGAAAAGCAGAAGTCTATAGAGCTCGCTCAGGGACTGGAGCAGATGTTACTGAATAAGCAATTTGAAGGCGGGAAGAAAGCTGAAGCGACTCAAGCATATCAGATGTTTAGAGACTTCTTCAACGATCATTATTATGGCATTAGGATGAACACCAAAAAACTTACGGTGAACATCGGAGGATATACGGTAGACCTTACAAGAATTATGATGGCTGTTGAAAGATTTATGTCGGTCATGAACTTGGCACTGTCTCCGTTTGTGGCAGCTACCGGCGCCTTAACAGGTCATATCAACCTCATCATGGAATCTGCCGTAGGACAGTATATAAGCAAAGATTCCCTTAAATACGCATCGGCTGAGTTTTCACGCCTTGCTCCATCTTGTATAGCAGAAACCGGAGACATAGATAGGAAAAGCAAATTATATGTCATAGGTGAGAGAATGGGGATATTCAATATCCGAAATCGTATGTATGGTGCCGGATACAATAGAGTGGCCAGGACCTTAATGCGTTCACCTATGTATGCTTTTATGGAAATCCTGAACTACCCTCTTGATCCGCAGGTCATGATTGCTACTATGGACAATGTTCGTTATTACAAAGGTCGGTTCTACACGTTCCAGGATTTCAAGATGGAAAAAGAACGCAATAAAGAACAGAGTACTATAAAAAGAGAATGGAATGCATTAAAAGATCGTACTTTATGGAGTATGGTAGACGTCGTGGATGGAAAGGTGGTCGTAAAACCTGGATCGGGTGTTACTGCCGAGGAAGTTGAAACCCAAATGGCTATAACCCGTAATCAAGTTCGTAGCTTGTCTCAGATATGTAACGGATCTTTGAATGAAGAAAACCGGACTGCCGCATCACGCAACTGGATAGCGAGGTTCATGACCGCCCACCGAGGATGGTTGGTGCTGGCGGCTCAACGTCTGTGGAAAAGGCGTGGCTTCAATTTCCAAACAATGCAAGAAGAGGAGGGACTGTCAATTACGTTAAAGAATATGATAGCCAAAACATTTAGCTTAGCTTCCGAGTCTGGTATGAAAAACATCATAGATGCCTGGAACGAAAATAAAGACAATATGAATGAGGTAGAGAAAACCAATCTAAAACGTCTCAGTGTCTATGCCGGCACGTTCCTTATCATGCAAGCCGTATCTATGCTTCTTGCCGGGTGGCGTGATGATGATGAAAACGAGGAAAGTTGGCTTACTCAATTCGGATCCTACGTAGGATTCAGAACCATAAACGAAATAGCTTCACAGATGCCGTTTATTATGGAGCTTAATGTGGTAGATATCATTAACGACCCGTTTGTTATGGGAAGGAAACTTAAGGATCTTACCGATCTTAGGAACTACTCACTTGATAAAGTGACATCCGGTACATACGAAGGAGAGTCTAAGTTATTTAGGCAGCTCGCCAAACAGACGTTTATCAAACAATGGTATAACATCAAGACACCAGAAGACGTGGCACGCGCCTATAATTGGTGGCAGCAGACGAACAATAAGTCAATGATGTTCTTTATCGGCGCCACTCCTGATTCGGAAGGAGATGATGATGTTAGCTACAAATAGACGAAGAATATTGGGCTTGCATTGTTTTTGTATGATTTCAATATACTATCTTAGCATTGTCAAAGAGTAGATTGTACGTTTTTTGTTCTTACTTGAAAGATTATGTAGGTTTAATTTTTTCTGAAATTGTTTTCTTACCGGTTCTCAGTCAGAGATGATAGAGAACCGGTTTCTTTTGTTATGAAAAAAAGGTATATAATTACCTAAGTTTTTAAGCATTAACTTCATGACCTTCCCTATCTGTTAAAGCCAAACCAACACCTTCTATAACGTATCCTACTACAGGAGCCTTATCAAATTCCTCCTTCGTAGCCCAAGTAGCATTATCAGGCATCAGATCCTTAAATGCATCCGAAACATCACCTTGGCACCAGCAGTTATTTGATGTAACAATACCCTTCCCTTCGATATTGATATACATTTTTCTTCCACCACATCCAAGGCTATTCCATCCTCTTGGCACGTTTTCCACCATAGGCTTAAGCACCCAGCTTTCACCGTCTATCCTAACCCATCCAGGATCGTCTTTGTGCTTGTCGTACATATTTTGCCAAAAAGAGCATTCGTAGCACCATCCCTTGTCTTCCATGATAGTTCTTATCTCACACCTTTCAAATCCATCTGCATCCAACGTGTGCGGAGAATGAGGCTGGTGAGGGGTGCCACATTTTGGACATACGAGTTTTAAATTATCTTTCATATTGCTTTACTTTTACGATTTTAATAGAATCACCAATATTGTATTCTCCTTGGTATCCAACGAATTTTATAATTCTATTATTTTTAAATATTGAAACTCTTTCGTCTTCACCATAATATATCACACGTCCACCATCTAAAGGAAGTAGATCATATATAACCCATCCTTCATTAACCTGATCATCATTCGAACATGATGATAACACAAGTGTCATCAATAAAATAAAATACCTCATATTATTTTCAACATAAAAATTTGTAACCTGGTTTTACTGCTTCCGCTTCTTCTCTCGTATCAAACATTAAGGTAGTGACAGCTCCTATACCTTCACAAACGTAAGATACTTTCACCCACCACCTAAAAATACCAGAGCCGTAATCATCATAGTACGGCTCGGAAAGAACTTCTTCTACATATCCATCCAAATAATTCATGATCGCTCCTCCTTATTTTTAGACTCAGCCTCTTCGAGTATGCTGATTACTTTATCGACGATATCTGAATCAGACATTTTCTCAATAAAAACATCCATTGCCTTAGTTATGTCATTGGCTTCTTTTTCTTCAAGAGCAATCTCTCCACCGGTAATAGCATCAGATAATGATGTAGATAAGTGTCTTATCTTATCAATGCTCATAAACGTAAATGGATTACCACCCCAGCCTCCACCCATTTCTTTCATAATCTGATATCCACCTGAAATAAGTCTGCCTGATGTCGTGGCCAAGGAGGATACGATTAGGGACAGCACCGCCACCTCCGTCCGCTCCTCCGACAGGCCCTTCGACCACACGGCTGCCCTTATAGCGCCGGCCAGGTCGTCTATGTATGGCATGAGACAATCTTCCATCGCTTGTGTTATATCAGCAATAACCTCACTACGTTCTTTGTTTATGTAATATATAGAGGCATTGTATCTTTTTATCTCTTTGTCCATATCATTTAAAAAACGCTTGACATTATGTCTGTACATAGGACCGCCTTTAACCACTCCCTTCAGCTTAAGAATGTAATTATAAGCCTGGTCGTTTACAAATAATGTCATGGTCTCAACCGTCGAATGAAGCGTGTTAAGACTGTTAAGAATCTTATCGAAATTATTTATCAAATAAGCTTTTCTGGCTTTTGCTGCGTAATTAATCATCGCATTCAAATTTTAGATTTTCAAGTTCATTCAATTGTTTCTTAATAGATTCGATCAGGTGCGCTCTCCGTTCCTCTGCATGTTTTAAAGCTTCTTCTTTGCTCTCAAAAGCATCCATTCCTATTTCATAAGGAGTGAACCTATCAGGGATGTCGGCTAACAAAAGACCACCATACTCTTCTATTTTAGCTTTTACTTTTCTTATTATACCGTCTCTCAGGCACGCATCCGTAACCCATATAAATCTATCACATTCTTCTAATTCCCTTTCGTACAATTCATACCATTTCGGCTTAGGGAATCTTAATGTGAATCTAATTTCGGTATCTTTCTCTAAGACATTAATATCATACGCCTCCGGCCACAGTTCTTTTATACTGTCTTCGTCTTCAGCATACGCCACCAATACAAATGAATTACTGGATTCTGCGCTACACCAATACGGGTATTTTATAGGCCATTTGACTGGACGGTAATCATTGTCACAGTCATCCTTTCTAATGTGAAATCTTGCTCTGATCATATTATTCTACTTTTTTGATTTCGCTCAAATCGTCTTCATACACCAAATAAGATCCTCTTCCAGGTCTTCCTTCTTTATTGGGTGCCTGGATCGTAAATATAACTGTTCCAGTACTCATGATTTGAACGCTCTTGAAGAAACCAACAAGAGATTCTTTCGAACGTTTGTAAAGAACGCTCACTTTATCTCCCTTCTTGAATCCATAAACAGAATCGAAATAATCCTTTTTAATTCTTTCAATATTACTTCTGTGTTTGTCCATTGCTTCAAACTCGTCGTCTAACAGACGAATCATTTGTTCTTTTGTCATTTCTTTTCCTCCTTATTCAATGGTATTAATCCTTTTCCGTGCTTATCATACCACAGCATAGCTATACAATTCCACGCACATTGTGCAAGATGAAAACACCCTGTATCTGAGTCTATTCTTTCTCCTTTCATGTATTCCATCATATGTCGAAACATTGCAGCGCGATACCGTTCAAACCCATTGTCAAGATTCTGCCAAGTATTAGGACCGTACTTTTTGGCTCCGGCATGATAGACTTTTACAATGTCCTCAATCTCTTCCATTGGAAGCAAATCCCATCGTAGTTTATCATCAATGATGTCATTTTTCACCGATTTGTTTTCTATGGGGTCTTTGGTAAGAATAATATCCATAATATCCGTTTCTATGACGAACGTCTCCCCATTGCAACAAACCTCAGCATATTTATCATTTACTTCTATGTCTGATACTGCCTCCGCTATAGCTCCTTTGACGATTTTAAATTCGGCACTGATTATATCATCTTTTAATATGCGAAAAATAGATCCTTTTGGATAAAGGATATTTTTAGTATTATCATCCATCTTTTCCATTGCTTTATCGTTGTTTTACCTCATTTCGATAGTAATATAATCCATCTTCGTCTTACACTCTATCATTCCTGTTATTCTCAAAATATTGTCTTACGGCTTCAATCGCCTTATCGTCATCAAAAGCCTCTACAAACCCCTCATAGAATCTATTTCGCTCCATAGAGAACGTATTGCTTCCATCCGGAATGGTTCTGAACACAACTACCTTCTCTCCATCTACGTTCGTTCCTATGATGTTGTTATGGAGAATAATAGAATACCGCCCAGAGTTTTTGTTCTGGACGACACTATGTTCGAGATTGTAGAGCCTAAGTAGTTCTCTTATTTCTTTTACTCCCATATTATTTTACGTTTTTAGAAGTTACAGCCTCTTCTCCCCATTTCTTTACATATATAGATCTCATCATGTTCATTAAATTAGAGAAAGAAGAGATGGTTCCCATTTCTATACAAAATGCAAGATTAGATTGAAGCATTTCAAGTTCTTTTAACTGCTCTTGAGTTGCTCTGTTATCTAAAACATATTTATGTTTATTGAATACAATCCAGTTTAACTTATCAGCCATTTCTATATAATCAACATCTTCAAATTTTGATACAGACCTTGAAAGAGTATTGTATTTATCCCCTATCTCTATTCTATCCAAAATAAGTTTATCATTTAACCATCCAGTAACTTCTGCATACAGCATAGGATTTAATTCTATAGCGACTAATACCCATATGTAGGGATCACACATAACATTTCTGTTTGTTCCTCTTCCTGTAGTCTTATAGGCATTATACCACTTCATTACTTTTATCAAAGAGTTGTTTTCCACTATATCCATAAACTCTTTCAAGGTTTCACTTTTTATGTATTTCTGTTTTTTAAGAATATAAAATATCCTTTCTGCACTCTCCTTGTTCGAAAGAATATTTTCTATTCTCTTATCATTCCACCCCATCTCCACTCTTTTTCTTGTATATGCCTCTTGTAATCCAGTTAATGACATAAAGGAAGTTTTAATGTCCTGTCTGATTACCACTCCATACAATAACCTGTCTTTAGAAATCATAACTTTTAAATTATTTAATAAAATACGCTTGTATTAAAATTACACGACGTAAAAATATAGATTGTGTAACTTTAATACAAGCGTATTGTGTTAAATTTTACTTATAGTGTTTTTATAGACTCACATTATTCCTTCTAAATTTACTTTTATAGAACCATTTATGGTTTTAATGCTCCCATCTATGGTTGAAATCACATCATCTATATCATTTATAATACTTTCCATGTCATCAACCACCTCCTCCATATCAGTTACAGCCTGATCTGATTCCCAATATCTTTCTGAGTCTTGTAACGATTCTGGTATATTATCTCTCGCCTCAGTCTCTTCATCTAAAATCATATCAACATCATCTTTGGCTGAATTTATGTTGTGCTTCAACTCCGACAACTTTGATTTGATGTATTCAAAATCTGTTTTATACTTATTTACGTTGTTAATAACATCCGATATTTTTTTTCTTCTCTTGTTGTTCATGCCTTTATCCTATTATAATATTCGATAATCTTTTCTTTTCTATCTCCTGGTTTTACTGCCATATTCTCAGCCAAGAACCTAAAATACGACACCGGTATGTCCTTGAATCTAATTCCTTCATATTTTCCAAACCACATTATTATACTGTCAAGATCGTCCTCTCTCCTACCATCTCCATTCACAGATTTAAGCGAGGCTGCCCGGCGAAGGATCTCGTCTTTGGTAATAATATCACCCATCCTTATATTGGACAGAAGTTGATCGCCGGCAAACATACACCAGCCCTTAGAAGGGAATTGTTCGATTGTCAAGTCTTCTATCCGACCGAAACGCCTCATGTTGTCGCAGCAATCAACTATCAGCGCCTCTTTCTTGTCAGGATGGATGCGGACGGCGCGGCCTAATATTTGGTAATAAGTTGAATATGAGAAAGTTGGTCGACCAAACATCACACAATCAAGTTCAGGAAAATCGAACCCTGTTGCCAGCGTTGAATAATTAAACACGACCTTTAACTTACCTTCTTTGAAATCGGATATAATTTGCTCTCTTTTCTTTTTGGTTGTTAGCGATGTTACGACACCTGTTATGGCTCCCATTTTGGTATTCATGAACTCGGATATCCTATTACATGATTCTATAGAATCCATGCATACTAAAATGGCCTTACGCTCGTTCATAAGCTGAAGAAGACGCTTATAGATAGAGTTGTTTAAGCCGTTTCGTACAATACTTTCTTTAATAGATTCGTTGGTGTATTCGGCTCCGGTGCTGTTTAACATCAGAGCCGATTCATCAAATGACCATCGTTCGTACTTAAGTGGACACCAAAACCCTTGAGAAGTTAGTTCTTGTATTTGAGTCACATGAACTATTTTCTTGAAGAAGTTATGTTCGTCTTTCGTCAGCATATTGAGCTTGCTGTAGTTTCCTTCCAGCATGGAGCTGTAGGTCCGGAGGCGGCAGGGCGTGGCGGTGAAGCCCAGCACCTTCGCCTCTGGAAACCTGCTCATAAACTCCATAAATTCAGAACCTTCTTCTGGGGAATATCCTGAATGACATTCGTCTATCAATAAGGTATCTATCCCTATATCCTTCAACTTCGCTACATCTTTCTTTATGCTCTTTAATGTTGCATAAGTCATAGCCGACAGTTCTTTTATACCACATGAAGCAGAATATATAGTAGGTTTAGAACCGAATGATACGGCCTTTGCATAATTCTGCTCCAGAATCTCTTTTGAGGGCTGTAATACTAATGTCGGTCTATTTATTTCATGTGCTATCTTGGATATCAGAAGGCTCTTTCCACATCCGCATGGGGCTACGATTATGCCAGGCTTCTTAGATCTTCCTGTAAGAAACTTAAGCCCGGCATCTACTGCCTCTTTCTGGTAAGGTCTAAGTTCAAAGCCCATCGCAATCTATTTTGCTGTTTTTTGAAAGTTCTATTATCGCCTCTTTCAACATCTCCCTTGCCTTATTCTCATTATCTTCAAACAGGCATACACTGCATGTAGCACCTTTGGAGGGGTAGTCTCTGTAGGCTTCTGCTCTTTCTACAACGTATTCACAACAATAGTCGTGACTCATGTCTTTTGCTATACTTATAAAATGATCTTCTCCATCCATCAACACGCAATATTCAGCATCGTTTTCGCATGCAATAACACCTTTGTTTTTTAAAATGGATAGCACTTTATTTCCAAAAAGTCCAATATAGACCCATATATCTTTCCCTGCATTTTTGTAAAAAATATCCATCCCTTCTTTGATTGTGACTTTCTTTTCCATAACCCCTTATTTTATATCAGTAATTAAAATATATTTTTTAACAATATCTTCAAGACTTATAGAAGAACGTATATATAGTTTTTCTTCATACACATACAGAGCGTACCCTTCTTTTATGTCTAATATCTTAATCACATGCTTGCCTCTTTCAAATGGATCCTCAAAGTAGTTCTTATGTTCGTATCTTTGGCCTACTTTGATTTTGTCAGTTTTCTTCTTCATCTTGTAACGACCTACTGCTTCACCTGTTTTTATGAAAATTGTCGTGAGCAAGTATAATAAAACTAAATACAAAAGGATCGCTACTCCACATATTATATCTTCTTTCATTGCACTCCCTTTAAGTAGTTAAACCAAATAGCCTCAAGTTTCTCCTGGAACTCAAACGCCTTTTTAAAATTTCCGCACCGTACCGCCACGTTCCTCATCTCTTCAAGATATATGACTTCCGGATCTTGCCGGTATTTTGTTCTTAACTTTTGAACGTCCTCGTATTTCATCGTTTTATCTTTTTAGACGGATCCCAATCCGAAGAGAAAGGGCATTCGTTTTTGTTATGTAATCCAAAGTCACAATAATAACACAGTGCCGACGGGCAGGGTAGCTTGTTTTGCGGAACAGGCTGGCTTAGGGTGGCACGCCGCTTGCTATATCTGGCTCCTTCTGCCCCCTGGATGTATGCCTGAAATGTTTTTACACTATTATCTTCAAAATCATACATTTTAGATAAAGTGTCATTTAGCATCTCTATAGATTTTGTTTTACGTTCTTCATCCACCTTAACCTTTTGGTACTGCCTGGTTCTGGTAAAGAAATAGATGTTCATATCTGGTAGAACCCCACCATATTTTCTATAGATGTAAAACGAATATATAGGATGCTGTAAATTCGTTTCCAACTTCTTAGAATCAAAAACCTTATTCCCTGATTTCCAATCTATGACATAATGGTGAATTACGTTCTTGCTCTTTATAGCCAGATGAAGGTCTACTGATCCTACTATGTACACATGGGTATGAATTACCCCATTTATGTCAACTGGCTTAGGAAGGCGGTACGGCAGCACAAAATCTTCTTCGACTCCAACTATAGCGCCGTGTCTGATAAGTTTCTCACAAGGATTAAGATCACTATCAGCTATCATAAACCTATTGCCGTCTTTTTTAAACAGATCCACAATCCAAGCAAGAAGCTCCCCAGATTGTTTCATGGCTATCATCATATTTTCCGGTGATTGCCAAGGTATGTCTTCTTGGTAAGCATAGTAACTTATTGCTTCTCCAAGGTCTTTGCCAGAAGGCTGCCTTCCGTTCTTAAAAAAGTATTCCAGTGTCTTATGGATAACCGTACCATAAGACGTAGCTTCTTGTTTTTCTGTAGACCTTTTGCCCTCTACGTAAGTCTTATACCATTTCATTGGACAGGTAAGAAACGTGTCTATCTGGGAATAAGATATGGCAAGACGTTTCACACCATTAAACTCCTTATATAGCAAATGCGTTTCCGGGACCATCATAAGTCATTGTCTTTAAATCCTTCCGGGTAATATACGACATACTTCTTACCGTCTTCTGGTGTCATGGCAAACTGCATGTAGTTATTACGATTACGATGCTTGCCATCTAATCCTCGCTTCCAATACAGAATCCCATCTATATCCACATAAGATCGACCGCGTTCGGCTCTAACTACGTCTGTGTGTAGTAGATACCCGTCGGAAGACACGATCCATACTTTATCCCCTTTGTTTAAATAAGATATTCTTTTTCTTACAACAACCTTTTTCTTATTATCCAATACAAATTCCTCATCAGTCATAATCTTCATCCTCCTCTTCTTCTGTTTCAAAATCAATTCCATAACACTGATCATAATGCTTGGTCAGTTCTTCTGGTTCTAAATCTTGTCCAAAATCCATGTTAAAAATATCGTAATTAGTAAAGCACTTAAAATCACTGTCCCTGCCGGCAGGAAATCTATGAATGCTGCTTTTATTTCTTCAATTAGGCCCAAGTGTAACCTTGGGCCATTGTATTTATTTTTTGTCATCTCCTTTTAACTTCTTTAAAGTATCTGCAATCGGAAGCTGATCAATGACTCCCAATGCCGGAGCGACGGTCTTGACAACATTGTTAAGGAAATTACCGGTACTGTTCTGACCGCCGTCAAATACTGTGATATTTCCGAGGTTAATGTGCTCAAATGCCTTAACCTGTTCTCCGGCAATTTCTTTCCACTGATTAACCATCTTGTACTGGATGGCGATCTGAGGATTGGATTCTGCTGCTTCCACCATGGCCTTAAATCCGTCGGCTTCTGCCATTAACGACTTTTTCTTACCTTCGGCTTCTGCCTCCAGCTTCATCTGAATAGCTTTTGCCTCCGCCTCAGCTTTTGCCAAATGTGCTGCTGCCTCAGCCTCAGCCCGGCGTTTGATCTTCTCGGCCTCGGCATCAGCTTGCAAGATAGCCTCTTCCTTCTGGGTTTCAGCCGGCACAATCTTTTCAGCCTTAAGCGCAGCCTGAACTTTCTTAGCCTTAGCTTCTTCCACTTCTTTTTCGGCAAGCTCTTTTGCTGTTTTTACAGCCGCTTCCGATTTAACTTTTTCTTCTCCGGCCTTCTTCTCTGATTGAGCTTTGATGATCTGTAGTTCTGATACTGACACAGCAACCTCCTTCTGGGCATTGTTGTATCCTATAGACGCATTTTTCTCAGCCTCAGCCTTCTTAATCTGAGCTTCAGAGTCTTGTATTGCTATAGCTGCTTCCTTGTCAGCTTCAGCCTTATTCTTTCCGACTTCTTCCATTCTTTCAGCCTCGGCTTTATTTACTTCAAGTTCTGCCTTAGATCTTACGATCGCCGATTCCTTGTCGGTTAAAGTTTTTGCGATAACCGCAGCCCTGTCTCTATCTGCTTGAGCTACACCGATCTGTTTCTCTTTATCGGTTAAAGCTAAAGCTATTTCTTTTTCTTTCTTCGTTTCAGCTACTATTGTCTCCTTTTCTTTTTCAGTACAAGCAATTTGAATCTCTTGTTCTTTTTTGGTATTAGCCACAGCCGTTTCTTTTTCCTTCTGCTGTACAGCAATTTTAATAGCACCCAGCTTCTCCTGTTCTTCGATATTAGCCTGTGCCTCGTTCAGAGCCCTACTTTCAGCTTCCTTACCAAGGTTCATAATATAACCGGCTTCATCTCTGATGTCACTGATGTTGATGTTCAGGAGGTAAAGACCTAACTTGTTAAGCTCGTTATCAATGTTCTTTCTCGCCTTATCCAAAAACTCATCCCTGTCAGAATTAAGTTTTTCGATTGTCATTTCAGCAATAATCAAACGCATCTGACCGTAAACGATGTCCGTAATAAGATTTTCAGTAGATTCGGTATCCATCCCCAAAAGTCTTTCTGCCGCATTTTGCATGATTTCGGGATTTGTACTGATAGCTACTGTAATGGTCGTAGGTACATCTACTCTAATATTCTGAGATGACAAAGCACCGGTAAGCTTGCAATCTATTTGCATAGGCTCCATTGACAAAACATCATAGCTTTGAATAATAGGCAAGACAAATGCCGCTCCACCATGATATAATTTCGCCGATTTCTTTTCCCCACCTGTCTTACCGTAAACGACCAAGACCTGATTAGGCTTACATCTACGATACCTTGATAAGACTCCGATGATTGTCAAAATAATCACTACAGCTAAGATAGCTGACACGTACATGATTGTTGTCATAACTTTTAAAATTTAATTGTTGATAAAAAAATTAGATACTTAATTCTCCTTCTTCATATTTTATATTCACCTTGTCACCGTTTTTGTAGGTTTTTCCAGACAAGCATCTTACTCTCATTTGCTCTTGTCTTCCATTTTTCGAAATATTTACCATATAATGATTCTTCCCCGATCTAAACACTATCTCCACCTCTCTGCCATTTAAATCTTCCGGACATTCGTACACCATTTCTTGTTTTAACTTAAGAAGTAATTTATATACGTAAAACAAAACGATAAAGAAAAACGACCCTATCACAACCCCTACTAAATGAGAACCCGAAAAGTAGGTAGTCCAGCTATATCCAAGGATGAAATGTGTTATGCCCTTGAATGATATGATGTCCGACAAAGACATGCTTAAATCAGAAGCACTGTCAATGTCAATATCCGTATCCAGATCGGATCCTAATATCGACAACAAAAACTGTATAACAAAAGCAAATGACGCTATTAAAGCCATGCATAAAATTATGTCACTTCCCATACCCTTCTGTTATTATTTTGTAAACAAGATCAGTCATATCTTTGATGGTTTCCACATCATAATCAATAATAACAATATTGAATTTTTGTTCCACCATCACATCAAGCTCAATTCGATCAACAGAATCTAATCCAAGTTCTTTAAACGTCACATCTTCTTCATGAACTATATCTATTTCCGAATTAAGAAACTGAGTAATAATTATATCCTCTATTATCTTTCTGATTCTTACTTTTTCCATTGCTTTCTAATTTTGTTAAATAAGTATGTTTTTATGTTTTTCAATCTCTCTTTGTCTGTTTCAGAACTTCCGGTAAATAAATAATCCGGATTGCCTTTAGCCGGCGGCGTAGGCAATTTAGATACGGCAAACAACCAATCCATTTCCTTATTCTTCTTAGACTCCAAATAAGGCTCGGTAGCGATCTTAAATTTTTCAGCTATTAAGTCAAAGAGCTTTGAATTTTTAAGGTTCATATGAACTGAAAAAGCTTGAGAAGGCGGTTTCCATATGAAGTTACATAAGCTCATTGTATAATCTCCTGACTCTGCTATATAAGATTCCGTTACCTGAAGTATGACCTCTTTCTTGAATGAGGTGTTACCCATAAACCAACACAATCTGGATTCTGCTTCTTTTCTGCTGACACCTATGTCTTTTGAATATGATTCGTACATTCCTATCATAATCTTCAACGTTTCCAGAACCTCGTCTGTCATTTCCGGTGTCTCTATATAATTCACAAAAGACGTTCCCTTGTTGGTCAATCTCATCACGCCTGATTTTAATTTCTCAACCAGGCCAAGCTCTATATACCTCCCAGCATCTTCTTCCGGCATGGCTTCGATCATAACCGAATCCTTCTGTCTTATGGCAAGAAGATTGGCAAGATCATTAGGAGTCATGTCTGATGCTGCAAGTTGTCTGAAATTGATGTACATTCTTAATCAGCTTTAATAAAAATAACATTCTTGTTATCTTGTCTATCAACATGTCCACATGGACCAATAATTATGTCTGTACATGAACAAGAATCGTAATCTTCGAATATACACCTATCGCATGTATCACCTTCCACACATTTTAATCTTACAAGTCCGGCAGTAAATACTTCTCCTACTTTAAATTCCTTCTTTTCCATATTCCCTCCTTGTTTTTAACTGTTGTACCCTTCTTTAATAATCGAATTTCTACCGGTAGATACCGACTGTCGAAGATCGTCATGTACAGAATCTACCGTAGAATACTTGTTTCTGGTTGTAAAAATCACTTCCAGCATCTCCTTGTAATCACCTAAAGCTACTTCGTATCTCGGATCTACTTTGGCTTTTCTTTCGGCCTCGGCATTACTTTTAGCCAGTTCTCGGTCGAGGAGGTCTTCTTTGATTCGGTCAGCAATCATATCAAGTTCTTTTTTAATAACTTCTCCTGCTGCCCGAAGTTGACCTTCTACGTCACCAAGCTGGTCTTGGACGGTTCCTATTTCTTTCTTTAAACGATCGTATTCGTTAATCATACCCATATCACCTGCATATCCGGAAAAGTCCTTGATTATTCTGGTTCCTTCTTTAAGGAGCTCAATGACTCGTCTTTTGCGTTCTCTGCTTATTAAAGACGGAAGACGATAATTCATATCCGCTACTGCTTTATCATGTATGGAGTTGATTAAAAACATCTCTCTTTCATCCCCTGCGAACTCAGTAAGAACCAAAAGGAACTTACTTATCAGGTATTCGTTTTCTTCTACGGTAAGTCTCATACGTTTCTTTTTTTTAATATACTGACTGTTCTTCCTTTACCTCTTGTTCTTGATCTTGATTGTTCGTAACGTCTTCCACAGTATAGAGCTTGGGCGGCGTCGGCGGCTGGTTGGGGTTCACGAACTTCGTCCCTCCCTCCCCGTACATCCATCCATGCCCCGGCAGGATCTCTGGGTGGATTGTATTAGTAAGCTCTTCCATACTAACTTGCCTTACCTTCAGTATATGATGAAACACCAGTCCGGCTGTCCTGAATGATGTTTTGTTTTCAGTTTTAAACCGGTCAAGAGTCTGATACCAGTCTTTCCCAAATATCATATACTTGTCCAGCCCGTATCTGCGAGGATTATGCAAACCTATCATTAACGTACATAGTTGCCCCAGCGTATCAGACTGATAAAAGTCAGAAAGACGGGGAGGCTGCTCTTGAGGGCTTTTTATCCTTCCTTCTATCTCTCTGTTGAATTGGGATATGATGAGGAAAAATATGTTTTTATATACTAATTTAGCCTCGTTCATAACCGCCACCAAATCATCTATAGCCGACTTAGGATCCAATCCCATTCTTTTTATCAAAGCAATATGATCGACTTTAAATATTATAAGACGTTTGTCTTTATGCTTAGTAGCTATATGATATACAGCCGCCTCAAACTCTTTTACCGTACACGGAGCATCGATGTATATTATATTATTTCTGATTTCACCTTGAAGGATTTCAAACATCCTCATCTCTTCTACTGTATTAGAATCTTGCCTTCTTAATATTTCAGGAGCCCGCTTTTTCATATCCTGGCTCATTCTACGAAGAAGAAGATCTTGAGGATTCATTTCGAACTCGCAATTAACAAGAAAATAATCTTCTGCTTGCGGGTTGATCATCGGATTCATCACATTTTCCAGTATCTTTTGGGCCACATACGATTTACCTACAGATGGCCGGGCTCCTATGGCAATAGCATGTTGGGGAAAAATACCTCCAAGCAAAGCCTCATCAATATAATCGTATCCGGTTTTAGCGGGGATAAGCTCTCCCCGCCTGTATTTCAAGATATTCTCATACGCCTCTTCCATAACCTGTTTAGAGGTTTTGAATATCCTTCTTATATCTATCCTATTTGCTATCTCCTCTTGCATTTTTGTCACCTTTTGTATCCGATTTGGATCCCCTATTAGCTTTTACTGATTTATACCTAAGACCGTTCTTGGTATGAGAACAATCCTTGCCTTTTCTCCAGCCCTTACCCTTCTTCTTGTCCGTTTCGTAATTTTTACGACCAAGCTCTCGGCGTTTGGCTTTCTGTTCCGGTCTGGCATTTATCTCCTTGTCCTTTTTAGCCTTTTTCTTCCTGGCTTCGGGATGAGTCCTGTAGTACTCTGTTGATCTGCCCATGTGCTTATATTTTTTTTGATTAATAATAGCACAAAGATAGGCAATTCGCGCCCTATTTCAACCTGCCGTAGCTCATATCAGGATCACACCAGACATACCCGTCTTTCTCATCATGAAGATACTCAGGACATCCTCTGCATGCGCTACTGCCTGACACTATTTGATTGTTTTTGTTAGGGCACTTATCTCCAGGCTTATGCCATTCTATTCTCGAACCTGATCGCTCTTTGTTTACATGACAGAACTGAAAGATTTTCCCCATCGTCTTCTCTCCGAACATACCTATATGTGTGTACTCTTCCGGTATAGAGAGAAATTCAGATAAATCTTTATACATCCTTTCCCGTTCCTCCGGCGTAGACCATAGTCTGTCAAGTTCGGCATGGACTCTTATCTTAAGAGACCTCAGTGATGGCCCCGCAAGCCGGCCTTTAGCTTTTCCCTTATTCGGCCCTGATTCATGAACACCGACATAAGCGTTGCATGGTTTGCACATCATAACCATCCCTAAGCCTTTTCTGCTATATATTTTATCGGCATTTACCAGCTCAGTTTCTCTTCCGCAATAAGGACAAATTTCGCCTCTTAAAACCCGTTGTTGGCGCTCATTAAGTTCCATACCCTATTCTTTTGTTTTTCTTTAAACTTTTCATACAAACTGCTTTCAGTTTCCATTTCTGATATCTCTATCTCTACGTCCTCTCTTTTGAAAATCACTTTCTTGGCTGTCGGATACGCACATTTAGAGATACGAATAGCATTACGAATAGCGTAAACAAAATACGTTTCTGGTGACGATTCGATCACCACTACCTCATTTAAAGTATTTTTATAATTTTCCATGTTGTTATCTACTTGTTTCAATTATATAACCCGGATGATCTTCACACGCCTCTTTGTATTCGATAAGAAACTTAAGAAATGAATCATAAGACCCCCATCCGTTTTCCGGCTCGTATCTCAAAAGACTTTTTCTCTTAGAGATCATAATACATATACCTTTTGTAAGTATATTCTTCATCTCATTGGTATATATTTCTTTATACAATTCTTCTGGTCTCCAAACATAATCGTACAGCGTTTCTTTATTTTCCGATACGAATATTCTTTGTGCCATCTTGTTCATGTTGTGGGTGATGTTTGCAACCCATTCACGATCCTCTTCTTTCTTCTTGTTCTTAATATAAACATCCAGGCTCATGATATTTTTCTTTTATCTTGTTACTAATTATCAAATCTGCCACATCATCTCCGTCTCCTACATTTTCAACATTTTGAAGATAGTCCGATACTTTTATCCTTGACTTCATCATCATCCCATCTATCTTTTTACTCCATGTCTCAAATGCTTGTCCTTTGTCCGGAAAAGCTACAGTCTTTCTATCTTTTAAAACATCTATCACTTCCGGCCTTAGATTCTGCAACCCACCGGTAGCTACAAATAACTCATCTGGTTTATTCACAGCGCATATAATAGCCGTCTTTTCTGATTCCACCAAATTAACCACCTTATCCGGATACTGGCTTAGAAGATGTTCTCCAAACAGGCATTGTCTAAACAAGAAGTCTCTTGCATGCAACGAGTGATAAAACATAACATGAGGCCGCTCATTGTCACCGTCTTTTTCCTTCACTCTTTTTACATCAATCTCATTCCCCTGGCTGTCGGTCTTTATACAAAAGTCCATGATCTTGCCGGTTCTGCATACAAAATCTTTGTCTATCTGCCAGAATATACAACACCCTTTCCATCCCCATAAGTCCATTGTTCCAACATGATACCTTCTAAATACGTCAGATACCCTTTCTTTTCCCCATAGAGACGATAAAAATCTAAATACGGTGTTTCTATCGTCTGGAACTACAGTCCTCTCAAACTCGCTAAAAGGTATGTAATTTACAACGTCAGGATTTACAGGAGGACGATAAGCTCTTATGCACTTATTTCCCGAAATCCAAAGATCTTTGTCACCTACATCCTTGCCGGTAGGTCGTTTATCATAACCGCAAGTTCGTTCATGATCGCATCTTCCAAACTCATTGCCAACGACCTGACCGGTCGCCACATCAATATAAGGGGTAAGGCACCGGCTTTTCCCGCAAGCCGGGCAGGTTAGCTTCAGTCGGCTCCTGCCAGGCCTGCGGTCAAGTTGAAACCGAGGTACGTTTTCGTATTTTCTAAAATCAAGCATCCTTAGCTCCTCTCATTGCTTTTTATATCATGAACCTTTTAGATATTTCCTCTGCAATATCATATACAACCGTATGATCCTCTTCATTGTATGGTTTATTGATATTCAACACTCCTTTTCTCACTTTGAATTTCTTATCTTTTCTAAGGTGATTCAACATACCTTGTTGGAACACACAGTCCGCCTTTTCAAGTGCTACACTGTCTTCTGTCCATTCTTTCAGCGTATATCCTTTACTGCTCGTGCTTTTTGGAGAAAAGTTCATAATACGTGCATCAATGCCATACCATGCTTTAACCATTCTTCTTTCAGCTTCCAATTGGAATGCATATGATTCCCATATTCCTCCCGATTTAAAGTCAAGAATGACCACTTCTTCTTTTTCCACTTCTCTTACTTCCTTCTTCGGATCACCTTTTTTGAACTGTCCGGTAGCCCTTTGATACACGGCTCCAAAATAACCTTCTTCTTTGTATTTGAATGTCATTTTAACCATCGCATCAATAGGTGTTGCTACAAGGTAATCCTCTAAAGAAAGGATTCTTTCTATCATCATCGGTTTCACCTTGTAATCAGAACAGAATTTGGCAAACTTCATGACCCTGACAATCATATCGTCAAGATCATCTATGCTATTAAAGAACCGATCAAGATTTTTCTTAGATATCTTCAGCTTGCCTTCTTGCACTGTCTTAACCACAAAGCTTCGATTTAAGACCATATCTCTACCTGTTAGGTACAATCCGTATAAGTAGTGCATGATCGTTCCCTTATCGGCTTCATACTGCGCTACCTCTTCTGGATTGCGACCAAGCATCTTTATCTCTTGCTTCCATTCCTGAAGTGCTGTCTTATCATCTACATACCCATCTTTGATTAAAGTTGTTACCGAAGCATATATCTTAGCCGTCCCATCATCCATCTTTCTTACATAAAAACGATTATCGTCTAATGTCAATCTTACGAATTTGGGGGTCTCAATCTTCTTTAACTCATCACAGATATAAAACGGCTCTAATGTTTCCTGATTTTCTGTAAACGGATTCGAATCTTCTTCTCCAGGGTTAGGAGCGGCTTCCTCCGCCTGAGCTTCCGGTTCCTCCTTCTGGACCGGCTCTGGCTCAGGCGCCGGCTCTTTAACTACTGGAACCTGTCCGCCTCTTTCTGCTATGTCTCTGTTCTTTATTAAAGACATAACCTCCTTCTTCAACTGCTCTGGTGTTTGGTTAGGATCTGACACCGACATCACAACATCGTTCATTCTAAACAACGTATTTCCCTCTCCTTTCACCATAGGTACAAACCCTAAATCTGTCAATATTTTTATTTTCTCTTTCATGATCTTCCTCTAATCAATTCTTCTTTAATACAATGTAACACTGTTTCCACTTCATCTTTATCTTTATCTTTCACTGCGATAGCTATATCCTTACCATAACTCTCTCTCTGTATGTGAGCATAAAAGATAGTTTCATTGTCAGCTTCTATTCTTATTTTATAAAGTTTTCTCATATCTGTCAATTATTTCAATAATTAATCTACCTCTTTCTTTAATCATTCCCCTGTTTTCCATATCCAGTACCTTCTTTACCGCATACTTCCACACAAAAGGAAATTCTGTTTCAAGTTTATCAAATTCCATCCTGTCAAGATACATGTCGAATACCGTATGCTCCGATTCATGTAGGAAAACTATATTATCCCTGCAAGTAGCAACCGACTTATATAACCTTTTCGGAAGTATGTGACATACGTTACATACTGTAGGAAAATGAATAGCCTTACCGGTCATAGACATTCGAATAGTACTCAACTCCTCCAACATAAGACGAAAAAACCCGGATAAATCCGGGTTCTCTAACTTTTTCTTCTTGCTGCTGTTTTTAATGGATGTAATTCTGTCTTTTTTCTTCGGAGTCAACTCTTTGCTCCTGCAAGCCTGGCATAAGCCATGACTTCTTATCATTACTTTTCGTCCGCATTTTTCGCAGACGTATAGCTTCTTTTCCTTGCTTTCCATTCGAATAATAATGATATTATTGAAAAGAATAATCCCGCTGAAGCCAGTAGATAAGGTACGTTCATTAATAATTTAGATACCTCGTCTGTCTTAATCACTATCAGAAGGAAAGCGCCTGCTGAAAGCAATGATATTATCGCCACAACAAGCGCTATGTTGGAAACTACATCAGCCTTACTCTTCACTCTTCTTCTCGCCTAATTTTTCAGCTCCCTTCTGAAGATCGTATTTAAACACTTCAATGATTTTCGTTTCCACAATAGACTCGCAATTCCAGTCTCCTAACGTACCCTGCATACCTTTAGTCAACACAGCCTCAGCGTCTTTCGGATTGCCGGCCTGGATATACATATAGCATGGAGTTTTCTTTTCTTTACCTTTCTTTTCATCCAGTGTAATGTAATTCACCTTACACTTATACCAGTACTCAGCTTCTCCGTTGAAAAAGATTTCCGACACTTTAATAGGATTAATTTTTACAACCTCGAAAGAATTGTACAAATCCTTAAAGATCTCCAACGATCTTGATTCTGCCTCTGTGTAAGACAAGGCATCTACCAAATACTTTTCAGTTACTTTCTTTTTTTTGCCGTTCTCGATATTATCAATCTCGGCTTTTACTGTGATTTCAAACCAACGATTCATGTCTATATTTTTATTCAAATTAATCAATCCATTTCCTTTTGTACCATAAAGCGTTTACACCTTGATAATTTCAATTTCTTGTATGTAATATCTCTTTGGTTTTTACCATCAATATCTCGAATATTAAAACTACCGGTTTTACGCCTTGCAAATATAAAGTAATAACTGTTTTCAAACATAACCCTATCAAACAATCGGAAACCAAAAACTTCAAAAGGAGATTGATTTGGTCTTTTTATCCCTCCTTTTGGAATCTTTTGTTTATGGATCTGACGATTATGTCTTCTTACTAATCTTACTTTATAATAATAACCTAACCTTATAGCATCAAAGTTTTTAGAAATAACAAAAGCATCTGAAACATGAGATTTTTCAATACCATGTTTAATCCTATTGTATTTTGTAACATAACCGAAAGTCATAGAAATGTTGTCGTATTTAGATTTTAGTTCTTCATACAATCTCCATTTCATTATTCCCATTACGGCTGCGTCGCGAAGCGACGATCCCCGTTTGATCTTTAAATCTATATTACCTTTATGGTATTCTTTATGACAAGTTTCACATAAGGTAATAAGATTAGATGGGGAATCTCCACCTGTCTTTCGTGATTCAATATGATGAACATTCAATACTGGGTCTTTTGACTTTCCCTTACAATGCTGGCATTTATGTCCATCTCTTGCTAAAACATATTCCCTAACGTTCCAAAATCCAAGTTGATCACCCTCCTGATATTCTTTACCTGATATATTAGGATTGTTAATCTTTTGAGTATCAAATTGAGCTACTTCGATAACAATACGAGATATTGGTAATATAGAACATACATTGTCAATAACACGAATATGGGCGTCTACTTTGTATTTCACCGAAGGTGCTACCCATCCCGGACGCTTACTTTTTATTCTATTATCAAAACGAGGTTTTCTATATCTCAATCTATTTCGTCTTGATCTTCGTAGCTCCCTTCTGGTAGACAAAAGATCTACAATATCATTTCTAAGGATTACTTCACTACTGTAAAGTTCTTTGCTTTTCGTTGTAGCCGATAAACCAACATGTTTAGTACCAGCATCAACGCCTAACACAATTTCTTGTTTGTAATCAGATGTTACGTACATTAATTTGATGGTAAACGGACATAGGTTTACAACGACTGCTTTGTTTGATTTGAGCAGTCTCCTAACCTTTCCATGTCTTGTTGTTGGCATCATAGGTTTACCATTTATGTCTTGTACGTACACCATATCTACAAACGTTTTTAATGTTTATTCAACATAAGTCAGAGTAAAAACTCTGTTAGTACCCATCGCCAATGTTATTTAAGGTTTTTTTGTAAGCAACACTATAGCTCGAATACAACCATTGTTTAATCACTTACCTTAGAGCTACAGACTTGGGTAAACATCCGTAGGTAACTATATATTCTCAAATAACGTAGTGTTTATTTCAACACTTAGGCTAATAATCGGAATAGCTTTTGGCTATTATACATAATACGATACAAATTGTTTATGATTTGTATGAGTTATGTATTATTCTCGATTATTTACTATCGTGGCCACGAAATACTTACACCCCTCTAAGTGCGTCAGGGCTTCAATCATAGCTTCTTTTATCTCTTTTTCTTCCATTCTGTTTGTTTTTTTGGACAAAGATATGTCTTTTGATAATAAAAAAGATTCAAAATGATTTAATTTAGCTTAATTACTGCTCTTTTGATTCGTCCGGTATAGGCATGTCAAACTTTTTTCTGATAAACGACTCTGTTTCTTCATTGAATGGATAGGCTTCCTTAATAAAATTCATAGCTACCTCCATATCACCGTCTGCTATATCTTTATACCTTTCAAAGATACCAACCAGGTCATTGTTATATGAACGCTCTTGTTTTATGTTGTACACGTATTTCAACACCCTGTCTTTAATTTCATTGGCTTTTTTCACGGTGTCATTGAAGGTATTTATACTTGTCAATTCAGGGTTTTTATTTTTCTCATCTATCTTATCAAACTCTTCCTTGCTATATCCTGTTTCTCCTTTAACAGCCGGGCAAACACCCTCCTTCATGATCCAAAACTGTTCATACGATCCTGCCAGATATCTCGATTCTGTTTTAAATGCATTATACTTGACAAGCAAATTAGCCACCTCAGTTGCACCTCCTATGGTTCTAAAACCGATGCCGATATCTTTTAACTTGACACACTCCCATCGCTAAAGCAAATGGGATTCTTGGATACAAACGCAAGAAACCCCGATATTGCTATCGCTGGAATTACTCTTGCTCTCCAATTCGGAAATGCCCTTCCGAAGTATATTACGGGCTGCAAGAACATCACGGTCGTTTACCGCTCCGCACGACGGGCATACCCACGTGCGGTCGCGTAACGACAGTCCTTTATTAATGCAGCCACATTCGCAAGTTTTGGAAGAAGGATACCATTTGTCAATCTTGTGTACTATCACTCCATACTTTGAAGCAACATACGTAAGTTTGTCAATAAAAGAAGAGTGACTGAGATCGGAAACCTTCTTTCCCCACAAACGTTTCATTCCTTCAATGTTTAGATCTTCAATAAAAATATAATCATATTGTTTGCATAACTGGTGTGCTAATCCCCATTGAAAATCCGATCGAAGATCGTTTATTTTACGATACGTTTGTTGGAGTTCAAACAGTCTCCTTCTTCTATTGTTGGATCCTTTCTTTGCATTAGAAAGCCGTTTGTTTAATTTTCTAATCTTGTTTTGATATTGTTTGAAGAATAGTGGAGAATCGATTTTGCTACCATCGCTTTTAGTTAGATAAGTTTTCAGGCCAAAATCCAACCCTATAGATGCACCATCATGTGTCTTTCTATAAGAGTTTATAAGATTATGATCTGTAATAATTATCAGGCTATATCGATAGCATGTTTCTCTAACTATTCTAATTTGTTTAACATTACCTTCGTAGACTCTACTGTATGAAAATCTAAATCGTTTCTTCCCTTTGTTAATTGTTAAACAATTACCATTCAGGGTAAACCCACCTTGTTTGAATACAAAAGAATTGAATTTTTCCGGTGATTTAAACTTAGGAGGTCGTTTAGCCAATTTCTTAAAGAAACGATTATAAGATTCATCAAGACGTTCAAGTATTTCTTGCACTGTTTGGGAATGAAGAAGATTTCTTTTTATCCTTTTTGCAAAATGCTTTTTCATTTTACTAACTGAGATATATTTTCCAAACAGTTTGTAGTATCTACGTTGTAGAGCTAAAGCATGATTCCATACAAAACAACATTCTCGAAGCATTTTGTCGAGATACTTCGTTTTCTTGGAATGATAGATGTTGTATTTGTATGAAATCATTTTTTTTATCTGTAATTTTGATTCAAAATTAATCAAACCAATTCATCCACCTTCTAAAGTATGGTGGTTTTGTTGGTTAAATAATCATAAATACCGGAACTCCAGTTCTTGGATACACGACTTCTTTTTTGTTCTTTATATTCCAGTTTTTAGCTTCAATTGGAATACCTTTATTAGCAAGCTCTTTGTCTATATACAGACTTATGTCTTCGTCTGTCAATGCCACAATCTCATCTCTGCTTAAATCAAAAACTGTTTTCATTTTTCTTTATTTATTAAATTAAACAACTTACTTCTTTGTTCAGGCTCCGTATATTCTACCCATATATCGGCCGCCACATTTCTAAGAAATTCCATAAAGTCTTGATGATCCCTGTATTCAGCAGAATCAACTTTTCTCACAAAACTTAGAATTTCCTTTAACATCTTATTGTTTTCTTCAAGAAGTTCTCTGTCGGTCATAACCTTTCATATTTTCTTCTTAACTCATTTTTACCCATTTGGCATTATCAGGTATTAAATCCTTAAATTCTTCTGGGATTTTCCCTTGATGCCACCAATCATTGGAAATGATTTTTCTCCCATCATTTGAAATAGCCTCCATCATTCTTCCTCCCATACCCATGAATCTTCGTGTTTTGTTGTTTGTATTGGGAACAAACGGATTAGCTATCCATGATTCTCCATCTATAATCAACCAATTGGGATTATTCTTATTCTCTTCATATAGTCTGATCCAAAACGCACAAGAATAGCAAACTCCATCTCGTTCCATAATAGACCGTATAGGACATTTACAAAAATGTTCTGGATTCATGCTATGTATATTATTTTGCCCCGACCCATCTTCGCAGCCGCATTTGGGACATATTTTCTTCTTTTCGCTTTCCATATTGCTTATGCTGTTTTTAAGGTAATAGATCATCTAAATAAGCCCATGATTCCATTTCATCTAATCTGTATAAAATACATCCTGGACGGCTGGATATAAAAGTTTTGTTCTCTTCCAATATACCCATAATTGGACTCTTTGATCCTATTGTTGATTTCTTGGGGAGAAACACAATAAAACGGTGGCAATCTGGAATTACTGTTATAGAATGCCACACGCTGTTAATGCGCCACTCTGCACCAGCTTTAAAAAGAGGAATAGCATATTCTTGTTCCATGTCTATTTAGTTTTGAATTAATGTGAAAAGAGCAATTATAGCCGCAACTGATATAATAGATAAAATAACGTTTGCCAATGCATGCTTTAAGAGGCGCCTTTCGAGATTTGCGATATGCTTTCTTAGTCCTTCGCAATGTTTTTTTGTAGATTTGGATTCTTTGAGTTCTTTGTTGTATTTTACCATATTTTTGTCGCACCATTTCATTATATCAGCACTTGCTTTGTTAAGCATATCTCTGATTTTTTCATCATCATAGAATGGTATTTCAACATCAACACAAGTATTTGGCCTGTATAATAATCCGTATGTATCAAAGCACACTTTCAATGTGACAACTTCAGGCTTAGCCATTTCTTCGGCTTGTTTCTTTATCTGCTCATCTGTTGCTTCGGCTTTAGCTTTAAGCTCATTGTAGTCTTCTATATTCAGCAAAGCCATGTTTTCAAATTCTGTATTCATATCTACTATTTCTTATTTAGAGTGAATGTTTGCCAAATGCTTTATCCCAACGCCTGCTTGCTATCTGTACACATACTACCAACGCATCACGATATTTACGGGATTAGATGGTTCTTATGTGGCGGATGTTGATAATCCTAACAACGCATTCGTACTGATTTTTGCAAACTGTTCACTCAATTATTTTTAATTTTTAATTAATTCAACTCCTATAATATCTTCGTAATCAATATAGTGCATCATTGAAACACCGTTGTCATCATTAGCCATTATTTCAACACAAGCAGAACATCTATTGAATGCACCTTCGATTGTTATACCTGTTAATTGCCTAAAGAATCCTAAAAATTTCTTTGGCCTGATAATCCTAATACGGACAAGATCATTCCAAGTTATTCCTTTATATTCACAAATAGATTTAAACTTCTCGGCTGTCATAATTCGATTATTTTAGCTGTTAGTCATTTTTTGGAATCCAGTTATCCGTATCACAGTGAAAGCAATATCCGGTTTTAGGATGCTCCGCACCGTCTTTAGCTCCGCAGGTTCCGCAATAATATTCCTTATCATATTCTGGGGAAAGACCTTTATTTCGTTCTTTGATAACAGCTTTTCTTTCTTCGAGCATCATCATTTTATCAGGATTACGACTCAAATAAAACTTTCTGACTTTATGTATTTGCTTATCAAACAGATCATCGGACTCGGCAATTTGTTTTGCTGTATATTTACTCATGCTCAATTATTTTTAAAGTTTATCTATTATTTTATCACCCATTTCCTGCCATTCATCACTCACGCTTATAACCAATCCTATGACAGTGAATGATAATAGCAACGTAAAAATAAGCCATAACAGAAAGCAGATAAAAACACATACATACCTCATGATTTTTTAGTTGTTAGATAAAAGCAAAATCGGTTCATTTGACTCCGCAATTGCTTTTATTTGTTCTGGATTGACAAAACTCTTAACTTGTTCGCTTATATTACAAATGGACTTGATCATATCAACGAATAATTTCGAGGTACATTCGTTACACTCCACTTCCATTACCTGTTTATGTCTATTGTATGATATGCTCGTTACACAATTCAGCCAGTGCGCATAGGTTCCTTTTTCTGTATTTAACCTGCTGTATTCTACTTTTGTCTCTCCATTTCCATATTCAATTACTCTTTTTAGAAATGGTTTTGCATAAACACTAAAACCGAAAGGTTGGGTGTTTAAGGCATCTAAACGGAAAGTTCCATCTCTCCATTTTCCATTTTCATCGCCTCCTGTCCATTCCTTAGAGGGGTTAGGGACAATATTTCCGTTTTTGTCATAGGAAAACACGCAATTCGTTTCCAGTTGATACTTAATAACAGGCACTTCTTCTACTATTTTATAACTCAAACATCTCTTCAGAACTTCCCTGATTTGACTTTCCAAATCAGAAAGTGCTATACTATTGAAATATCCTTCGTTGCCTAATCTGTTTGTAGGTAATTTGATCCCATAAGAATGAATCTTATCCACATCTTCTTTTGACAAGGTAGTGGTAAACACTCCTTCTTTGGTGACATTCACTTTAACAGTTACAGACAAACTGTTATTAGCGTTCTTTTCCGTTATATTTAGTGTTGTTAATGCTGCCATAATCAGATCTTTTTTAAATCAATTTGAATAAATATAATGCATTCCTGCTTCATATACCTTATGTACATCAGGGTCATTCTTGTCTTCCGGTTCCAATTCACTCTCTTCACAAGTATAATCCCATTCAGTATTATAGTACAAATCCTCGTCTGTTTTCTCCAAGGAACAATCTTTCATTAGATTCATATTTTCTCCCCAGACTACAACTTCTTTCTGTTGCTCTTCTTCTGTCATAAGAGATATTTTGTCTTTCAATTCTTTCCAGGTCATGATTTTTAAAAGATGATTAATAATTCATTCTACATCAAAAAGTTGATCTAACACCAATAATTCGGCATCCATATCTTCATCTTTCGGGAAACGAACTTTTATATTTCCAAACTTAGATGTCTTAAACAAGATGTAGGGGTTCATATCTTCGGCAGTCACCGGCTTATATTCCTTAACTTCCGACATCTTGAGATACCAGTCACCTATTTTTACAAACCCAGAAAAGATAGAACACAGATGCGCTTTTACAGACTGTATCTCCTTTTTATCTTTGAAAGGTATAATTTCGTCCTTTCCCCTTATCCTGATTGACAAGAAAGGACGAATGTTATCTGTTTCATTTTGAAATTTGAAGCCTGTTATGGCTTGCTTGGGGATTCTTCTTCCCATTAATATAAAATAGCTCATTGTGATAAGTGATTTTGTTTTATATCAGGTAAGTAATTTGTAATAACATCAAGTGATATCCATAACTCTGGCTCTATGCTATTTTTTATTCTATCACTGAAAAGAGAATTATCATCACAATCACAATGAGAGATTGTGATATAACAATCTTGATAATCCCACCAATGAGCCGATTTAAAATCGTCTCCTCCATTCCAAAACCCTATTCTTATACCTCTTGGGTTGAAATCTTCATCTATCCAACTTGGGTGATAAGCCAACACTTCTTCTCCCTCTGAAGGTTTTTCCTCTTTGAATTTCTTCCAGTTCATCTCACCTTTAATTAATTAGACACAAATATACAAGTTTTACTAAGATGCCCTTCTGTCATCTCTTTGACATACTCCCACACCTAAAGTTCGCGGTAGTATGTCAATCTATTGATTTCTTCCCAATCTTTTTAATCTTTGTTGGTCTTAACAATCGATAATCCTTTTCTATCGGCCTATCGAATACGTCATTCCTATATCCTTTATATCCTTTCTCGTAAATACTAACCCTTGCACAAAACTCAACCACGTCGCCTGGTAATAAATCGGCGCTTTCGAATCCTTTTGTCAAATCAAACCACAAATGATCTGTTACTATTTTATCATCGAGTAACACGTCTTGTAAAAGTATTGTCTTTACAGGTCCTTTATACCCATCCCTGAATCCAAAACGAATGAATGTCGCTGTAAATACGTGCCGTTCTCTTGATCCTATTATTTTCAGTTCTTTTCTCATCCTCTTTCATTTATTTGTTTCACTTATGAAATTGACAACATCCTTTAGATATCCTTCTGTCATCTCTATGAAATTAACACAATCTAATTTGCTTAACTTGTAAATCAATGCCGGATTGTGTATTATGGCTATAATTTGTGTTTGTGGTTTATGGAATGACAATACATTATAAATTTGCATTATGTTATCAATATCAAGATTCCTGTCTGGCTCATCCATGAGAACCGTGTATTCAAAACTGCTTTTTGTTAATGCTATGCGGTTTCTTTTATAATACTTCAACAGGTTATCAATTCTTTTAATCCAAAACGCATTTGATTTTTTCTTGTATTCTACAAGATCTTGTATTGGAAATGTATAATCCTTTTGACCGAACATTAAATTGAAAAGTGATTCCAATGATAACACCACTTTCTCTCCATAAGATCTTCGAATATTATTCACATACAAATCTAAGTTGCTGATGTTTTTCAATACGCTATCTCGATTCATCTCCGCCGATGGCAATAAACGGAATACTTTCCCTGCATAATCGGATGATATGTCAATCCCATCAAAAACCTTATCATCGTCATCAAATATAGGTGGAAAATCCAGTGCCTCGGTCGGCATTTCAGAGCACATGGATTTCTCGCATAACGCATACATTGATATGATGTTAAGCAAGGTTGATTTTCCGCTACCGTTTTTACCTATAATTACATTCACTCCTGGCTTGAAAATAAATTCTCTGCCATTTTCAAATGCTTCTATATCCGAAACATATTCAAATGGAGTTTTTGTATTGTCTTTTATTTTTACTGATGTTATCATTGTAATCCTTTTTAAAAATCAATTACCGTCCGAACCATGTCTCCGATGTGCTTGTTGCCGGTGCCCGTGAGGCCACTGGAGAAGACCACGTACCACGCGACGGCCTGGCTGCTCTCAGTACTGGACCAATACCACGTCGAGGAGAGGGGAGATGCCGAAACATAAGTGAATGCTTTGTTTAGTTCGTCCATATAATGGGCCATTAAATTTAATTGACCAAGAGATGGTATATACTCGCCATCTTCCAGCAGATTTCTCAATTTTGGATTTCTGGCTACAAGGCGTTCCGTATTGCCGCGTCCGTCAATGTCAAACAGCGCATCACATTCACGTTCGTAATATGTCCCACTTCCGGATTCTTCACGGCTATCATCGTCAAGCAATTGTACGATATCATGCTCCGTCAGTGAGATTGCAAATGACATGTATCTGTGCTTCAACCCAATGTATCGTACACAATCTTTGGAGTTATCGCCGGTAAACGGCTCAGCGTGTCCATTTCCGTAGATTAGATACAAACCATCTTTTCTTGATGGTACTCTATTTTCACATACGCATCTTTCATTTTTGGGACTTACAATTATGTTCAACCCATTCAACACATGATCTTTTATAACCTCCTTACATATTCTTCTTACAAAATCATAATCTCTTTGTTTAAGCTCATCTGCTACCATACATCTGATCCAATGTTCTATCTGATTGTTTCCTCCGTATGTATTAAGCATACACTGTTTTACGAGTTTTTCCAATAATAGCTCTATGTTTTTGATTATATCTTCTTTGGTAAGGTGAAGTTCATTTAATATATAGTTCCTTACTGCCTTGTATTCTTTACTTGTGCTCATAATATATCTACTTAATACTGTGAATTATATTTTTTTTCTCTCTCCCACTATCTTCCCCTATAGGATTATTCCATCCGTATTTTACAGCCGTAGCTCTAAATAGAGGAAGTCTATAAAATCTATAATCATTCTCAAGATGAGCATATACTGTTGATTTCATTTCAGTTCTTTAATTAAAGCATCCGCATATATTACAGCTAATTCAGCCGCCTTATCACACGCTTCCAATATTAATTCACCGTGAGGTCCACGTCCTGATACGGATGTGATCGGAAGCATGGTTTTTGCCATCTCGTATCTACGTTGTTCCCAATCTACATGGGTGTTACACGGTTCTTGATTGACCTGTATATATCTTCCTTCAATATTAGAAGATCTTAATGTTTCCGCATTCTCTTCGCCGAATGCAACCAGAATAGACCCACATCCTGGACTTTCACCTATTGTTCCATCTTCTCTGTGGAATTTTATCCTTCCTTTCATGAACAATATACCTTTTGCTTTCGGGAATACAACATCCTGAAACATCTTATTGTCAAGACGATTAAAAAGAAGAGCTATTCCATTATTGTGCTCTACCATACGAGTAATAAAATGCTCTATAGTCGGTCTTGAATAAGGTGGGTTTAACCATACCCTTCCTTCCCATTTTTGTTTTAATCCATCTTGCTCTTTGTTATACATAACCCTGGCTGTCCTCCATAACGGACGCATAGGCGCACATGGATCTAAATCAAATTCCCCTAAAGCGTCTATAATTTCTTTAGGTGTGTACCATTCATCTGTACTGTTTTTAGATTTCTCAAATGATGTATTCATATATCTATGTTTTATAAGTTAATCCCATCCTCCAGTAGTGTACAAAGATACATCTTCCTCCTCTACGTTTATACCTTTAATAGCCTGTAGAAGTTTTTTCTTTGTCTCCCGGCACATATTGTAACCATATCCTTTATACCGATATGAGCGCTCCCATGTACTTACCGGAAAAGGGATATTCTCGTCAATAACCAGTCTCTTCATATGAAGATGTTCGAAGAATTTCTCATGATAGAGTAGTTTGTACTCGTATGCTACTATACTTGCAGATGAGAATGGAAAATAATCATCTTCTTTTTCTTCGTATTTAGGCTCCTTATAGTAGGCCATTTTTGCCACAGTAAAGTCGAAGCTCCTGAGAATCTCTTCTGGCTTTCCGAACTCTGACTCTATGAACTCTACCCATACCTTTTCTCCCTCTTTCTGGAATGCGTATACCTTCTCATTCCTATACTTAAATTTCCATCCTTCTTTCTGATGTCTTCCATCATTGAACAAATTAACAGCTTCCTGAAAATCGCTTTCACTTTCAAAGAAAATATCAATATCTTTTACTCTTTCTCCAGAAAGAATATTCTTAAAACATCCACCAGCTATGAACCCTTTGTGGCCTTCCATATACTTATCAAGCCATCTTATTTGCCAGAAATTATCTGGAGTATCTATTACAAAATTATTCATATCGTTTGTATTTTACTGTTACCAAGCGAGATAAAAATTCCGCTTCACAATAATACAGTGAGTGTAATTGCTCAGGTTGATTCCGTTGTCCGTAAATGTATCCAGGACTCGTTTTTCCACGTATTTGAGTTTTACCATTATCCCCTTCTTAAACACTTCTATTAACTTCTCATTGCACTCAATAGGTCCAATAAGACAGTATCTATTCGAAGGACTGTCTGATATACAATATGTCTGACATCCTAACATGTTGCTTAAAATTACTTCGTTCATAATTTCTCTATGATTCTAATATGGTGTCTACAAACTCCGTTATTTTATCAACGGATTCTTTTGATAAGGTATATCTTCTCCAATCCCATCTAAAATGCGCTTTTGGGAGATTTTTAGTAGAATATTTTTCATTTCCGTCCTTGTTAGTCCATTCGTAATTATCCTCCGGATCCGCCACTTTTATCCCCGATTTAGGTCCGTTACGAAAGCTATATAGCATTCTTATAACCGATTCAAAATCCGAACCTATATCAAATAGCATATGATACACCTTGTTTATTAAAGCCCTATCAGCTTGTTCCAAGTCTTCACCAAACAACTCTCTTACACTCCAATTTTTCATTTCTGAATAACGAATGAAATTAAGTTTCCCTTTTTCTATATTAGGATTTTTTCTTGATAATACAAGCTCCAAATCTTTCACAAATGATTCTTTTAGCTTCTGTTGTCCTAACAAGGCGGCGTATTTACTTACTATATCCATTATCCAAAGTTTTTTAATATTGCTCCAAACGAATCATATTTAACCCCTAATACATCATGCGCCTTTTGGGATCCACATTCACATTTTCCTACCTTCTGTCCTGATCCACACCCGCATAAGTCTATTCCCCAATGGTTGACGCAGTGGTCGCAGCAGCAGGACTGGTGAAGCCATGTGGCATCACCAGCATCCAAATCCAATTTTTCAAATGTTTCCCAAAACATGCTATTCGAAGCACCATTATCAAATCTGATAGTGACTGCGCCGCATTTACATTTTTGTATGTATTCTATTTCCATATATGTTCCATTTTCAAAATTTCTGGGGACAAATATTCTTGCAACTCCAATTTGCGTATTGGGACAAGACAATCCAGATGTTTAGCGTCCATTTCTTGCCTATTCTCATCTACCCACATTAAAGTATCTTTACTGCTACATTCCGGACATTTGTCAGCTCCACATGGAAGAAGCATTTGTGCTCCACATAAGACACATCTTACCCAGTCTCCGTGCTGCACCCCTTCGTATGTTCTTGTTTTCATATTTGTCATTTTATCATTTACAACTTTCACTTCTTCGCTCCACAAACGTCTCTTATATATCGGAGTGATGCCGATCAGAATACCACTATCTTCACCCCAATACTGAAGTGTTTTGGACTCAATTTTATGATGCAATTCCTGTATTCCTCCTTTGTTTCTGTCATAAGGATAAAAATCAGATAATTTTACCATTTTCATTTTTCTGGATTTTCAGTAGTTCCTAAAAGACATTCATTACCCTCAAAATGAATACAATAATCCCATAATGTTCCATTGGAACATTCGTACTTATAAGGCAATCCATTATAATCGTCCACAATTTCCCTTGCAAACAAACTGATATTCCATTTTTTATTTCCTTCTTTTCTTACCAGCACTTTGTCAAACGGCTTAAAATCATATTTCGGCTCTTCTTTAATCCAGAAGAAGCGTTTCAGATATTCTTTTGCTTTAGGATTTTCGCTTTTCTTTAACGCTTTAATCATCTTCTGTTTTTCCGAATCTGTTGCAAGTCTATAACATTCTATGTGGTTTTCGTGTGCAGCCAAATTATCCGATATATTAAGACTTTTTCCCGCTGCAAGACTCGCATAAAAAGATGTTAAATATTTCCCATGCGTATTTAAAATAAAAATATAACTTCCATCTTTGCTGCTTAACACATCTCCATCTTTAAATGTAGTATATTCCGGGACTTCAAGAAGGAGGCGATTTTCGCTGCTAAATGCTTTTCCTGTAGCAGAAAACCAATCTGCCGATACAGAAATAGAATGAATTACAACCAATAACGGACAAATTGACGAATTGTCTTCATATACTATTTCTGCTCTATTTCGTCCTTTCTCTGTCACAATCTGACCTACTCTTTCCCCTATGTTTATTTTTTTCGCCGTTTCTAAATCAAACGGGATTGTTACCATTTTATATTCCATAATCTTATTTGTTTTTATTGGTTCCTAAAAGATGTTCGTTCCCTTCGTATGGGATACACTGACTAAATCCTACCCCTCCTAAGCATTCGTATTTATTATCTCCTACTGATTCTCTGGAAAATAGATGCAATTTCCACCTCTCTTGGTTAGTTCTTCTCACCAGCACTCGTTCAAATGGTTTGAAGTCACGTTTCGGCATCTCATCTAATAGATACTCATATTCACTTAAATATCGTTTTATTATATCTATTTTTCTACTGTCTTCGGCTTTTATAATCTTTTCTGCTAAAAATTTCTTCTCTTCTTCTATAGCCTTTCTTACATGCCGTTTTTTATCTTCATCATACACATCAGTCCATAATCCGCTATGATCAAACTTAATATCTCCAGATGTTACCATTCCACATATACTTCCCATTACCCCTTTGGTAATAAGTCCATCATATATAAATTGACATCCTTTAGTGCTTGTTAATACATCTCCTTTCTTAAAATACGCTCCAGCCTCTACCCTCAATTCCAGAGTGGTGCCGCCAATAATACAACCTTCCGTGTTGGCATATATAGCACTTATCCCATATCCATCTTTTTTTACAAAAAGCAAATTATAAGGACCCGCACAGTCTTTCGACTCATATACAAATTCTATTTCAATATTATCAATTAATACCGAACCTTCTATTTCTCCGCTTTTAATTTTTCTCGCCGTATTTAAATCAAACGGAATAATAATTGCATTTTCCATATTTTTCTTGTTTTTAGTTGTTATAAAATAAGATGGGTTACTTACGCCCATCCCAGTTGCTTTGCAATACTTTCCATCTCACTATACGCAATACGATGACATCCGGCTGTCAGTATATCGTTTTCATACCGGTTTATGCTCCACTTATTGCCACCCACGTCCTCTACCAGGCCATGCCGGAACTGGCCTCCCCGGTGCAACAGTGACACCATCTGCCACATCCTTCTGGCTTCTTCTATCCCGATTTTTATTTGTTTGCTCGTTTCAATAATTCCCCCTTTTATGCGCATCCAAGCATTTACGTCAGCACAATCAATAAAATAATATGAATGCAAGAAATTAAGTTCTCCCGACTTCCATTTTTCTAATTTTTCATAAAAATCCTTACGAAATTTGTCTAATTCTTCTTCCCTTGCCCTTCGCTTTTTTTCCTGTTTTGCTTCTATATTTATTCTATATTTTTCAACTCTTTCCCGATATTTCAACCAAGTTCCTTCACCACAAACTTCATCTACAATCACAATAACGGTTCCAAGGACTTCCAGTGCTTGATGATTCAATAATATCTGGAAAACACGTTTCAACTCACGGACATGTTCACGTTTAATCTTATCTGATTTCCATGATAATTCATGGTTAGTTCCAAGCCATTCGTTTGCGCTCTTTTTAAGAAGACGCCGGGGAGTCCCCATATCGAAGAACTCAATATAATCCATCAGATTTTTAAAATTCCCCCAAACATCCCGATAAGACAATTCGGTTCTGGCTTTCTTGTATTTTTCAATAGCATCTTTAATACATTCCAACATATTGGTAACAAAGAGCATGTTACCGATACAATATGATATATTACATTCAACATAGAACACCTTTGAGCCAGTTGGTATTGCTTCACGAACATAATATTGATGCTTGCTTGTAGTAGAAGAATAGTATGTATCATTAATCAAATACGCCTTTTCTCCACGCTTGTTTCGCACGATTCTTCCGACCTCAAAATGTCTTCCATAGGAGTAAATACTTTCACCTTCAAAATAGAAATTACTACCATTTGCAGATTCTTGCTTTTCGTTTGCCCACAAGTGAGCGACCATTGAATTGTTCATATAAATATCTTTTTAATTGTTTAACTTACCTTTATCATATGACATTCTTTTTTCGTATTTTTCAATACGTTCGGTTATCATATCGCAGAAAATTTGCCCCTCTTTTTCGGAACCTCTGAAGTAACCAATCATCTTCAGGATATTCCCGTTAAACTCATGGACAAACTTATTGTAATAATGTTCTCCCATAACTTTCCCGTATTTTTCTATGAACAAATCCTTGTCCAACGATTCATCTTTAAAACAACGGTTGTAATCCCATATTACGACACGAAGTAACGTTTCAAAATCCAACCTTTCCATATCCTGTATTATTTAAGTTCAAACTTGATGCCTTCCGGCAACTGAGAGCGGTCTACGTTATTCACAAAATCATCAAACTCTTCCTGTGTGATTTTTCCTCCATAATCGTTCCAGTTGAAAAATAAAGTGTTCGTGTGAGGATAATATATAACATTATTAATTGGCAATCCATAATCAAACACACAGAGTATTATCTTCTTTTCTGCTTCTGCTTGTCTGATTTTTTTATCGTATCGCTCACAAATTTCAGCACGTTTTGCCGCCATCTTTGCTTTATGGGCTTCCACTCTGCGTTTCTCTATATTTTCTGAGGAATAATGCCCGGCTTTAATACGCTCTTCAATAAGAGATCGTTCCTCGTCCGTTAGTGTTAAAACAAATCTTTCTTCTTCCGGCTTATATGGATTAACCCACTTCTTTCCACACAATTTTTCAAGTTCCGCAATAAGCTCTTCTGATTCTCTTTTCCATCTATCCACAATCCCAAGATTGAAAAGCTGATACTTGAAATACAACTCATCCTCAGAGGCTTTATATAATTCTGCGCATTCTTGTTCTGATATACGCAAATACTCCATTGCTACAGACATGCCACTTCTTCTAACGTGATATATGCCATTTTCCACCGGATACATAGGAGCATCATAATGGTTACAACGATGCAACGATATGAATTTTGCCAATTCCGGAAAATGTTTTGCAACTTCATCGTGACAGCAGCCTCCCATATACTCCTTGTATTGTCCACGTTGATTTTTCCATCTAACATCGGCTGTTACTCTCCAGTCACACATATTGTTATGACAATCATCATCTAAAGATACTGTGACTGTTATTCTGTATTCTTCTTTGTTTTCTGTAAAGAATTTTGTACTTAAATAAGTTAGTTTGTTTGCAGTTTCCATATTATTTTAGTTTAATCATTACACTTATGAAAAATAAAATCTGCACACTCTCCGGGAAGTGTTCCTGCGTCATTACAACGGTAAAACCCTTGTGTTTCCAAATCTACATCTACCGGATAACCTTCTGCTTTTTTCAAAAAAGCATCTATTTCCTGTATTTCTTCTTCAGACAGTCCTGAATAATCACCGTTTATCAGAGCGCAAGCCCAATAAATCGGAAGCCTGTATCTTATTATTTCTATCATACCACCTTCGTTTATACGCATTCTATTATATCCACATCATCAATTTGAGCAACCTGTACACCTTCGTCGTTTTCTATGATATATACATTAACTGCAAAAGGCGAACAGAAACCATTTTTTGATTCTCCTCCAGTGATGGGATTATTATCCTCATCTAACCCACCCCATACCTCAAAATGATATTTTCCGAAATCAAAATAAGAGAACCAGACATTATTGTCTTCATGTATTTCAATCTCTTTTTTATCTATTTTGTAATTATGTTTACACCCACCATATTTAAATGATATGGTTATATATTTATCAAATTCTTTTATTTTATATCTTCATTAGTCTGCAATTTGCATCTTCAAATACCGGAATCATCCCTTGTTCTCTAAAATAAGCAGTGGCCACTTTAAAAGCATACAGCGGATTTACTTTCTGGATTTCCCGCTGTGATTTGTAGAAAGATAACGGTTGACATACATAGAAGTTTTCATTGCCAAGACTCCCAAAAAGCCAATCCATACTACCTTCATCACAATTAGTGCCACCCAGTATTATTAAATCACATCCGGTCTTTCTGGTTCCAAGAATAAATATCTTATTCTTGTTTTTCGGTTGCATAAATATCTCCTTGTCGATTTTAAACCAGTCACTCTGGCAACTCTCCACATCCCGACGAACGATTTCGTCAATTTCACGGGCATATTCTTCTTGGGTTTTCATAAGATATGTTATTAAAAATGATAACTAAATATGTTTCTTAAAAGAAACTCCAACAAAATGTTACGATAAATTCTCCCATTCCGTATTCAGCAAGTTGCTTAAACGATTCTATCCCATTGCAGTAACAAAAAACATCATCATTGTCATCATCGTTGATGTTCAATGATAGTTTCATTGTCTTTCTTTGTTCATCTCCTGTCTCTTTCCGTACAATCTGACATTCTACGTATTCAGGCTCCTTCCCTGTTCTTTCTACAAATTCATGAAACCTTAAATCAATTTCATGTTTGACTTCTTCAATGTTGGATATTATCACCTCGTTTTCACAATTCGAGCAAATAGCATGCATAAAAGATCCATCAAAATAATCTATTATTTTTCCGGTATTCGGATTTACTATGGCTTCACAAGCAACATTTGTTCCACCACATCTTGTACATATATATCCCATAATTATCTGTTTTTAAAATGTTCAACAATTTCATCTACTGTAGCCTTACGCCACGCAAAGCAGGCCCCGTCTCCCCTGAACCGGAGCTCTTCGCACTTTCCCACCTGTCTCCTGTGGCGTCCGTCACTATCAGCCATTATAACCTATTCTTCTAAATCATTCTCTATCATAACTTCCTTTATCAATTCATCTGTCTCCTCGTAACATCCCCAGCAAGAATCAACCTCTTCCCATTCTTCACAATCTTCATCCTCTCTTGATTCGTCTTTGTATTTCTTGGTAAATGCTACCTTCTTTTCAAGAACGTACCCTTTTACATCTCCCCACATCCACATACCTATGGACTTTACTTCATTATCTATAATTTTGGCACAATCTTCTTTCCAGTCTCCTTCCTTATCGCAGACTTCATTATCATATTTTTCTTTTGTAACGTATGCTATCCCTTTTATATAATCACCTTGACTATAACCCCTTGTTGACCACTCTATAGCCACCACATCTTTTCCATATTTGGATATGATATCTAACAAATCTTCGTCATCCAGATCCTCTATTAATTCCCCTCTGCAATCAAAGTCCGTCAAATCACTTGGAAAAAACTCTTGACCTATATATGGACTTGTCTTATGCTTCAACTCCCATACATTGCTACCTCTGTTGTATGTGAATGAGATCCCATTCGCTTCCCCTTTCTTTAAATATTTTACAATGTCTTTCTGTTCTATATGCTTCATTACAATAGCATCAATAACATCTCTAAGATTATGCTTGTTATCGTAGAAGAAAGTTTTCCAATTGCATTCATCATGCAATCGATGCATATCAGAGTATTCAAAAAAGAATGACCCAAACAAACCCCAATTAGTTATAGGGCATTCTGAATCATGGCAATAATACACTTTAATGCGATAATCGCCTACTTCTTTTGTTGTAATAAGATCGTCTTCCATGTCTTTATATTTTAAATAGTTCTTAATTTTTCTTCGATAAATTCATCTATTACATCATAGTATGAGCCATCAAAATCCCCATATTTCTCTGTAAACTCTTTAGTCCACTCTTGAATGATGGCAAATGCCTCTTCCCTGCTACATTCTTTTAATCCCATTAGATCATCCACGGCTATCACCGACATCTCTTGCAGATTTCGTAAATAATTCAAATCTATGCTATATGGTAGCTTGCCTACTTCTATACATACATAATGACCTTGTTTAAAGGCATCCTGCAAGTCTTCAAGACTCTCTATCAATGACTCAGACTCATCATCTATTCTTATCTTGTATAACTCAAAATCTTCATTTTCTGCCGACACCCATATCTTATAGGCTTTTTCGTTGGACAATCTTTTCCAAACAAATCCGTCACTGAATACAATTAGGCTACCTGTTACTATCGTATTTTTCATAACCACTTTTAATCTGTTATTCTGTAATAATAATCAAGTTCTTCTCCCTTAAAGTTGTTCATGGCATACTCGTCAGCTTCTCGCCACAACCGGTCATACAATGCAGCCAGTTCGCGATCACCTTCATAATGCTGCCAGATTTTATGATTCAATACAAGCGTTAATTCCGTGAAAAACTTATAATCATCTTTCCATTCATTAAACGCACGTCTGTAGGTATCCTTGACACCTGCTATACCATACTTGTCGGCTATACTAAAATCTTCCCAAAAGGTAGTCAGTAGGTTATAGCCCACTTCTTTCATAAATTCTTTGAATGTCATAAACTATTATTTTAGGTATATAATTATCTTATCTTATCAATGACCTCTCTCTTGAACTCGTAATATTCATATATGCGACCTTTATAATCAGCCACCATTTCTTAAAATTACTTCTGCTTCTTCTGCGCTGTTAAGTTTTAATTCGTTTCCCATTTTATGTATTGTTTTCGCCGTTCACTATCTGATTAATGTATGGCCCTGGCCACGAACAGCCAGGCTGGCCTCATGGCAGGACGGGCGCCTCCTTACCCTGGCTGCTCTGCCCACTCCCTGTATCCTACGTTAAAACCAATAGGATCATACCTTTTGATCATAGTACCATAATTCTCTCTACCACAATATCTGTTCTTTCCTCCAATAATCCATTTCTCATCGTCTCCATCTGGAGATATGGAGTTAAGATACTTCTCATAATCTTTCCTACTCTTCCCCATCTTTGTCTTGATTTAAGCAATAGTTAATAAAATAAGCAACCTGTTCATTTTCCCCTGGATTACTATAATCATATAAAGTCATGTCAATATAATCCAACATAACTACACGAAAATCGTTTTTTTTGACATACACTTTCGTTAAATACATAGAAATTCCATCAATTTCTATTACCACTGGAAACTGATCATCAAAGTCAAACGCATTATTAGTTTCTTTAAATTCTTTAAACTCTTTAAATTTTAGCTTTACGCTTCCACCGTTCTCCAATAATGCTTCCTTGATATACTTTAATCTTTTTGCATTCAGATCGACCTCTGCTTCTTCTATTTCTTTATACAATTTATTTAGATCCATATTCCACTATATTTATATTATCGAATTTTTCTTTTATAATATCCGCTCTGTACTCGTTTGTTACCATAGCATGCTTGCCTGGCTTCATTCTCCACAAATTAAAATACCTTGTCACATTCATAGTGGCATTAAATAATGATATTTCATATCTTGTGTTTCCATTTTTATCACGCTCTATGTTTTTAACATAACATATGTCTGGCTTGTATTTGAAATAATTAAAAAGCCTATACCATCCCTTCCCGTTACATGTTTCACGATTCCATATTCCAGCAAGCTTCCTATATCCCCTTACCGGTATTTTCTCTATTTCTTTTGGTACGATTTCAATATACTTTCCTTCTCCGATTGGTATAGTCATATTACCTGCCTCTTCCGTACAAAAGTATTCTATTTCAGATGCCATATCTTTATATACATAGAACCGGTATAGGTTCCCGTCAGGGTCTACCCGATCCATATAGTATAATATCACTTTGTCTACTTCTATTCTTATTTTCTCCATCTTTGTCCTCCTTTCTTGAATAAAAAAAACGGCACCTATCTTCACAGACCAGTGCCGGCAACTAACTCGCATGGAAAACTACTTAACCTCAACTAATTCTACAGAGTTGTAGAATTTAGTGAAGCTACCAACAAATTCTCTTATATTTTTATATTCTTCTGGTCGTTTTCTGTTACCGTCTTTTATATAATTCACCCACAGTCTATCCTCTATGTTCTTAATCGCATTCTCTATCGTAAATTCGTCGCTGACACACATTAAACACGAAGACCCTGTTTTCTTATGCGGTTTGTACATTCTTGAAAAAGACCATATTTTTATTCTGTCGTATATATATCCGTTATTAGGATAAACGAACCCTATTCGACTGTCACCTTCTTTAGCGTAAAACACACCTGGCTCTTTCCCACCTTTCTTATACACAATAAATCCTTTTTCTTTTAGGATCTTAGCTATCTTATTTATCTTGTTCTCTACGTTCATTGTAATGCAAGTATTTAAAAACGACCCTCATTATAGTTGCGAAGTTCTCTATCTTAACCCACTCATGAGCTACTGCTCTAAGTACAGATGTCTCATATGTTGGAATATTGTCTTCTTCAAGCACCTTACAAGAAGCCAGAACTCCTTCTGTCGGCTTCAGTCCACAGTCATGCAGCTCGCATAGACCGTCCGGCCGGCGGAACACGCACCACCCGTCTTTCTCTGTTGGTTGGATCATCGCTATTGGTTTTTCTTTCACTGCAAGATACCCCACCATCCACATTGTCTCTTTTAGCCTGTCAGCATATCCTGCATCTATGATAGCTTCTATGTCCTTTGGTGTACCAATACAAGGAACCTTACACATGTTCTTGCATTTATCACATGTACAAGGCTGCTCCCATCTATTATGATCTATGCCAACCAACCTCTTTATCCGTTCTACTTCTTCTTTCATATTATACTGTCTCTGTTAGTTTTTCATAATACAACTTCATTTCCGGTGAAGCGTATTCCATGAACGCTTCGAATAAGCGAGGTACCTCTATTATCATATTCACATTACAACCTTCTACCTGTGAAAGCAATTCAAGATCATTACTGTATGAACACGTTACATGAGCTCCTACATTAAACACATGCAAATCTAATCTTGCATATTCCATACACAAATCTAACGCCTTAAACAAGTTCTCTACCTCAATCTCCTGAAATAGGTCTATAAACATTCTTAAATCCATCATTTTATCACCCTTTCCACGTGTTTAATTAATACTACTGCTATTCCCTTACCGGTTTTTATCGCACATTCCGACCCTTTTATCCATTCTACACACCCTACATACTTTTCCGTAGCATGAAATCTGGGATTGTATTTTCCAGATGTACTGAACTCTACCGTATCCCCTACCTTCAAATCATCAAAAGCAATAGACCATGTGGTCCAAATTCTATCATGTCTCCCAGGCTGAATGGCTCCGATTACGCCTTTTTTACGACCGTTTTTTATCGCCCTTAGTATTATCTTTCTATCACCTTCGATAAGGCTGCAAAAGCGCCCGTAAAAGGTCAAATCAACCTGTTTTCCTCCTATTTCTTCTCTTATTTTTGTTATTCTGTTCATTTTCTGATTTTGTTTTATTTTTTTCTTTGTTTTTTCTATCTTCTATAGAAGATGATAATAACATTATCTTTTCTATGTTACTTTTTGACTGTAAAAAAGAATCGCATTTCATTACCACTACCACCTTCTTAAGTTCCCCATTATCGTATAGCGATACACGCATCATGTTTTGCGCCTCGTCCACTATCAGACCTGGAGTAGTCTTAGCCATTTTGCGTAGCTTATTATACTCCGGTCTTTCCATTTCCTCTGTTTATTACTCTATAGTATTTATCCTTATCTCCTTCTTCCAACTTCTCCAGATAGAAAATTCCATCATGTAAATGAGACAAACAAAACCTGTATCCGTATTTCTGCGTTCTTCTTACATGATCCCGCAGTCTTATTTCTTCACTTTTGTCTTGTACTTTGATCTTAATACTGTCTCCTTCTTTGATTGTGTATAAAATAGTTTGAATCTCTTCTTTTTTCATTTTATAAAATATTTTAACGGCAGCACCTATACTCACGCACCAATACTGCCTTATGTTTAACAATTAAATACTTAACTCTTCAATGGTCAAGCCTTTTTCTTTTGCCCATTTTAACATTGCGCATAATTCTGTTTCTGACTTATATTTCGGATCACGCCACGCCCATCCGTATTTATCCAAAACATGGTGATATAATTCGTCGGCTTCTGCTGTATGCACGTCATTGAATAAATACTCCGAACCTTCTGGTATAAGCATTTCTGTTGTTGCGAAATTATGATATTGTAGATAAATCAAAAACGTTTTGTTTAGTAAAAGAATCCGGTGATCTCACTCTTGAGCAACCGGTAGAGGGTATTGGTGATACCCAGTATGAAGTTTCGTACAAATGTATATCATTTTTCATCTTTGATGTAAAATGGTGTATAATCACCTATCATAACTTTTTGTATTTACGTACATTTTTCTTGCCATAGAATCTACACATGGCACGAATCTGACTATAAAATACTTTTGTCCTCCTGGCCTCAAAGTATTTAAACATTTCTTCATTCTTTGTTTCCCACACGTAATCCGTTTGAGAACTCATATGATTTTTATCCTTGCGTGAATAATGGTAATATGATACCACAACTCGTTTCGCACCATTCCTTACAGGTACGATATTCACATCTATGTTATTATCTGTCATCTTATTATTGTTTTATGTTATTTAATGGTAATACTGATCCCATTTATGTGTCAGATGATAATTAAACATTATATTTGCCCTGTCTTGCGACCTCGGAAGGGCATTTCCGAGTTGGAAAGTACGGGTGATTCCAACGATTGTAAAACCGGGGGTTCCGTACGTTTGTATCCAAGAATCCCGTTTGCTTTAGCGATGGGAGTATGTCAAGCATTATACAAATACAAAGAGCGCATACCTTCACAGGCCGGCGCTCCTTTCAATAAAAATGAAAAAACTAACATTACATAAACATATTGTTTTCTGCTCTTTATTACAATACTTTTGTCCCACAATTGTTATATCGTCCGTACTCTTTTTTCGTATCATTCAAGATTTCAAACACCATCTTCTTATGATCTTTGTTTGGTAACTTGTCTTTAACAGCCGATATCACGCTCGCTATAGACGTAAAGCCTGAATCTGTTATTGAACACAACAACAAACCTCTGTCGTCGTCTGTGCTTATCGCTGACGCCTTTATAATATCATTCTTATATATTCTCATAACTCTTTTATTTTATTGTTTGTGAGATACCCAGAATCGAACCAGGACCGGCACATACATACCGGCACGCCGCGTCATCCCCTCTATGATACAGAAATAGGCATGTCTATCCTCACGAACCGACATGCCAAAACCCAAACTTAATTTGATGAATAAAATAGATTAACAAAAAATACTATTCTAACTCTTTTATAATATCTTTCACAATATTCAGCCGCACCTCCTTCGTTTCTGGACTAAGACAACCAAACCACCCATAAAACATTCTTGTTTCCTCTGGTTCTGTGGCCATACTTATCTTCTCTTCCAATTCCGGGAAATATATCCTCACCAGTTTATTTGAACTCAACTCATAAAAATTATGTGTTTTGAAAAACATTAATACTACATTTCTCAATGCAACACATATGTATTCCCCATCCTCTAACCTATCAATCATCTCATATACCTTTTTCCATATGAATAATCGCTCTTCTTTTGTAAACATACCCTTCTTTATTTTTATAATATTATTAGATTGTATGCAGACTCTTCCATGTACACAATATTATGCTCCTGTCCAAACATTTTCTTTGCTGCCTCTTTCTTTATCGCACAATATCTCCCTGTGCGATACGGATTCTTTTGATCTGAGCCATCTTCGACTTCGATAATAAAACAGCCTCCTTCGTCTATTATCTTTTTGCAATTGTCACATACTCCTCCCGTGCATATATGATGCGGTGCCTGCCCTTTAATCCCATTTCCTAATAAAGCAATCCCCATCTCTTCACCGCATACTATACATATTTCTATGGATGGATTAACTCCATACTCTGGGTGTAATACAATTCCGTCTTTCATTTTTCTTTCCTCCTTTATTTTTAATATTGTGTGAGATCGCCGGAATCGAACCAGCCTACCGCACCATGAATCCCATAAAGCAAGTGCTCCGATCTTCGCAGACGGGAGCACTCTGTCTAAAGCATAAGAAAATTAATGAAGAAATTTTTCTCACTTACGCCATAGCATCTAAAATAGCTATCAGCACTATTTCTATGACAAACATAATAGAAAATATCTTAAATGCCTTTTTCATATCGCTATCTCCTCCTTTTTATTTTTTTTAGTTCCACAACAAACTGTTCCGGCTCTGCTCCGACCTACGTTCCACCTACAACCGCAGGCCTTAGCCCAAGGCGCCGCCTACTCCCCCTCTATGGCAGCCTGTTCGTACCTACAAATCCAATCTCCATCTATACAACTATCACTACGCGATAATAAACATTTATCCTTATAACAATCATAAAAAATACACCTATCACAACTGTAATCCTTAACGTCTACACAGCTAACTACCTTAGCATATACTATTCCATCACTGCCTTCTATTCCTTTTACCCCGAAAATAGAACCTTCTACCTCCTTACTCAAATCTAAGTCAGGCGCAAAGTCATATACGTTCATACCATCCATATTTTAATTGTTAAACATCCCGCTTAAAAAAAAATACTCACATAATGCAGTCCTCAACCCTTAATCTGTTGGAAGGAACCTATATAATGCTGTTTTAAACCCTTATCATATTGAATTTTGTGGAAATGATCTACAGAACACTGTTTTAAAACGCTTATCTATTGAATTTTGTTGGTAGGGAGTGCCCTCCCTCTCCCCCTCTCCAACTCCCGCTAATCCTCCGGCTTTCCGCATAGAACCCACGCCCTACCGCCTCACTACCGGCATACGGAGAGCGCTACAAGCTTATACTCTGGCATGGAGTATGGGGGATTTGGAGATAATATCATTCCATAGAGAGAATAGAGAGACTTCAGCCCACGCCCTACCGCCTGCTCCTCCTATCAAGATAGATATTCAGACCTATAATCAAAGCCAAAAACGAAAAGCAAAAAACCATCACAATATTATACTGATCTGGTCCGTACTCTAACATAGACCTTACTCCAACCGATAAAAAATACAGGTCAGCTACTAATAAAAACCACCACATAAAATAAAAAATTTACAATAAGTATGTCCGAAAATACGGGTATCATAAAACCTAACTAATTGATAATCAAGCATACCTTATTTTTAAGAAAAGTACAATAAGCCTAATTTTCAATCCATAGAGACGAAAAAGGCGGCATCCGACGCCCTATTTTGGGTCAGAAAACCGCCTAAAGTTTCGTTTTAGACCAATTTCAACGACATGATATAGACAAAATACCGGCATTGTATCCAAACTCTCATATTTTAGTTTCGTTTTAGACCAATATAGCTCACATCCGCCGTTCACTCTCAGAATATCTTACCATTAAATAGAAAGGGTAGGATACGAAAATAGGGCTGCTCCGATATTCGGAACAACCCTATCCCTATTTAAATACTGTTTATGTTTTCTTTCACGTATGTTCGTGATGTATGGACTTTACGTTTGCATTTGTCCTTTCCTGTATCGGCATGATACGCTTCTTTGAGATCACGATACAACATAAATTCCCGATACGCTCTTTTCCGCTTTTCTTTAGCTTCTTTCCTGGACAGACCGCGGACGTCTACCATATAAGATTTAAATTTCCTTTCCATTTTCTTTATGCTTTAATTATGATTAACTCCAGCGGTTAAGTGCTTCGATATAGAAACCTTCCGCCTCTTTGTACTCACTTTCGCTCAATGTTTCCACCGTCTCGATATAGTTACGCAATGTTATTTTTACGCAACTGTTTTTAGATTTATTGAACGCTTCAATTAAAGCGTTGATCATTGCTTTCTTTTCCATGCTATTATATTATTTATAATTTAGAGGTTGCTCCGGAATCGAACCGGACACGCATTCCTATCCTATAGAGATTTTATGCTACAACCAACAGCCCGTAATTAGTACGTAGTTCTTGCGTACAGGCTCGTACTATGTTGTTATTATATTTTCCGTCTGCTACACAACTTAGCCACAAATAAAGGCGATTGTGTCCTTGCGTTTTGATACGGCACGTCCCTACATGGTAGGCTACATGCTTGTACCCTGTAATTTAATCTACAGCCTTGTTCTATTTTTCGTGTAAGCAAGTAAGACACGTTTCGATCTGGAGATAAACCTCGTACAACGGCATGTTTTCCAAACTGTAATCACATACCTAACATAAACCATACCTATTCGGATAGTCCATGCAGTAATACCAGCCCTTTAATTGCCAACGGCAAGGGCAACGGTATGTCTATCTCCAATATGTAAAATAACTCTATTCTTGTCAGCTTCAGTCTAAAGCATACGCGGGACGTGCACCCACTGACAACGGCGTACAGGCGCATTAAGGTACGCGCCGAACCTTTGGCGGACTTAACGGCGTCCGCCCTACCTTGTTACTGCTGAGTGCTTTCGTGTGCAAGGTATTCACTTACACACTTTGCCACAGTGCGAATAGAATAAGATTTGATCTTAACAGCCACATAAGTAGCTTTATACTCGTCGTTTTCTTTTATCAACCATTTAGTGCTTTTTTTGGTCTCCAATGATTCGGCAGTAGTAAAACCAAATGCTTTATATTCGCTACCGTAAACTACATTCTCAGCGCACCAATCAGCCGTTTTAGCTTCGATTCCTTTTTCTTTATCTACATTGGTATCCTTATACACTTTAGAGTATAAAGCAAATTTAACAAAGGTATCGTCAACTTTCGGTAACATTTGGCTACACACGGCTACCAGGCGTTTTTTATCTTTAGCGAGAGATGCAACCTTTACAGCATATTCGGCTGGTATTTCCAAAGCTTTGCAAATAGCCTTGAGATCAGCACCATTAGCAAATAAAGCGTTGTATAACTTTACAGCACCAACCAAATTTGCAGCATTTTCTTTGATAACAGCGTTCTGTAGCTTGTTAATGTTTTTTTTCGTAATCATAACATTATGTATTTATTTGTTAAACAAGTGATATTCAATTCAATAGCCCACAACGCAAGCTATTAACAGATACAGATATAGCGTTATCCAACGGATACACTATATAGGTTCATCATGTCAGCAATGTGTTATCGCTTTAACACATTGCAAATATACTGCTTTTATTGTTACTACAAATATATATACTATCTTTTTTTTGTTAACTTGTATTAATTTCGATTCTATTATCTGATTATCAGTAATTTATAAAACGAACGAGAGCGGTATTATACGCGTACATTAATATGTAGGATATATGCTTATTTAAGTGACTTATAATCAATGAGTTATCATAACGCACTGGTTTACAATAATTTAAATAAGTTTTTGATAATCAGCGAGTTTTACGGTTTGAGGTAAAAACGCGTTTCCGGTTTTCCAGCGAAGGGGGTGTGGGGAAGAAAACGCGTTTCGGGGGCGGGAGGTTCGTGATAGGTACCCCCTCTCTCCCATCACATAAACATCTTTCATATCCCTCATCACACAAACCTTTTTTAGCTTCTCTCCTATCACATAAACATTCTTAATCTCTCTCCCGTAACATAAACATTTTTACCTTTCTTCCTCATCACATAAAAAAAGCAGGGAAGCCTATTTAGGACCTCCCCACTTACTACAACCAACAATATTTTAAAATTACCTCACTTACTTTCCCATATTAATTTATCTCGTACTTTTCCTTTCTTTACTTCTTCACACTTTCCTGCCACCCATCCAACGAGGTAGCAGAAAGGTTCTGATTGCATTACTTTTTCTCCTAAGAAATCAAATGCATTGAGAGACACATGGGCTGCCTCGTGTGAGACTGTGTTAAAATCAATAACGTTCTTATTAATAAACCATATCAAGAATCCTGTGCAAGGATCTAATTTGCATCCTCCATACGGTACGGTTATGGTTACGCCCATACTATTATCTATGTAACTAAAATCGTTATTGAAACACTCTACCATACCAGAAACATCTTTACCTACATATATCCACAGATTAAAGGGATAGACTTGTGGGGAAAATTGATACAGTTCGCACTTCATTGTGATATAAGTTTATGTTTTTCTATAAATTCCCTGAATCTGATATCCGTGACATCAAGCACAAACCCAGCAGCACCAGCATGTCCTCCACCACCGAATCTCTTACTTACTTCACAGCAATCCGCGCTGTCTTCCACGCATTCATAAAGAGAGAACCTAACCTTACCACCTGGCATGATACAAAATGGCATAAGGGCTTTAATTTTTCTACCGTCTAACCAGTCTCGTGTAAGAGAATCAAATACTTTAGAACTAAATTCGGTGGTATTCATCGCCACTACCTTCACCTCATCGACGTAAGCTTCAAACGAATACGCACTTACCTCTTGTTCGTTTTTACCAGCCATGTAATTAATTATAGCACGTCCTTCTTTAGCGAGATCATAAAAAATAAGATCAATTTCATTGTCCTTCATATCTTCTTTAAAATGGTCATACAAATACGACAATGCTATTAATACATTGAGTCTTATTTTTGATCTCAAGGCATACTGGATAGCTACTACCGTATCCCAACCTAATTCAGATTCTTTATTCCACACATCGTAGTCTGACAGGCACCGGACGATCGCCGGCACCTTCCCCATAAGCAGGTCCGAAGCCAGAGCGCACGCACCGACGCCGACTCTCCTCAACCCTGGAACTACGAACCCCCATGTCTTACTGTCCTCAATAATTCCCTTATGGTGATCTATCCACATCAGGCTCTTTCCTTCATCAAGCCATTTCTTGAAAATCGTTTTAGAATCGGCTCCGAAAGACACGTCAAGAACGTAAACAACCCCACATTCATCTACTTTATCAATAACTTTCTTTACATCATCTTCATACGAATACGGGATATAAATAACATCCTTGTTTTTACTGTTTTCGTACATGGTTGCGATGGCTGCCGACACAACGCCATCTAAATCCGATTTATGATAAACTATCGCCGTTTTATTCACCTTCATAATATTGCACATAACTACCTAAAATTATTTACCAACAAACGTGATAACGTCCATATAGTCAATACCGGCATTCTCAGCACATACCTTATCCGAATCAGAGAACTGCCCTGGCAGACCACTGGCGTCTCCGACCATCAACGAACATCCCTTAAGTTGACTAAAGTTCATACCACGCATTACCGTGTCTTTACACTTCATAAGAATATCATCAATCATGCCCGTGTTAGGCTTCCTCATCGGATTTTGTTCGTCATTTGAATAACACAACCTTTTTTCATATAGGACGCCTCTTATGCCACGTTTTACCGCCAGATCATGTACGGACCTCAGTACGTATTCTATCTTAGCTTCAATATCAGCTCCAGAAACAAACCCAGCTTCTACTCCTCCTTGATTGCTTACGATAGCAAACACCTTAACGCCGTTCTCCTGCATGAGGTCAAGAGCCTTATTCACCACATCCATCTTAATCCTCATATCTGTCAAGTCTGTAGCGAACGTATTCCCAGAAGCGGTTTCTATAAGCGTCCCGTCAAAATCGAATAGCAGTATTCTTTTGTTTTTAATATCCAAATCGTTCATCATTTTTCACTCCTACTCTTTTTTATTACCCTAAGCTGAAGACGGAATAGATTACTGTCTTCTTTTATAATATCATACACAGCATAAGAATTTTCTCCTATATCCCATCCAAGATAATCGAGCAGGTCTTTTAAGTAAACTCTCTTGTATTTTACACCAAGGTTATTTACCTTAAACGATCTCTCGTCTTCAACATCAGAAGCAGCCAGATAAAAGACCGTATTTTCAACTCCTTCAAATATCTTCCCTTCTTCTAAGCCGATAACAACCGCATCCGTTACCCCCATCCAATTCAAATTATCGACAGAGATAGTCATTATCTTACTTTTGCTGATTGACAACTTCCGGATCTTGCTTTCTTTAGTTTTAGATCCTAAAAAATCCTTACTGTTAAAAAAATCTACTTTCATGGTTATAATGTTTTATATTGATGTTGCAAATATACATAATAAATAATCAACAAAGAAATAAATAGGATTAAAACATGATAAAAAAACCCATAGCACTACGTATTTAATAAAAATAAATCAATGACGTAAGAGAATAAAAATAATCATATATTTGTCGGTATCTTAATCAATTAAAAATAAATGTCATGGCAGAAATGAAAATAGGTTTTGTAACCTTCAATCCGGGATCAGGTGATGGTGATCAGGCGGTTACCGTATCAGGTGAAAAATACGAAGGTCGTGTACAGCGTACGTTACAAGTAGAATTTGGTGCCGAATCCGGTGGTGTTAAGAAAAGTGCTACCATAAACCAAGCTGCGGTAGCTGAGTTTGTAAAAATAGATCCTACTGCATCAGTAGGAAAAGGAGGTGGTACTGTAACGATCAACGGTACAAGTAACTCAACTAAATTAACGTTCTCCTTAACTCCAGACGAGTCTCATCCTCTGGCGCTGGAAATACCAGCCTCCTATCAAGCAGCAGGCAAGGCTACCAACAACGGCGCTGTTATTGCCGACGACCCTGGTGCAACAGGGGGCTTTGCTTTCAGTATCGTATTCTCCGGTATTGCAGCGAACACTAATATAAACGATCTGGTAAATACTCTTAAGGTGACGGCCGCTGGTGGTCAGACAGCTAATACGGTTATTACCCAGACAGCAGGTGATCCGTTCTTGGAGATAGACAAGGAGGTAATTAACTTGGATGCAAACGGTACTCCTCAGACTATCAATGTTAATGCAAACATCAGGTGGACTATCACGCAAGCTGTTTCTAAGTTGGTAAGGAAAGTAATGAAATAACAATTACTTACAGAAAAAGAAAAGGGGCGTCTATTTGGCGTCCCTTTTTTCTATGCATTGTATGTAGTATTTATCTTTTTGCCTACTGACAAAAATCTTTTTTAAAATCATCTGTTTTCTGATATGGACTCTTTTCCCGTCATCTAATTCCCTCCATATTTCATTAAAGATCAAATCTATTAATTCCATGACCTTCTTATCGGAGACAAGATTCTTTCTACCGGGGCTGACCCATCCATCATCAGTCATCTTACCGGCTATCCTATTAGCTATCCTGCTTAATTCACGTGGGGTGCTCATTTTAATTTGTTTTTAAATATTCTACCTTTTTCACACTGAAGTATGCAGTCTCTCATGGGATGATCTTGTTCGTGATCGTCACACATCGGAAATTCTTTTCCATAGGGGAAAGCGATGTGCGGGCACTGCGCCCTGAACGCATCCCAAGCCGACTTCCTCACAGCCTCAGCCCCGGCACGCATGCCTTTCTCTCTTTCCTTGGCTGGGTCAGCATACACGTTTGAAATAGCTCTTTTCTTCCAAGTAAGCATATTGTAGTAAAACTTATCCACCAGTTTCCTACCCACTACATCAAACTTCTGTCTATGAATTAAAGGTGCTACCTTAACGACGTTCTTCCTATTTTTACTAACATCGACATAAATCAGCCCGGCATAAGACGGAACTTCACTTACGTCAATCATATTAGGCGGACAGGCGTAGTAGAAATAGTTTGGAGGATAGCTTATGACACCACCTACCTTAATAATGCCGTCTTTAAGAACCTTATGTTTTTTATCCTTTTTGAAGTCGTTAAAGAAATCTTGTTTAGACATCTTGACCTCTACTTCATAAGCGTACAATGATCTTGTTATGGCCAGGAAGTCAGATTCCCAATCATATATATGAAGATTGTTAATAACATACATCGGATTACTTAACAGATCCCTATTAAGGATCTTAAGCATTTGTTGCTCTGGGTAGTTCATTGTCTTACTTTTTTTAGAGGCTTGTGGCGGAATCGAACCGCCCTACGAGATTTTGCAGATCCCTGACTAAACCACTCATCCAACAAGCCATGTAGCCCATGCCTGAATCGAACAGGCAACTTTTGATTAGGACTCAAGGGTTTTATCCGTTAAACTAATGGGCCATTTAATGTTTGCTATGTTCACACACCACAAACACTTAGATAATTAACACTTTACACAAAATATGTACCGTTATCCAAGGAGGATTCGAACCTCCGCTAACAGAACCAAAATCTGTTGTGCTACCACTACACCATTGGACAGTGGTCCCGGAGGGATTTGAACCCACGATCTCGATGTTATGAGCATCTTGCTTTCACCACTAAGCCACAGGACCTTAAAAATATGCAGGAGCCTTCACAGACGCCTGCATATAACAGCTAAATTTTTAACCAATAATTATCCTAAAAACTCTCTCAACGCAAAGTTAAGTACTAACCCATAATATGGCAAACATTAAAATATAAAAAGGATTAAAATACCTACTTCTTTTTTTTCTTCTTCTTTTTAGTGTCTTTTACTCGTTCAGCTTCGTTTTCGGGCTCCACAATGTCACCTGCTTCTTCCTGAATCACATCTGTATCAAGAAGCGTATTGTATTTAACTTCCTTATTTTTATCAAATTTCTCCGATTCTGCCACATCCTTATCTGACTCCTCATCTTTATCCAATTCCGGCTCAGCGACATTGTTTTTATCTTTCCCGATTATACCTATTTGGTAGCCTATTAATTCTACTTGCATTAATTTCAGCTTCGATTCTAACTCTTGTATTGTTTTGGACCCAACCGAAACCTCGTTTTCCAAATCTCCGATTCTGATCCTGGCTTCAATCAATGCATTTGATTTCTTTTTTAATTCAGATGAGATACTGTTTTTCTTTTCTTCCAAGTTTCTGATTTTGTAATTAGCCTCATCAAGATCAGACCTGGCTTTGTCAAGATCGACATTGACAGCATCAAGTTCTTCCGTTTTCTTCTTGACGCTTTTTATCAACTTTTTCTGATTTTCCTTCAAGGCGTCAATCTTTTCCTTAGACTCAGAAAGATCTTTGCCAACAGATAAAATCTCTTTATCCTTTGAAGCGATATCTGACTTGAGTTCGGAAAGCCTTTCCTTGTAAGAAGCGGCCTTATCCTGCATTTCCTCAATTTCTTTTGCAAGATTTTCGGATTTAATAGCTTTCTCCCTGTACATTGACAGCTTGCTGTCTGTGATGAATGTAAAACCTAACATGCTCATTTTAAAAATATTTAAACATTACTTAACTCCAGAACTACCAAGACCTTTTTCTCCACGTTCATTCCCGTCTTCTACCTCAATATCTGTTACTTCTTCCAATACCATTTTGTATTGTGGAACGATTTCCATCTGAGCTATTCGATCGTTTTTGCGGATTACGGTCGGTTTTTTATTGATTTTAGTAAGATTAACCATATACTCTCCTTTGTAGATAAATTCGCATTTGCCAGGAGCATTAGTAACTACCACTCCCTCGTCAAAAGAGAATCCAGATCTTCCTTCCACATTCACACACCAACCTTCTGGTATATTCAACTTGAATCCTGTTCCGATTCTAACAGAATAACCTTGATATAAGGTAATTGATTCAAAATCGGAAGGAACATCTATTTCTACTCCCATGTCATTCATCATCTTCACTACTCTATATGCACGAATATCACAACAGGCATCACCATCATGTTTGTATTCAGGTGCCACGACATCAGGATACAGCTTCTTAATACCTACCTGAACAGTCTTCTGATACCCTGGAGTCAAATACGATTCAGGTATTTTATTAACGACCTTATCCTCTTTTTTATGTTTGTTGTTCTTTTCAGAAACAGTATCCTTCTTATTATCTTCTTTTTCATAAAGAAGTCTTTCAATATCTTCTAACTTATCCATAATCATATTTTTATAGTACAATAAACAATACCTTCTTTTTTTATGTCCTTCGTTGATTCATAGCACTCACGAAAAGTACTTATGTCTGCATCATTAGGATCATCGACCCACTCATCTCCTTGCTTATATTTTTCTCTGGTTTCTGAGTAGATCATACATAATTTATCCCCATGCTTCGCCATAATCCTTTCTTCTGTCACTTTCCTACGAAGCTTAATAAGGGGAAATCTTGTAACTATTTCTACTGTCATTCTACACAATCTTTAAAAGCCCAAGAGATGTTATTCCCCTGGGCTGATGTTTATATTAAAATGGAAGGTCATCTTCTTCCATAGGAGGGAAGTTCGGCATCTGTGCTTGCGGCTGTGGCTGCGTCTGATGCTGAGGCTTGGTGCTCCTTGTAGTAGGTGCCGGGGCAGGTGCAGCAGGCTGAGCCGGTGCCTGATACTGTGCTGGCTGTTGAGCAGGCTGTTGGTAATTCTGATACGGAATAGCACTCGGAACAGACTGAGGTTGTTGAACCTGTTGAGGCGCGGCCGGCTGCTGGGTATAAGTCTGAGGGGCTGTAGGCTCTTGCTGAGTATTTCCTCCTAAACCTAATTTAGCCATTATACCTGCTCTGATATCTTTAATAGAAGCATTGAACCTGTTTGAATATTCAGTAATCTTCTGATAAGTAAAGTTGTTTTGAGCTGAATAATCGAGGCTTTTCTTGCCATCAAATCCTGTAACTTCAACAGGGTCAGGCCAACCATTTACGCCTTTTTTATAAAAACGTTCAACAAGCTGATCTTTTTCTCCGTCTACTCCGGCATATGCAATAATAAGTTCCGAAGATCCAAACTCGTCATCTTTCTTCTTCTTAAAGATATTGAAATAAATTTCACGACTGAAATCGATATTTTCGTAGTATTTTACGAAGCTCTTAACAAAGCCCTTGATATTTCCTTTTTGATTGACGAGAGGTATGGAAATACAATAGTTTTCATTAAGCTCGTAATCTTTTAATACGATAAGGAAATTAGTAACAGTATTTCCATTAGAGAAAGTACTCGACTTTAATCCAATGTAGTTGATGTACCCAACTACTCCATTATAATACTCTTTCCAATATCCTGCCGGCTGACCACTATTAGGATTTATGTGCTGAACAAAACCTTCTTTTGGTTCGTTACTTTTTTCATACAAGTTACCATCTGAATTAATATACAAATAATAAGTTGTACCAAAACTTCTGTTTTCTCTAAAAGCCATATTATTATTTTTTTTATAGATTATACAATGTTTGATTTAAGACGTATGTTGATTCGTATTTAGGATTGAACATCTTTATCATCTTATACTGATCAGACCAATCCATGACAGTATCTCCTTTTATAAGTGATTTTACGGAAGACAGTATATTTTCCTTACCGATAGAAAAATTAAAACACGGGCCCTCAAGCGCATTAAAAGGCATTGATTCCATTATCTTTTTTCTATTTCCAAAATCCTCAGACATTACCGTTATGCCGTTTTCTTTATCTACCTTAACATTGACAACATTATCCACTAAAGTCATGGAATTAAGAACCGATATAAGCAAATCCCTGTCGAACTTAACCCTTGAAGATTTTTCGAATTTGTTACATACGTATTCGTAGTTAGGATACTGTTGTTCTACGTTCATATCCGATATAATCACATTATCAAAGCATAAGAACGTCCTAACACCATCTGTGGAAATACTGATCTCCGTATCTTTATCAGATAGAAAGCGATATAAGATGGAAGCCGCGACCTCACTTAGCATAATCGACCTTTCTTCTACTGCATTAGCATACTCTTTCCTGTCTATAAACAGACGGAACATATCAGTAGAAACAATGTCAATATAGTCCTTCTTCACATTAAGAAGAATCGAGCATATAGCTGGTCTAAATTCATCCGATCCAACAAACGCAAAAGATCTTTTCATAGACTGAATGAAAGACGAACTCATAACACGAATACCATCACCTACAGGATAAAAGAAATCAGGGAAAGCCTTATCCTCAATCCAAGTAGAAGAAAAAGATCCTCTATCGTATTTAAAAACGATACTGTAATCGCTTTTAATCTCTATCTCTATATCCTGGTTATGATTTTTAAAAAACGAAATAAGAGTCCCGGCATCTACTAAAAGAGAAAACTTATGGTCACAAGAAATATCAGTATTCACATCGAAAATATCATCCGTATATGTTATACGTTCGTTCATGGCTTGTATCCGGATATGATCAAAATATAAAGTAATTTTTATATTCGATGTGACACAATCCTTTAGAACCTTATCAAACATCTTTGAAATGTTTGAAAGTTTCTCATTCATTAGTATGCCAGGAACTCTTACTTTCATTTTTTTTAAAACTTACGATTATGATTATCTAACACTGCAAATGTATTATTTTAAAATCTAATTACGAATTAATTTGATTTAAAATGATTTAAAATAGATTAAATGGTTCTTCTTGCTGCTTCTGCTATAAGCATCGCATCAACTATACCGTCATGGGCTGTCTTACATCTTTCGTTTTTAACGAACGTATCGTTTGGCCACAGCCTTTTAGCGCAAGACAATGACGTTTTCTTAGTATTCACCTTACTGGCCTCCATGACCTTATCAGAATGCGTCCAAACCAATTTCTGCCATGTTTTAGGGGCTATGAAATTAACGGAGCAACTTATGTCCGGAAATGCCATGCAGAGGGAGAGGAACAGCCCATGCAGTTGACCTTTGTTCTCCATGAGGGAGGCTGTTGAGGACGTGCTGACCCCGTATAGGGCGTGGACGTCCTCTATGACGAACACTACCCTATCAGGATTGTTTTCTACGATCGTATCTCGGCAAAAAACATATTCTTTAGTCAAGTCTACCGGTCCTGAAGCTGATATTCTCGGAGTGGAGATTCTTGATATTAGTTTACTGTCCTGATCGATGCAGGCTATGGCTCCATCTTTTCCTGGGTCTGCTGCTATATATAGTATCATAATGCACTAATTTAGATTCATGTCAATTTTGCCAATGCTGTCATCATCTTCAAAACCTCCATTGTCTGTAAGTTTGTAATCAATAGCCACAGCACCGTTACCAAGAATGTAAAAGCCTTTAAACATCTTTCCTATTTCAATAGGATACACTACATTTACGTCCCTTCCAATATCCTCAAACGGCATAGCGATATCTTCTGTTTCAGCTTCTTTTTGTTTTGCTAATACACCAACGGGTATATTTTTACCTTTTATAGATGCGTATGTAACCATATACAGAACATCGTTATTAACAAACGCCCTATCACTACTTACCTTATCCAAGCTAACATATATAATATGTTTTATAAAACTATTGATATCCCCACATATGTTAATAGCTTCTACTTCTTTCGGAATAACGACTTCCACTTCTTCTGGTTTTATATTTTTCTTTTTCATTGAATTAACATTTTTGTATTTTGTTTTACTTCTTCAACAAGATCCTGATCTTTCATCATCTCTTGCTTAAGTTTCTCATTCTCCTTAATTCTTTTCACCCTATCGGCAAGAATCTTTTTGTATCTTTTATCCGAGATCTTTATAAACCAAGGACAGTTCCTTGATGGAATCCTTTTACATGGATAGTCAGTGAGACCGTTCGGTCCAAACTGCTCGCATCGGTTACATTTCTCTTCGCCCGTCATTGTAATTATATTTTAGGAAAACATTCTTCAAGTTCTCTATAAGAGCACTCTACTACAACAGAATCTCCTTTAGGGAGAAATACTAAAATAGAATCGATAGAAAAAACGCTATCTACTTTTCTTACAAGTTGGCCATGCTTGTAAGAAGACATGACCAACCTAATCCCATACGAATCTGAATAAGATCCTTTCCTACATGGAATTATGTTTTCAACAATATAATCAAAGCCTCCTACGCTAACTTCATCGCCGGCATTGATTTCCATTAGGGGAACCATCTTAACCCTTCTATCTATGCTTATTTTCATTTAGCTACTTCGAATTTTATTTGCTCCTTCGGTTCATAATTCCATACCTCAAAATCATCAGCTACAAAATCATAAAATCCTTTCCCTTCCATACGAGACGAGATAGTAACCTGTGGAACCGGGCCGAATAGGGATCGACGAAGGAGCTCGTTTGCCTGCTCTTCGTGCCGGTCATATACGTGCATATCTTGAATGAAGTGCGTAAAAATAGCCGGCTTCAGGCCTGCGTCGTGAGCGAACATCATCATAAGTGCAGCGTACTGTGTTACATTCCATAGGCCGGCAACAATAGCATCCTGGCTGCGCTGATAAAGCGTCATATACAACTCATCTCCTTTAACAGATAAATTTACCTGAAACGCACATTCTTGAAGAGGTTTTAGTCCATTGGTTTCAGGATCAAACATAGATGCTACGATCCTTCTTGATGAACGATCATTCTTGAGTGACCAAAGAATGAAGTCTGTTTGGTTAAGAAAACCGTAAAGACCATCATGGATGTCTATCATACCCTCTGGAGCTTTTCCGGTTCCCATATAAACATGTCTGTTCACCATATCTCCATAACATCCTTCGATCTTTCCATTATCATCAGCCCACTGATCCCATATATGAAGACCAAGATCTTTGATATCTACCGATCTTTTTTGCCAAATCCACAATATTTCTTTTATGGAGTTTTTAAGATTAGTAGGTCTAAGCGAACCAAGAGGAAATTCCCGGCGAAGATCGTACTGGTTGCATACTTGCAGGATACGCTTCACCTTGACGCCTGTCCCGTCACCGTAGACCGGTCGCTTTACCTCTTCCCACGGCTGGCTCATTATAAGAGCCAAATTGTCTTGAAATATTTTATCTACTCTTGCCATATTCTTATTAGGTACTTATATACTATAGTATCACCATCTCAAGGTTATGCCAACAAACAAGGATCATTGAAAATTCTAAGAGGAATGGTTATAAAGACGATTAATTTCTTCTTGTTCTAAACACGGACCACCTACAACTTTCTCTGTCGATTTTCTTTGTCTAACAAAATCTTCAGCTTCGGAAAAAGTTGTAGCATAAATATATCCGCCATACTTTTCTCCATTGATTTCAAATTCTGTCACAAACTTCTTTTGTTTTTCTTCTTTTGTTTCCATAACTGTAATTTTTAAAAGCAAATAATTGATTGATTTATAAAAAGAAATAAAGCGGTGATAAACTAAGTTACCTTAACCAACTACCATCCAATCATCAGCCAACATATCTGATTGAGAAGCTAACCATCCATTTACAATATTATCGTTAGCATCTTTCATGCACAGATAAGAACAGAATTTAATCATGTTGGTTTCATCTATGTCATAATAATCTTTTACGTACTTTTTAAACGAATCCGGTAATGACTTTACTCTATTAACTATCGTATCAGTAGACAACCAATCTTCCGGGCGCTGGAATACGAACATACCTTTACCATTCCATCCTGAACGAGCAATTAACTTGCCTTCTTTTACTGCTTCTAAAGCTTCTCCAAATTTCATAACTGTATTTTTTTTATAAATTAAACTCTTCAAAATCTATTTCAGATCCGGTTGACAAATTGATCATTGACTTCTCAAGTTCTTCCATTGGAATAGGATCAACAATTCCATCGTTTGAAAGTGTTTTCTTGTAGAAGTCGTTTACCACCGGATCGCTTGTTTTTATTGTCTTAGGAATAGGTTGACGAAGATACATTCCTTCAAGCGATTTTACTCTTGAAAGAGCTGTATATAACTGACCTGTTTCGAAAGAGTTGGATACGTCCATCATCGCCGCATCTAAAGTTAGGCCCTGGCATTTATGGATAGTTATGGAGTAACCGATTTTTATCGGATACTGAGTAATAGATCCAATTACCTCAGACTCCACTTTATACCCGTTTCTGACGTATTTTACTTTATCGAACGAACACGGTGTAATAATAACCTTAGTATGTTCTTCATCTTTAGGACGATCAAGAACGACTTCGATCTCTCCATTCTTAATAGAAGACACAACGCCAAGAGAACCATTGACATACTCTCCTCCGTTTCTAGTGATCATAACCCTGGAACCTTCTTTTATAAGAAGCGTCTTTTCAACAGGAGCTTCTTTAGGATAATCACCTTTTATAATAGCTTCGAACTTTCTTAATGATCCAGGAACAGAATTTATTCTCATTTCATTAATAGCTGTAGCCTTAGCATTGGTCGTAACGATTTCAACATACCCGGCACTATTTTCAGGCTGAATACATCTACTGTTTAACGTACTAAACACATCATCGTCCATCTGACCATCACGAACCTTATTAAGGATGCTGATAAATTTCTCATCTTTCTGACGATATATTTTTTCAAAAGAAACCATTTCCATCCCAGAAGCCATAATAGACTTCGAACTAAAGAAATAAGATGTATCGTATATTTCTCTAAAAAAATCTTCTTTGATTACAGGTGGTAACTGAAATAAGTCTCCTACCATAATAAGTTTCACGCCGCCAAACGGATCCTTGTCGCCTCTTGCACGACGAAGAATGTCAGCTACGTTGTCAAGAAGATCAGGTCGAACCATAGAAATCTCGTCTATGATAAGATATTTTATATTCTGTAAAATCTTTTCGGATTCTCCTCTGAACTTGTTTTCACAATTATCCATGAACTTACCCTTTCTTATTTCAGGAATGTAAGGCTGCATTCCAATTCTGAAAAAAGAATGAATGGTTTGACCCCCTGCATTAACAGCAGCAATACCTGTAGGAGCAACAATAACCGCATTTTTTAATGCCGGTACGATACGCTTGATGAAAAAACTTTTTCCTGTTCCAGCCCTACCGGTTATAAACAGCGGTTTAGGTGACTTACAAATAGACTTAATAGCCTTTCCTTGTGCGACATTACCTTCGGACATAACTGAACGAAGAACGCACTCCATGATTTTTTTGTCGTAACTTATAGCCATCTTTTTTCTGATTTTGTTCTACAAAACAAAAGTATGAAAATAAAATAAAACCTAAAATATAAAATGAATTAATTAGGTTTAAAAAGAAATAATAATTCGGATAAGTAGTTTTGAATCAGACAGTAATATGGTTTCGTATAGATATGGTTATGGCATAGTAGTGGCTAACGGGTGTTTACGTCGATGTTATACGATATTATCGTTTTTCGGCTCTATCGGTGACCACTAAGAACAGACCCTCTCTCAAGTACCAAACATTATAATGATGAATACTGAGATGAAGGATAAAGATAGCTATCATTATAGAATGATAGCTCTTCAAATGGTATATCCTTGAATACAGATTCACCATCTAATTCTTTATCATTGTCTACTGTTGTATTAATGTTAGGTAATGATTGGATAGATATATCCATATTCTCTATCTTTTCCTTAAACTGTTCTGCCTTAACATACGTATAGATGTCTTCGCTTACCGATCCCACCGCTTTAGCCATCTCGCCGGCGAACTCAGCATACATATCCCGTACCTCATTAAAACCTGCCTTTTTGTCAGGAGCGGTATTGTTATAGGTTTTCATTCTCCTACTTACTCTACCGCAGACACCGGCAACGGACGTCCCTACCTCAGCACAGCAGGCTTCCGCATCAGCCAGGCCTGCTTTTACTGTGGCTATCTTCTCCTTACTCCACCCACTAACCTTGTCGTATGATTGTTTAAGACGGTTTAAGAACATGTCCATTCTGCGCTTCTTATCTTCTGCTATGATAGCGCGATAGTACTTTCTTACAATCTGGTTTTGTGTACTTCGCTCATATCCGTCCCAGAAGTCTTTGTGCGCTTCTTTAGCCATAACAGAAGCCAATGACCTTGCTTGTTCTTCTTTCGTCTTTTTACGATCTATGCCAAGGATTTCGCCATCTTCGGAAACAACTTCTTCTGCATTCAAGAAACGTAGGATATGAGTGTTGTCTTTTAAGAAGAAATTGAAATCGTCTTTCTTACTTACTTTTTCTTTCTCTTCTTTCTCTATATCCTTTTCTCCAAAATACCATCTGTTTGTTGCTCCTTTTTTGTACAAGGTCCAGGTATTTGCTATTTGCCAGAAAACGGCTCCATGCCTATATACCGGAATTAGCTTACCTATTGGGTAGTTATGTTCGTTTGCTTCAATGTAAGCATGAGGATTATCTACGTATGTTATAAATTGTACGTTTTCGAACCTTTTTACGAGCTTGTCTTGTATCGCCATACCGACAATCTCTTTCGCTTTTGTTAGTCCTACATTCAAGTACAAGGCAATTGTTTTATTACTTATCGTCGAATCAATTAATCCATAATACGAGTGGCTTCCGTCTACGACATCCGCCTGAGAGTTTGTCTCTCCACTGTTCAGTACAGACTCATTGTTTCTGACTAAATTAACAAACATCGCCTCTCTTATCCTGTCAAGGACCTTTTCATGGTTTGTTATTTCATTTTTCTTTATCTTAATTAAAATCCTATTCTTTGGAAGATTCACTTTTCCACATCCGAGAGTAAGTTGTACGCCATTAACACGATACCTTCTTGCAACGAACGTACTATCCGTCACACGGAACAGTTCGTTAAACATCGGATGTCCTGTCATGTTCTTGAACTTCGAATACCCGATTCCAAGTTTATGAAGAAGATCTTTCTGGTTTTTGAATCTTATTCTCGAATCCCGGCGGGAGATTTTTATCATACAGTATAAAGCATACAATTCCATGAACAGCGAATCTGATGACCACCGTTCTAAAAGCCTAAGACTTATGTTAATATTTCTACCTAATTGTAGCTTCATATCCCATATTCTATTAAATATATTTAAAGCTATTCGTATGTTTTAATACATCCCCTCGGAGACCTTTCGGTCTCCTTGGTAGATGTAAATCCCGTTAGGGATAAGTCAGGATTTCTCCTGTAAGTACCCATCGCCAATGTTATAAGAGGTTTTATATAATGGCAACACTGTTTCGTCAAATACACTACTCCTGTTTAATCACCATCCTTAGAGCTACGGACTTGGGTAAACATCCGTAGGTAACTATCTATTCTCAAATAACGTAGTGTTTGTTTCAACACTTAGGCTAATAACCCGATCTCTGAAAGAGATGTATTAAACTTTTATAATAGAATTATATCAGGTTAATACTATTTGGGGTTATAATCTGTAACAAAAAAAAATCGGATGGATTTTTGGGGATATCCATCCGATTTGTGTCTTTTTCGTTCGGAAAATCCCAAAACCCCGTTACAGATTTGAGAAGCAAACAATGAAAGACGATTAATATTTTTTTATCATTCATTATTTATTTCCTAAATCTGTAACGTACAGCAAATATAGAAACAAATAATGAATATCAAATAACAAGATCTTATTTTTTTAATGCTACAGTGCAAATATCGGGACAAATCCTGAATCCATTGTCATAAAATACGTTAATTTTAAATTTATAAATCCTTAATCCTTATCTTTGTATCAAAACAATAATCTCATGAAAGAAAGTGATAATAAAGATGTTAGTAATAGGGCTTATAGGCTTTTAGTGCCTTATTCCAATACGGTAGATATGGCTAAGAAGATACTTCTGTTTTATAACGGATACCTAATGGCCTCTGGTAATGAGAAGAATGTCATAGATGCGAGGCACTTAAATCTTCTTGCCTATTATTTTGTGTTTGGATATTCGTATGAGACGAAGAAGAAGTTTTCTCATTGTTTCAGTACCGATCTTCAATATGTATCGGTTTTGGATACGGAGATGAAGAAGCGTGGTATTTTGATTGACCGTGAAGGGAATTACAGGACCAGGTGTTTGTGCCCGGATATAGAGAACATGCGCCGTCTTTTTGTATTGGAGGGTTCAAGAGATCAATGTGCGTTGGTTTCTTTATTTTACAGAAAAAAAACTTTTGAAGCCGATGGCGAAGAATAATTTCCCTATATCATTTGAGTCACATATTATAGATGATGTGATGGATAAGACCGGGAGCGTTTACGACCGAAACCAAATACGTGACGTTTTTAGAGCCAGTATTTCTTATGCTAATAACTTATGTACGTACACAGATAACGTGTCTGTATCGTTCCCGTATGTAGGCGATATGGTTTGTAACCTTCATGAGATGGAGAGGCGCAAACACAATCTTGAGCGTCTTAAATCCAAGGTAGAAAAATTATCTAAGTATCAGGAAAAAGAACTTCAGTGCCTTGATATTAAGATAAGGATGATAAAGGATGCTTATGACTCAGGTGAGATAAAAGGTGGGGATATGTTGATAAAACACAACAAATTATCTATCTTTAAATCTCGTAAGGGTCATAGTTTTAGTGAAATACAAAATATTCAAGAACAGGAATTTAATAGATAAGTCATGAAAAAGATTTTGCAAGCGGAAGTTATATACGATGCTTTTATGGATACGATATTAAAAAAACTTCCAAGAAAAAAAGAGGATTATCCTGATTGGTACAAAGAACGTCTTGAAAAGTGTGAAGGATGTAAATTCAACACCAAGAACGTTCCTAACTCTATGTTGCCTCTTTCTTTGTATGTAAGCAAGAAAATAGGTAAAAATCGTTGTTCGGTATGTACGTGCTTCATCAAGCAGAAGGCCTGGAGCAAGACAGAGGAATGTGCGCTTGGGGAGGGGCTTCCCCGTCCTTCGTGGATGGATCGTCAGTATTCTATTGATTTTTATGATGAGAAGTCAAGATGGAACAGGTTAGAACTTATTACAATGGATTCTGATGAATTTAATGTTATTTCTACAGATGACAAGCAATATAATATTGACCTCTCTAAAGACGGTAAATCATTTGAAATCATTTTCGAACCGGTAGAAAAAGGGAACAGTATAAGGTTTTCATTCGTTCTTGAGTCTAAGCATGATATGAAGATAACAGCATCAGAGACATCTTGTGGCTGTACGTCCTCTAATTTGAATATCATAGACTCCCGTCACTTTAAGTTCAATATAGAGATACATACAGCAGGATTTGGAATAGGAAGATTCGTAAAGCACATGACTGTTCACTATCAAAAAAATGGGTCTAAAAAAGAGGAAAAAATTCCGTTTAATTTTGAAGGTACTATAATTCAAAAAAGTTAAGTTATGGGCGGATGTGGTAAAGCAAGGCATTTACAATGCGAGGATAAAAGGAAGTCCTTATTTTCTATGTTGCAGGCATCTTGTGACGATCTCCCCGATTATTCTGCCGGGGACATTCTCTATGCCGTACTTAGATCTTTTGCAAAGAAAAGAGGATTGTCTGTTTCTTTTTTAAGGACGTTGACAGACAGCGAGCTTTTTGAAGTGGCTGATTATAATTTATCAATGGAGTTGATGGACGTTATTATTCATGATAAAAAGGTTCTTGACAATGAAGAAGATTGATTTTGATTCAGATATAAAGCATCTTATTTCTTATTACAACCATCTACTGTCTGCGCAAGACAAGGCGGGAGAGGAGATGGAAGAGATAACTAAGGATATTATTAGGAAGAAGGATGAGGAAAACGACATAGAGTTAGAAGACTTTATTGATTTAGAAGAAAAGTCGTTTATGACCAACTTGTATCAACAAGAGATGTTGAAAGTATCTTCTTCTATAAAGGCCGTTTACAGGTTATCTATTAACGCCGGTCATGATCTCAATGTAGATGATGACAGTAAGAAGGTTCTTGATAGGATAGTAAATGACGGAGAATCAGATTTTATTATGTACGTTGATAATAATACTGGTTCTGTTGTATTCAAAGACGAATCTGTTGAGGAAGGAATAAAAAACATGTGCAAGTATCGTGTTGATCCATCTTCTCTTGAAGACAGGTTTAATATGCTTAAGTCTCAGTATGAGGATTTTTTAAAAATTATCAACAATGAAAGCAAGAAAGCCGACTAACGATGATGTCTCTTACGTAGATCGGAAACTTCTTGTGCTAAGGGATCAGATAGATAAGGCTGAACGTTATCTATCTGAAAACCCTTGGGATAAAATAGAAGATTCCGATAAGAGAGAGAAAGAATTTAGGTTTCAAAAAAGCTTGTCTGATAGCTTAATGCAATGGACTGAATCTTATATTAAGATGTGTGGGATAATGGATGTCTATAATCAGCTTGAGGCTGCCAAAAACAAGAAAAGCCTAAAAGGAGGACAAACAGTATCAGGTATTCAGTCTTTTGTCAAGAATGAAGCTAAGAACAAGCTCGATAAATAGTTTTGTCATGAATTTTAACAGTAAAGAACTTTATATAAATATGGGTAACGATATTCCGTTATGGAATGACCTTTATTCTTATGAAGAGCAAGACGATGATGTCAAGCAATTCTGGGAAAATGAGGCTATGAAACTCCTTAACGGTGTTACCATAAATGGTGTATTTATCCATCCTTGGCTATACTGGCATATCAATTTCTGGAAGATGATGATTGACGTAGGAGATGATCGTATTCCTGGAAATTCTCAGCTTCGTGATAATGAATGGATGTTTGCCGAATTTCTAAAGCAGGCGGAAGAAGAGAATAAAGGAATATTCATGTTCGGGTGCCGTCGTTTTGGAAAAGCCCTTCTTGACTCTGAGATACTTTATCTTGAGGACCGGGAAAAGATGATAGGAAATATCGTTGTAGGGGATAAGATATATGACGATAAAGGTAATTTGGTAGAAGTCGTAGGTGTCTATCCTCAAGGAAAAGTAACTACCTACAGAGTCGTATTTGAAGACGGTCGTAACGTTATTTGTTGCGGAAATCACCAATGGCGTGTCAATCATGGCGGAAAATGGCATGTTAGGAGTCTTAGATCCATAGCTGGATTAGATTATAAGAGTATGTCTATTCCAGTAGGTGAGGCCCTGAACTACCCTACGGCAAAGCTGCCGGTTCCGCCGTCGGCCTACGCCTCGATGCTGGCGGCTTATCTCGGTGGCTATGGAGGGGATATGTTTTTTGATAAATACGTTTGTAAGAAGTTTTTAAGATCGTCCATAGATCAAAAGAAAGATTTTATAGAAAACTTCATTCGTTCTTTCAGAAACGTAGTAACCGGAGAAGAAGAGCTTACGTTGTCTCATATTGACATGGATGTCATAAATTTTGTACAACGTATGTTTTGGGCTTCAGGTTGGTATGCTAAATTGGAGGGGAACAAACTTATACTATCAAGGAATCGTAAGGAATTAAAAATAAGATCCATATCGATATACGGAAAGGAGCATGCCACTTGTATAACCGTTGATAATGACTCTCATTTATTTTTGACCACCAATTACATCGTTACTCATAATACGGCCATAATGAGCTCGTTTTTGGCTCGTAATGCTACAATGACGTACAATTTGACGCATAATGTTATTGGAGCAAGTAAAGAAGACCTTGCCAATATGGGAGAGTATCTTGAGTTTGGACTTGATAATCTTCCTCCTTATCTTACTATAAACAGGACTGGTAACGACTGGACTAAAGAAGTTGTTTTAGGTACAAGAAACATCAATAATCAACGTGATGTTCATGCCAGAATAAGAATCACCAACGTTGATGATGGAAAGACACGAGGCTCATTGAAGACCGCAGGCGGAACTCCATATACGTCTATATATGATGAGGTAGGTAAATTCCCGGTGCTTGGGGCATGGCTTGCCGGTAGGCCAGCTCATATGATGCATGGTAGAATGAGGGGCGTTTGTTTGATGGCGGGAACTGGCGGTAATGTAGAAAAGTCTCAAGATGCCCAGAAAATCATGAACTCTCCGGACGAATATGGATTCATTATAATGAATTATGATATTCTAAATAAGAGAGTTATTAAACCAACATGGCGTATATGTAAATCTGGATGCTTTGTTCCGGCCCAGATGTCTCATGCTTATGAAAAGAAAGAAACGACTCTTGATAAGTATCTTGGAGTAGAGAATGCTCCCGGTCTTAAGAAGATAAAAATAAAAGTTTCAGACTTTGATAAAAATACTGGAATAATAAAATCACGTCTTGACGAACTTGTCAAAAAGGATAGAGCTTTATACGTCCAGGAACGAATGGCATTCCCTTTGTCTATAGATGATTGTTTCCTTAATACGAACGTAAATAGGTTCCCTGTAGAAGATGCGTTGAAGCACAAAAGCCGTCTTCTTGAAGAAGGTAGGCCTGGTAAAACAGTGGATATTTATCAGATAGACGGCATGAAAATGGGGTATAATTTTAGTGATAAGCAGCTTGCTGATTATCCGTTTCAAGGTGGTAACATAGATTCTCCTGTTGTTATATATGAGGATCCACCAGAAGAAGGAGGTGTTTTTGATTACACTTATGTCTCATCGCTTGACCCCTATAAATCTGACAAGGCTGATACTGATTCTGTTGGTTCGTTTTATGTACTTAAAAGATATGTAAAAATCAACGATCCATTTGCTTATTGCATAGTAGCATCATACGCATCACGTCCTCCATCTTCCGATGATTTTTGTAGGAATTGTGAAATACTTCAAGAAGCGTATGGGGCCAAGTGTCTTATGGAGAATGCCGACCGAATGTATGAATTTTATCTTACGAGACGAAATAAGCAGCTTATGTTGCTGGAAGATGGCGAACGTCTTGCCGGTAAGATTATCCGTGCCGGAGCCCGTCAGAACAATAAGCTCGGTTTGGCTCCTACGGTTCCCAATCAGCGTATGCTTTTCAATACCGTTATTCAATATTGTTGGGAGGATGTTGTTGTTGGGTATGATGATGATGGTAATGAAATAACACAGAAAGGTATTTACCGTATCCCTGATATAGAACTTCTTGATGAGATCATAGCCTTCGGCCCCGGGACCAACACCGACCGTATCATAGCCTTCGGCCACGCTCTTCTTCTGGCTAAGTATTATGATGATATGGGTTACATGCCTGAAAGTACGACTCAGAAGGAGAATCAAAAGAAGAGAGAGCGCAAGAAGATAGAACAGGTCAAAGGATTTACGGTAAGAAGACATAACCCTTATAAAATGAGGTGACGAGAACAAATTCCTTATCTTTGTGAAAAATAGGATAATAGGATGGAATATTTCAATAGAGATCAGGCTTTTCCGGCCAGAGGAGTATTTTCAGGTTTGCCGGTACAGGCGATACCTACCAAGAGAAAAACCAAGGAGTGGTTTAAAGCCACTATGGATTCTCTTGAATTGATTGGTTTGAAGCAGCTTGATGAGAACCAGAAGTTCAAGGATTTTTATAGAATGATGGAAGGTAAGTTATCCTTTATGGAGCTGAAAGACGTAATTCCTTATCTTAAGGATGTTCAGTCTATAAGGGACAATGTAAATATTCCATCATTCTTACGTCATTATGATATAATAGGTACGATCGTAAACGCTTTTGTAGGATGGTTGGGCAACCTTTCTGACAAGTATAATGTAGTTGGATTGGACGAATCTGAAGTGAATCAGTATTCTGCCACGAAGGAGAATCTCCTTCATAATTACATTAAAGAGGAATTGGACAGAAGGGTTAGGCAAGAATTGTTAAATAGGGGATTGGATCCGGATTATAATAATTTTGCAAGCGAAGAAGAAAAGCAGGCTTATGCTCAACAGATACAAGAGGTGAAAGCATCTATGACCCCTCCTGAGATAGAGAATTTCATGAATACAAAATGGAAGACTGCCGAGGTTATATGGGGTTCTCATACGCTTGAAGCAGACAGGGGGCGTTTTTACATGGATGAGATAGACACCGAGAATTTCATCGACTATCTTCTTACCGGTCGTTGTTTTAGAAACTATCATGTAGGATACGACTATTATAAGCCGGAGAGATGGTCTCCGTTGAATACGTTTTATTCTAAGACATTAGATAGCAAGTATCCGCAGTACGGTGATTATATTGGTCGTGTTCATTATTATACTGCCAATGATATTATAGTAAGGTGGGGGCATCTTCTTACGGCAAAAGACAAGCAAAAGCTTATAGGAGGTGCTGATAATTTCAATGGTACTTATAACAATGGTGATAATGGAAGCTATGTAAGTTTATCCAAATCGGCGAGTGTAGGGATGTTATATCAGAATAAGGTAATACCTTGGAAAGGATATAATGATTATGCTTCTATAAAAGCTTATGAGGATTATTACGGTATTCCAGCCGGCACATATACCGGATACGATAGTAATGGCAACGAATATCACAGAACCAGATTCATGCCAAATTTAGAGCATGGTAATTATTATAACCGTGCCCAGAGTTTAAGCGACGAGCATGTTCGTAGTGATTTGTATCAGGTAACTGAATCATATTGGGTATCCCCGGCTCAGGTGTATGTAATTACCTACCAAACTGAAACCGGATTAGTAACTACCGAAATGGTAACCGACGAGCTTCTTCAGGACTTTTTACAGGAAAATGGTATTAAGAAAATTACCAGAACCATGAGTAAGGGAATGGAGAACCCGGAGATTAATACCTATTTCGTAGATTACGTTCCACAGGTAAGGTACGGGGTTAAAATAAGTGGAGGTGCCCTCGCTCAGGACAACCTGTATCTGGATGGAGAACCTATCGATCACCAGATAAAAGGGGATAGCAACATCTATGACTTTGTTTTACCTGTTGCCGGATATATCGGTACTTCTATGGCTAACAGGATTCAGCCATATCAAATATTCTATAATTTCTCCATAAACCAGATAAACAATATTCTTGAAAAGGAGATCGGTAAATTCTTCTTAGGAGATATAAATCTGGTTCCGAGTGAATACAAGGATTTGGGTGAAGATGTGGCTGATATATGGGCAAACCTTCTTGATGTAGCTAAGTCTGTAGGTGCTCTTACATTAGATACCTCATCTCAAAACACGAAAGGAGGTGTTCCTTTCAACCAGTTTGCTGTCTATGATTTGTCCCAGACAGAGCAACTTAAAACAAGAATGGAACTTGCTGAATGGTCGAGGATGAAATGTTTTGAAATGGTTGGTATCACGCCTCAAGTAATTAACGGCCCCAACAGGTATGAGACCGCCACCGGGGTCCAGCAGGGCGTTACAGCATCTATGTTACAAACACAGATATACTTTGATAACTTCGGTTACTTCAAGAAACGCGCTTTGGATCTTCATCTGGCTGTTGCTCAACAATGTCAGGAAGAAGGAAAGGATATTTCTGTAATGTACACAAAAAGTGATCTTACCAGAGCGTTTTTATCTATAGGAACCGACGGTCTTAGTCTAAGGCATCTTGGTGTTCAGGCATTATCTAATTCCAAGAAAAGGGATGAGCTTGAGAAATTTAAAACTTTCATGTTGCAGCTAAATACAGCCGGAGGCGATATTTACGATCTTGCATCTATCTTCACATCAGATTCTATGGTGGAACTTATACAGAATGCAAGGAATACTCGCGCATACAACGAGCGTCAGATGCAGCAGCAACAACAGAATCAGATGCAGCTTAACCAGCAACAGATACAAGCTGAAGCTGCTGAGAAGGATAAGCAACGTCAGCATGAACTTGCTTTGGAAGACAAGAAAGGTCAATACAGGATACTTCAAGAGAAGATTCAGGCGGCAGGCAGGGCGGCAGACGCCAAGAGCGACGCCACCTCCCTCAACTTCCTGGCTTCTGTTTCAGATCAGACCGTAAGGCAAGCTGATATAGAAAGCAATGAAAGGATAGAGGATAAGAAAATTGAAAACGATTCCAAACTTCATGATGATGAAATGAGAATGAAAATGGAAGAGTTAAAATTAAAATCCAAAGAGCTTGCTCAACGAGCGAGGGAAGATGCCACCAAAAGGTATGTAGCCGGAATCAATAAGAATTAAGGATTAAACATCCCCAAATTTCATTAGAAAATCTCTAATAAAATTTGGGGATGTTTAATTTTTAGTGAAGATTAAACACTTATAAGTTTTTTGTCTGAAATATAGGTATTTAAATATTTTTGCAGTATGGGAAAATTAGAAAAAAATGGAATAGTAGAATTGGACGATATTTTTAGTATCGGTCCAGTTGATGATGTTTATAATAGGGAAGAAGATATTCTGCCTATTAATGGTAATGAACCGGCTAAAAAAGATGAGAAGCCTGTAGAAGAAGGTTCTCAAATTAAAGAAGAGCCGGTTGTCGATCCTACTCCTGATCCTAAAGAGGATAAAAAAGGAGAAGAGAATGTGGTTGACGTTAAACAGGATCCGGTAGAGACCCCGGTTGTCAATTACAGAAAAGTATTGGATGCCCTTTCTTCAAGAGGGATCATTCCCGATTTGAAAGATGTGGTATTTAGCGGTGAAAACGGCGAAGAGATTACTATCAATGATCTTGATTTTAGTAAAGAAGATTCGTTGTGTGACATACTATCTACAGTCCTTGAAAGCCAGAAAGAGGATATTGTTAAGGATAAGATAGATGTTACTTCTGTTTCTGATATTACCAAGAAGCTTATTCAGGCTGATAAGGCTGGCGCTAATATCGTTGATATTCTTAAGCAATATGATACGAATGTCGCTCCGATAGAAAAGCTTGACATTGAAAACAAAGCAGATCAGATAAAGATCGTTCGCCATTATGTTGATCTTCTTGGGTTGCCTAAAGATGAAGCTGATGAGTTTTTCAAAGGCATTATCAATAAAGGAGAAGAGTATGTTGAAGCAAAGGCTATAAAGTATAAGGCTGAGCTTGATAAGAGAATGGATGATATTATCCAGCAACGTACTAAAGAGGCTGCCGAAAAGAAGGCGAAGGATGCAGAAGATTTTAGAAGGTATAAGAAAGACCTTAAGTCTTCTATCCAGGCAAAGTATCAGCTAAATGACACTATGGTATCTAAAGCTCTTGATTTTGCCCTAAAACCTTCTGAATCGAATCCCGGAATTACCAAAGCATTTAATAGGGTAAGGGAGATGATGATGAATCCGGAAGAAGCGCCAGATTTGATTATGTTTCTTATGAACCCAGGAGAGTTCATAAAACAGAAGTCGAATCAAGCTGTAGTTGATGAGAAGAAGAAAATTTATAAGCTCATCAGCCACACAAATAAAGACAAGAGGGTAGCTCCGGTAGATGATAAAGGTGATCAAGTTCAAGGTGTGAAGTTCGATGAAATCAGTATAGATTAAAAATTAAAACATTTTTTCGTTCATGGCTAATGTACTTTTAACAAAAAATTTCCCGGCCACCATGAATGGTGACACGGTGATTGGATATACCGACGCTAAAGTCGTTAAGCAAAGTATCGTAGAGCACGATCTTAGCTCTTTAGAAGATTGGTACTACGAAAATCCGGATAAGAACCATCTGGGTATGCTTGAGTTGTTTTCTAACATTACAAACTATCCTCTGCCTATGTATATGGGTATGATTAAACAGGATGCTACTATTACCGTAAATGGTATCAATGGTTCATTCCGTTATGATCTTCCGGTATCAGAAACGTATGAGGTGGTTACAGTAGAAGACACGTCTTTGAAATATGCAAAACCCGGTATTGATGAAAGCTTCTTCGAAATTGTGTTGAATGCACAATTTAAACAAGGAGATGTTATTACTTACGATGTGATTAACGGTTGCCAGGCTCTTATCGCTACAGAGCGCCCTCCGAAACAAGAAGGTGAAAACTGGAGATATTGGTGTAAGCTGTGGGGTCGTTCTCGTGCTAAATACTTCCCGAAAGACATGCTTCGCGCCGGTATTAAATACTGGAAGGTAACAAACGTTCTTGGTGAGTTCTCTACTCAGTTCTCTGGTGTAGGAGGTGCTTCTAAGGCCGGTTCTATGACTTGTGAATTTACGCTTGGTGGACACCGTGGTGTTGAAGGTGAAACGACTATGTACGCTGGTATTAAGTCTTTGGCTTATGCGGACGAACGTACACAGAATTTCATCGACAAGGCTTACCAGAAAGTTCGTCAGCTTTCTGAAATCAGAGGAGGTGATGCAAGTTATGCCATTATCGGTTCTCGTCTTGGTGACGGAAGCATTGATATGCGTACGGCACGTGTAGCCAATACAGTGTCTTTGTTCTGTTTGGCTGAGTTGGCTAAGATGGAAGCATACGAACTTATGTTCATGCGTGGAGGTAGAGTTAAGGGTCATAATGGTGTTTTGATGAAAAACGAAGGTTTGTACCATCAACTTCGCCGTGGTTTCGTTATCTCATATGCACGTCCGGGCGGTATCAAGCGCGAACACTTCCTGGCTGCTGCTGACTATATTTTCCGTGGTCGTAGCGATATGCCGATTGAAAATCGTGTAATGAAATTCAAGGTAGGTGCTATGGCTTACAAGAACATCGTTGAAATCTTCCGTGATGAGTTCTTCTCTCAATTGGGTGCCTTGGCTCCGCTTATGGGTACAGAACGTATTATCAATAATCCGGTAACAGGATCAAACGATGCTCTTGAATTAGGAACTGTAAAGATCAAGGGTGTTACTATTCCGGGTATTGGTAAGGTTATTGTAGAACACGAACCTTCTTTGGATTACGTTGATATGGTAGATAGAAGCCAGTTGGTAGACGGTATGACTCCTATCACATCATATTCATGTATTATGGAAGACTTGACCGCTCCTGAATATTCCAATGCATTCGCCGGCATCCCTGCTTCAGCCGAAGCTCGTATTGGTAATATCAACAGCAACGTATTCTACGTTAAGCCTGATATCGGTTCTATGTGGTGGGGTTACGAACAAGGTAGATGGTCATCCAGGGTATCGGCTCAAGAAATTGTATCCAGCCATCCTCGTATGTCAGAACAATTCTGGTGCCACTCTGTATCGGCTTGTTGGGTAAAAGATACCAGCCGGTTCGTAACAATTGAATTGTTACCAAGTTCTTTGTGATCATAACTTTTAATATTAACTTGCGGTCGGCTTTAAAACCGGCCGCAAATTTTGTTTTCATAGGATATATAAAAAGATGGGAAAAAAGATTTTTGAAGAAAGCCATGAGTCTAAGAAACTGCTGGCTACCGTAGGAGGAATGAAGATATATTCCGACTCTATTTATGTTATAACAGGTAAGATGGATGAAGAAGCTCCTTCCGGATATCAGGAAAGAGGCATTTCCAAGACTCCTTTCCCTGGGAACAAGACAGTATCTTGTTGTGGATGGGACAAGGATCTTAGGGTGTATGATACAGGTTTCTTCATCAATTCAGCATGTTATAAAGGTTACTCACTTGAAGACAAGAAGAATGAAATGGATATGCGTATTAAGAATATTCGGTATCCGTTTGAAGAAACTGTCAATGAGGACCTGGACCAAAAGAATTTCGATTTCTGGGATTCTTACAGAATAGACTTGTATGATGGTCGTTTGTTCTACACTAATGACGTTCGTGATTTATTTGAGCTGTATATAGCTATTTTGTCCAAGTCTCTTACCCCTAAAGAGGAAGACGGTAATCCGATGTATGTCGAATCTTATTATTGTGTAGAAGACAAGACTACGGCCGTAGATATCAGGAAACAACGTCAGATTGATAAGGCTGATATTTTATATGAGTTCATGAACAAACTGAAAGGATCTGAGGCTGAAAGAAAAAGCATCTACGATCTGCTTTTGTATCTTGACATCATATACAGCGTAGAGCTTGATCAGAGCATGGTTCAATACATATTCACTAATTGGATTGACGCCAAGAATACGAACGTTGACATGTATAAAGAAGCAAGCTCAAGGTTTTTATCTGACGACGAATCTTCCGAAGGGATGCAGGTGATTAAATTCCATCGTATGATCAGGGAAATGATCGAGGGCCTGGCTGTCACCGTCAACACCGACGGACTGTATCTGAATGGCGAGCTCCTGGGCGCCGACGCCATCTCTGCATCTATGGCTCTTGCTTCCAATAAGTCGATGTTAGAAACTAAGTCACGTGTCCTGGAAGCGTATAACGCTTTAAAGAACAAGCATAAAAAAATAGAAGGCACTAAGTCTGACAAGAAGAAAAAGGAAGATGAGAAAGGTTTCGATGTTGATCAATACGCTGACAAAAAATAATAATTTATGAGAATCGTTGATTGTTATCTCCGGGCCTTACAGAAGGCTGAAGAAAACATGACCAACGGTGGTATAAAACTTGACAAGGCACGTTTTGTTCAGCTTTTTAATGACGAACAAAACCGCCTTGTTCGTTATATCCTTGATAAGAAAAATGAAGAGGATATACGTTATATCCAAAAGCTGGTTGTGTATTCGAAAGAACTTGATGATAGAGGAGATAAAGATAATCCGGAAAGCATTTTATTTTCATTGCCTTCTGATTTCTTCTCTTTTTCAAACATATCAGGCGTATTTACCAAAGGTGAATGCACGGTCACTGATTTTACCATGTGGGAGGCTAAGAACGAAAATCCGCATGAGCTTCTTGCCGACTCTTTTAACAAACCTGATTTTGATTTTAGGGAAACATTCTATACAATAGGAGAAGATTCGGTAAGGGTGTATAAGTCTGGTTTTGATGTAGACACCGTTTACCTTACATATTACCGCTATCCGAAGGAAGTTGACATCGAAGGATATATTAAATCCGATGGTTCTAATTCAACTGATATAGATCCTGAATTAGATGATAAATTAATTGGTATTATCCTTAACATGATTGAAAAGCAATTTGCTTTGAATGAAAGCGAATACGGACGTTATCAAATAGATTCAAACAACGTCCAATCTCCTTTGTAGCAGAAGAAAGGCATATCCTAAATTAAAGACTATCAAAAAGCATTAAGAATTAATTAATTCATAATGCTTTTTGTTGCTTATATGACTATCACTATTTTTGAGACAGATAACAGAATATTAATTTTTAAAATATTATAAGGCTATGGCTATCCATAAACCGTATGACAGACACATTATCTGTCCTCCGCACGCTAAGTTGGCGGACGTAGATTCTTTGTTGCTTCAAGAAGGTCAGATCGCTATCTATGATTTGGATGGTGAGCAGACTAAAGATGGTTTGAAAGCGTTGAAAGACTTGAAAGGATATCGTAAGGACGAACAACGTTTCCAGATCAGAATCGGACGTAATGAGATGGTGAACGACCGTGTATCTGATGATAAATCATTCTCTACACCTACGTTTGCTATTGATGAAATTATAGAAGTGTACGCTTCTGCTCCGAAGAGCAAAGAAATTAAAGTAGATGAGGTTATTTTCGGTTATAACGGAATTGACGACAGTACCGCTATTACAGCAAGAAAAGGTGATCGTATCCCTATCCATATTAAGTTGACAGGCCGTTTGTTCGAGCTTCGTGGTTATCCGATGGGTGAGGTGAATATCGATGATTACATCATTTTCGAAAACTGTCCGGGTCGTGAGGATATGTGCTCAGAATGTGATCCTTGCGAAGATGTTGATATTTTGGCTGCTATTTTGAAAACAATCGAACGTATCAAGAATCAGCCGATTGCAGGTGGTGGCAAGGTAGGTGATTTTGTAGAAATCCATCCTATCCATTCTTGCAATGAACTGGAAAAAACTCCAGTGGAAACCGACATGAATTTCTATTGCATGGAAATGTGTGATACCGGTGATGCTTATGCCCTGGCTCAGCTTAAGGCTGCTTATCCTGGTTTGGATATCAAGAGAGTCGGACGTCATCTTTCTACATCTAAATATCAGGTGATGAAAGAAGGTGGTAAGCCTTCTGATTATACTCAAAAGCTGTCTTCTATCATGAAAGGATGCGAAGAGTGCCCTGATGGATATACTAAGGTAGACGGAGGTTTGATTTATGCCGTAACGTTAGAGGATGATGGGGTTGATCAGTCTACTGTAGTAGAAAGCATTAAGAATGCCGTTAGTAGCACTGCCGAGAAAACAGCAGCCCAAGATGGCGGCGTAGGTATGTACACTGTGGCCGTAAGCAAGAAACTGACGAAGGCTGATATCGATGCATTTGTAGAAACTAATCCGACTGCTACAGTAACGTTCGTTGCTAAAACAGCAGATATGTGTAGCAATCCTGCTGTTACTACCGTTAGCTGGGAAGCATGTGGTTCTTGTAAGATTTCGAAAGAAGCTTATGAAATCACGTTGCCGGACGATGAATGTGGTAACAGTGCTAAAGAAGAATTGCAGGCAGCATTCCCGTATCTGACAATCGAAGATTACGGTACACCTGGTGGATGTCAACACAAATTCAAAACAACGGTCGTTACTAACATGGTTTGCGACGAATGCGATAAAATCTTCAAAGACTTCTTCGTATCTAAAGCTCCCGAATCTTATCGTGGACGTAACTGGAAACGTTTGGGTGCCGTAGCAGGAGATCAGTCCATTATCGCCGATCCGCTTCCTAAGAACTGCAAATGCGGTATCTTGTTCCGTGGTATTGACTACATGATTTCTCCGTCTGACTGTTTGATTGACCGTCTGACATTCCAAGAAGGATCTGTTCGTATTGCTGTAAATGGCGGTTATCCGGATGAACAGCGAGAGGCTATCAGCACGTACTTTAACCCGATCCATACCGAATACAAACAGCACTGGGCTCCGCGTACTCACCTCGGCGCTGAATTGCTGGATAAGGAACGCGAACAACGTATGTTCTTCGATTTCCGTAAGACTCACCAAGAACTTATGGAACGGATGTTTACCAACGAAGAAACCCGCTTAGATCTGTTGGCTCCGTATGCTGATTATTCAGTAACGTTGAAGCCGGCACGTTACTCTAACGGCTTCGGTAGGGTAATTGATGATCATATTACAGTACACTTCCATGTACCGTATGGCGCTCACGAAGGTATTCAAGACCTTATGGACTTGTTAGCTGCTTCGGCAAATATCAAGCCCTGCAAGATTTGATTTTCCTTTTTTCTATATATCCCAAGGGGGAGGAGGCTGGTCCTCCACCCCCTTTTTTGTAATAAAATAATTTGAAATAGATCAATTTCATATGAACGGCGTGGATTTTTTATCCGGTGCCTTTGGTAGGGGCATTGATAAAATAACCAACATAGTTGGAAAATGGGGTTCCTCCCAACCGGTAGATGACAGCAAATCCGGTATAAAAATAGGGGACAAAATCTACCAAGTGGTTGTGTCCTTAAATGGCTGTTATTGGTATCTTGACGAAGAAGGCAAGAAGCATCCTGTTTCTGGTATTCCGGCCACAACCGAATGGGAGTGGATTAACATAGCTGAGAAAGTTATCAAAGATTTCAAAACCTGTTACCGTACACCTGGTGGAAAGGTTGAAGTATGGAGTTGGTATCTTCTTAACGATCAGATGGATGTTCTTAAAGAAACCCATAGAATTACCGACAGTACCGACATGGATAATCCGGTAGGTAAGGTTCTTACTAAAATACCGGACGAGTGGGTTATGATCGACTGCGATCTTCCTGATATGACAGAACGCGATATTACATTCGTTAACAGATGTTATAAGACTCCGGATGGTAAGGTTGAAATAGAAGGATTGGAAGCCATAGATGATAAGATAAATATCAGGGAGTCTATTTATACCGTTATTCAGTCGACGGACGATAATTTCCCTGCCGGCCATGTTTTTAAACTAATTCCAGAGAATTGGGTTCGAATGGTTTGTGACTTTCCTGACATGACAGAACGAGACGTAACTTACGTTCTTGAATGTTACACTACTAAAAAAGGAAAAGTTCAAGTAGAAGGTTTGGTAGCCATAGATAACATCCTTGGAGCCAGGGAAGAGGTTTATACCGTTCTTCAGTCAACTGATCCTGATATTAAGGTAGGAACCGTGCTGGATTCCATTCCCGAAGATTGGGTGAGGATGGTCTGCGATTTTCCTGACATGACGGACAGGGAAATTGTTGAAGTGGACGAATGTTATAAGACTGATGGTGGCAAGGTCAATATAAAAGGTTATCAAGCTATTGATGCCGTTCTTGGTGTAAGGGAACAGTATTATTATATTGTTAAGACAACGGACGACGCCTATCCTCAGTGGACGAGAATAGATAAGATACCTAACGAATGGACGAAAACCGAATGCGATTTTCCTGATCTTACGGAAAGACATATTATGTCCGTAGATGAATGTTATACTACTCCTGGTGGTAAAATACATCTTGGTGGATATAGGTCGGTAGATAGCATAATAGGTGTCCGGGACGAGTATCTTATTGTCTTAGAAACTACCGACCCTGATATACAAAGAGGCGCCACATTCAGCAAAATACAAGAAGGATGGCAGCGTATTGTTTGTGATTTCCCTGATGCTACTACATCCGACACGGAAATAGTAGAAAACTGCTATAAGACGGAAAAGGGCAAGGTTCAGATCCGGACATACATAACAATGGACGGATACGGGAATACAAGGGAATTGAGACATATGGTTCTTAAAACAACCGATCCTGATTACAATATCGGATCCAATATTGATCAGATACCGGTAGGGTGGTTAAGTATCGAGTGTGATTTTGCGTCTGCTACACAGCGCCATATAAGGCAGGTGAAAAACTGCTACGTTTCTGATGCAGGGAGCATTTACGTTGAGGGAGAAATCGTTTACGACAATGACCTTGACATAGACAAGATGGCGCTGACGGTCATGGAAAGCACTGACCCGGCGATAGCCGTAGGGACGACGCTGGCCGCTATTCCTACTGGATATGTAAAGACAGTTTGTAGATGTAATTGTTGTAACCATTAAATCTTATTGTCATGAGTTGTAACGAATATTATTTAATAACATTGGAGTCTATACCGACTCCAGTCCGTCACAAATACACTAATTTAACGGATGAATGGTATGGTCCTGATGGTACTAAGTACGAAGATCCTAATACGATAACTAAGATCGAGCAGCAGGCTACAGATAATAATCGTATAGGGGATAATACCTTATATCAGAAGCTTATTGAAATACATTCTCAAGGTGAGTCAATAAAATCGGACATCGGAGATATAGGTTCGGTATTGGATTACATAAACGGGGAGGAAGTGTAATGGGAACCATATCAGATAAGTTAATGAGGGTCATAAATACCAAAGAGGATATAAGGAAAGCCCTTATATCCAAAGGGTATGATGTACCTACTTCCATACCTTTTAAAGAGTATGCGAAAATGATATTAGACCTGCCATGTAAGATAGATGATTTTCCTGAACTTCCTGGTGATGTTACTCGTTGGCATTTCGGCGGCCTGACGAACGAGATGATGGCGGCTATGGACGATCC